CAGTTACACCTTGAGGACCTTTATCACCTTGTGGGCCAGTAGCACCTTGTGGACCAGCAACACCTTGGGGGCCATCAGCACCTTGAGGACCAGTTTGACCTTTTTGACCTTTATCACCTTGTGGGCCAGTTACACCTTGAGCACCTTGTGCACCTTGTGGGCCAGTTCCACCTGTTAAACCTTGAGCACCTTGGTCGCCCTTTTGACCTTTATCACCATCTGCGCCTGTTCCACCTTTTTGACCTTTATCACCTTGTGGGCCAGTTACACCTTGAGGACCTTTATCACCTTGTGGGCCAGTAGCACCTTGAGGGCCATCAGCACCTTGAGGGCCTGTTGCGCCAGTTCCACCTTGTGAGCCGGTAGCTCCCTTTTGACCTTTTGGTTGAGTTGGACCGGTTGGGCCTACCGCACCTTGTGGGCCGGTATCACCTTGAGGACCTGTTGCGCCAGTTCCACCTTGTGAGCCAGTAGCTCCCTTTTGACCTTTAGGGCCTGTTGGGCCAGTAGCACCTTGTGGGCCTGTCCCACCTTGAGGACCTGTTTGACCTTGCGGACCTACTACACCTTGAGGACCTGTTGAACCAGTTCCACCTTTTTGACCTTTTCCACCTTGTGGGCCAGTAGCACCTTGAGGGCCTTTAGCACCTTGTGGGCCAGTAGCACCTTGAGGGCCAGTTGAGCCAGTAGAACCTTTTCCACCTTGAGCACCAGTTCCACCTTGTGAGCCAGTAGCTCCTTTTTGACCTTTAGGGCCAGGATTTCCTTGAGCACCTTGAGGGCCAGTTAAACCAGTAGGTCCGTTTATACCCTTATCACCTTGTCCACCTTGAGCACCAGTTCCACCTTTTTGACCTTTATCACCTTGTGGGCCAGTAGCACCTTGTGGGCCTTTAGCACCTTGCGGGCCAGTAGCACCTTGAGGTCCATCTGCGCCAGTAGGACCTGTTGCGCCAGTTCCACCTTGTGAGCCAGTAGCTCCTTTTTGACCTTTTGGTTGTGTAGGGCCCGTTGGACCAGTAGCACCTTGGGGACCGGTTACACCTTGAGGACCTGTTGCGCCAGTTCCACCTTGTGAGCCGGTAGCTCCTTTTTGACCTTTAGGACCGGTTGGGCCAGTAGCACCTTGTGGGCCAGTAGCACCTTGTGGGCCTGCTCCACCTTGAGGACCTACCCCACCTTGAGGACCGGTTGAACCAGTTCCACCTTTTTGACCTTTTCCACCTTGTGGGCCAGTAGCACCTTGAGGGCCTTTAGCACCTTGTGGGCCAGTAGCACCTTGAGGGCCAGTTGAGCCAGTAGAACCTTTTCCACCTGTTGCACCAGTTGGGCCTGTTGAACCAGTAGCTCCTTTTTGACCTTTAGGGCCAGGATTTCCTTGAGCACCTTGAGGGCCAGTTAAACCAGTAGGTCCGTTTACACCTTTAGCACCTTGTGAACCTGTTCCACCTTGTGAGCCGGTAGCTCCTTTTTGACCCTTTCCACCTTGTGGGCCAGTAGCACCTTGAGGACCCGTAGAACCTTTTGGACCATCAGCACCTTGGGGACCGGTTGCACCAGTAGGACCTGTTGCGCCAGTTGGGCCTGTTGAACCAGTAGCTCCTTTTTGACCTTTAGGGCCTGTTGGGCCAGTTCCACCTTGTGGGCCAGTAGCACCTTGTGGGCCTGCTCCACCCTGTGGACCTACTCCACCTTGAGGGCCTGTTGAGCCAGTTCCACCTTTTTGACCTTTATCACCCTGTGGGCCAGTAGCACCTTGTGGGCCTTTAGCACCTTGAGGACCATCAGCACCTTGTGGTCCTTTTGAACCAGTGGAACCCTTTCCACCTGTTGCACCAGTTGGGCCTGTTGAGCCAGTAGCTCCTTTTTGACCTTTAGGGCCAGGATTTCCTTGAGCACCTTGAGGGCCAGTTAAACCAGTAGGTCCGTTTACACCTTTAGCACCTTGAGGGCCTGTTCCACCTTGAGGGCCTGTTGAACCTTTGGGGCCGGTTGGGCCAGTTGCACCTTTAGGACCAGTTGCACCATTGTTACCAGTTGGGCCTTGAGGTCCGGTTGGGCCGGTAGAACCACCAGGTCCTTGTGAACCAGTAGCTCCCTTTTGACCCTGTGCACCTTGAGGTCCTTGAGATCCAGTAACACCTTTATTACCAGCCGTACCCTTTTGACCTTTAGCACCAGTTGGACCAGTTGGGCCGGTATTATGGAAGAGTAATTGACCTACATAATAATTGTGGTCAGGTTCTACTTCTATACTTACTATATCTAACGATTCTTCTACATATTCTAATGATGTGATGTGTAGGTCGTTGTGTAATTCTTTTTGTTTGTTGAATGCATTTATTGGTGAAACCCACTCACCCATTAGGGTTAAGATTTTAGCATCAACTGATGATTTTAGTTTAGACCCATCTGAAAGAGTGAATTCTAAATAGGAATCTATGGACCGCGTTCTTACCGAAACAACTTTGTTATCCCTAACACCTACTCCATGTATATCAAAACCTTTTACTACATCACCAACTTTAATGTCACCAAGTGTTTGGAAACTCCCATTGATGTCTATTAAGGTATCTTTATGTAAACCGTGTATTAATTCCATATCACTTTATCCCTTAACTTGTTAACCTAAGTACAATCATCATATTGTACAATTCAGAAGTATTAGTTTTTTTATCAAATTCAAGACTCAATCTATCTCCGCTACTAAATGAGTAATTTGAAGCCCCAAAGTTAAAGGTTATATTAGTACCTGCACTTTGTAAAGTTTCCGTATTTGTAGTGGATTGTTGCGCACCACCATTATATAGTGAAATATCACAATCGTCCGGAACTGAATTAGTTTGTTCGGGTGATACAATTATATCTTCGATGTAACCAGTACATGGTGCTATAAAGGTAGTGAATGCTCTATTAGGGAGTGATTGTATATCAGATAATCCTGAAAATGCGACATAACCAAAAGGTGAATTTTTCGTATCTATTGTCAATTGTATTGGGTGGATTTCATTACCAATAGCTACAGCACCTATATCAGAACGAACTTCAGTACCAGTTCTAAAATCTACATTACTATTTGAGTCTAATACTAAGAACTTATCAGTATCAGTACCTGCATTACTTAATCCAGTTAATTTTATATCCGGTGTAGTAATTTGTTGAGTTACATCCATTGACCCGGTAAATCCATGGGTATCATTAGAAGTATCACCAAATTGGGTTGACCCACTACTAAATGTGGTAGTCTTATGTGTTACCGATGAACTTACTATATAAGACTCAGCCGTTAGTGTTCCAGTTACTACTAATGAACCTGTAATAGATAAATCACCAGTGGTGTTTATACCACCTGATTGTACCTGAAGTCCATTCTTTATTACAAATTTATTTGACATTTTATTTCCTCGTGTTTTTCACTTTCCAAACTTAGGATTTAATTTATTTTATATACTATACATACGTTCTACGTTAAACAAAATAGTCCCACCACCGGCGGATGTTATCGATAATGTTAACACACCGCTAGATGCTGTTGCTGAGAATTGAGCTGGACTTGTACTTCCAGTTCCAATATCAGTTGTACTATATTCGGTCATCGCTACCTCGTTACCACTAACAACAATAGTTAATTGTCCAGAACGTATTGCACTACCCTCTGAAATATTGTAATGTATATGGAAAGACGAACCCACTTTTTGATAAATTACATGAGTGCCTACTCCATACTGATGACCTTCAGCTGTTTTTTCTACTGAGTTTGATGTAGTTCCGTGATTTGTATGAATTGTGAGAGACGCTGTAAATGGTGCTGGAGTTCCAGGGATATTATCTCCAAGTTCCAAACCATTCCCTTTGAAGGCTGGTGATTTAAGTGTATCAACTTGGTTACCACCCCATTGGTCAAATTGAAAACCTTGACCATATTTATTTTCGAGGATTTTAAAAGCAGAATCACCTTTAATTCGGGCAGTATTAGACCAAATAGCTAATCTATTAGATGATGCTCCAGTATCATTTATAACGTAATTACCACTAGCAGCATCAAGCCCAGCAATATCACTTGCAATTGATGATGATAGTGAAGTAACACCTATATCATCATATAATTGCGTACCACTTCTATATTTAAGTTGGTCACCATCCAATACAACAAACTTGTCAGTATCACTTGTTGCTTGTACTTGCGTATCTGTTTTAATATTAACCGAACCACTAAATTGTGCTGGTCCGATATTTTTTAATGTATTAGAACCTGATATAGTTAATGATCCAGTTATAGAAAGACCACCTTCAGCAATAATAGCTGGTTTTATTCTAAGAGTATTTGCACCATATGGGTTTGTTAGTCTACCAATCGAATAAGCATCACTAACATCAGTTCTCATTTTAATTTGAGCTGATGTTGGTGTTGTACCATGTGCTCTAAGACCTACTATGGTAGCACTTTCTTGTTCCATTGATAGGAACGAATCATATTGTGGATTTGAAACATCACCACTTGAACCAGAACCCACAATAATTTGCATTGCAGCTGTTCCCGAAACACTTGGGTCATTGATTACATTAAACTGACCATGGTGTACTAACACATCACCGGTAGTTATATTTTTATTTAACTTTAACCGAACTGAACTCGTTATAGCACTTGTTGAACTAAAGAATGGAATCTCAGTTGCTGCACCACTAAGGTTAGAAGCGCCACTACCACCAATATCTGAAAGAACCTCAGTGCCGGTACGATAGTCTACGTCACCATTAGAGTCTAATACCAAAAACTTGTCAGTATCAGTTGTTGCGTGGTTTACGTTACCAATGTTAAGAGTTGCGGATGTATGTAGGTCATCGTCAAATTGAAATCTACCATTGGTACTAGACCACTGTAAAGACACATCAGCCCCATCAATATAAATACCTGAACCATTAGCGGCCGTAGGATTAGCTGACCCACTTGCTATTTTTATAAGTTTATCTTGAACATTAAGCTCAGCTACTTGTAGGTCTACTTTACTACCTAATACTGTAAGGTCACCTGTTAATGTTAAACTATCAAATGTAGGTGAATCTGCGGATTGTAAGCCAGTATCTACATCAGAATTAACACCATTTATGGTAGCTCTAACAGTACCTTGAGATGGTGATGAGAATGTAGACCCACTAAGTACACCTTCAGTATTTAATTTGAGTTTGACATCAGAATCACCATAGGTTAATGTATCCAATGATGCTAATGAAGCTGATACGCTTCCCCAATCATTGATTGTAATATCGGTGGAGTTTATTCCACCTGATGATGTAATTTGATTTAAAATTGCATCACTACCGGAGGTGATGACTTTTTTCCAATTCGGCATATCCTTTTCCTAATTTGCGGTTGGTAACATTTTCATGCCCACTTCTCTTTCGAGCCAACAACCAGGTTTATGTTTGATTAATCTCTTATAAATAGTTTACTATAAAATAAAAACCACATAGATAATTCAGATTTGATAGTAGATTGGTTTATAATAAAAAAATCCCCTACTTTTGTAGAGGATTCTTAGATTATTCTTTTGTAATGATGTCACCCTTTTTAGGGCGTTCACTTATGGGTAGTTCTAATAAGTCAAGTTCCATTTGAACTTTTGCCATTATACCTGTGATTACAGGCGCTTCCTTACCACGAATTTCCATTTTGTTTAATGCAATTTGGACTATCTTCCAATCACTTGCATTTAATCCTTCGTAACTTTTCATAATTAAATTAACTTAATTTTTTAATTTCGTTTTGAATCTTCATAGCTAGTTTGAATACTGACTCAACTTGCTTACCTTTAAATGAAGCTTCACCCAATCCGATAAGAAGGGCCTCAAGCTCACCCTTAGTGAGCTTGAGGTTTGCCTCTTCATCATTTTGAGTTTTCTTGTTGGACAATCCCAACTTTTTATGTAAACTCATATATAACCATTTCAACATTAATAAATTACGCTGTTTGAATCCAAATACACTCACCATTATCTACAGCGATAGTACCCACACCTTGGAATGTTGCTGCGGCCATATTATGAGAACCAGCACCAGCCATTACTTGGATGTTACCTAATTTAGATGCAGCTGTTGCTGTAACGTCACCCGCTTCAACATCTGCAGCGTAAGAAAATACTGAATCACTATCATCATAGAATATAGCTGAACCAGTATTGATATCAGTAGTGTTAGCACCACCGAAAATGATACCGGTATCACCACTAGCTGAACCAGAATTCAATAAAATGAATGCGTCTTCTACGTTCAAGTTTGCTACGTTCAATTCAGTTCTTGTACCTTCAACTGTAAGATTACCCGTAAGTCTTAAATCGGCGAATACAGGCGAATCGGTTACTTCAACACCTAAACCGATGTTAGCATTTGAACCAACACTTACTTTACCTTGACCCGTTGAAGATGCAGCTACAGTTGTCGCTGTATCAGCATTACCAGTCAAATCACCAGTTACATCACCAGTTACATCACCAGTTAGGTCACCAATTATTTCAACAGATGCAGATATGATAGAAGCGGTTACTTCGGTTAGATTGATTTTACTGTCTAAGTTTACAGTTATCTCATTACCTGAACCAGCAGTAGTAATGTTAGTACCACCTGCAATGTCAAGTGTTTCTGCATTAGTAATACTTAATACACCACCACTATCACCTTGGATATCTAAATCATAAGTTGCAGCGGTTAGGTTAGCGATATCTACAGCGATAGATGCTGATGTTTCAGTAAGATTTTCTACGTCACCAAATGCTACGTAAGATGCAGTATCAGCAGTACCATTTACATCACCTTGGAATGATGCAGTTACAGAGTTAAATTGAACATCATCACCTGATGTCAATCCTAAGTCAAGTTCAGTTAGTACACCATTGAATGATGCAGTAAACTCACCTTGAGCAGTAGAGCTTACAGATGATGCTGATATAATTCCCTCACCTGCGCTTGATAAATAATTTGAGTCATTTTTTAAATCCGAGATATTACTACCGGATACAATGACCTTTTTCCATGTTGCCATAATTAATTTTCCTTTGTTTTTGTATTAATACAATTAATTGATATATCGATGTAACTTTTTTAAAATTTATTTTCTTATTATAAGTATGTTTTTATTATTTTAAACATCACCAATACCAAAGTAAAAATTAGATGCTGAATATGCCATTGCACCTTCTTCTACATTTGGTAGTGTTGTGAACTCCGTTAATTTAAATAACCCATTATTTACAGTTACAGATCCAGTAATTTGAAGATTATTAGTTGTTGTATAATCGGAACCTACTTGTGTGAATATTCCACTACCACCACTACCACCAGAACCAAACCCACTTCTTGCAGCAGATGCTGATATGAATGAATCTGAAATAAATGATGCCGTAGCTACTGACATTGATGAGGTTTGTGATGCTAGAATAAACGAACCCGTATCATCTGCGGTAAGTGCTCCACTTGCTCCGAGTGTTACTTCATTCCAAGTAAAGGTATCAGTAAATGTAACTGGTGGATTTGCCGCAGTGATTGTTAACGAATAAAATTTTGATACATCTTGGACAAACATCAACTGCCCATCTTCAACATAGTTAGAGTGAATGTTTCCCAAATCGCTAAAAGTACTTACACCATATAACGCACCTTTTATCAAATCAATATCAGCTAATACAGTATTTGCTGATTGGGCGGCTGATGATAAGACTAATTTACTTGTAATTGCTGGCATTTAATTATCTCCTATTATGGTGTAGAATTATCAGGTCTAATGTCTAATAATATATTTGATGAACCGGCTACTGGATTTACTGTTGATATTATAATATAATCATCAAATCCATTTACTGCTGAATCTAAGGTTATCTTGTGTATATAACTTTGTTCAGTAGTACCTAATCCACTACCTATATCTGCGTTGTCAACAGCTACCTCTAAGTTAGAATAACCATTTGAATTGTAACCATCACCCATAATTGTAGGTACATTACTCATCGAAGACCCACTTGGGATAATTATAGCGACACGGTGTCCTGAATTCTTATTCATTCTACCAAAGGATTCGCTAATATCATATAAGTCACTCATTGATTTGGAATTCAACAAAGTTGCTGTATAAGAACTACCAAAACTATAAGATAGACTTGTTCCACCCAAACTTGATTGTATTATATCAGCAAATCCGAATCCACTATATACAGTAGCGGTTGATAGTGTTGAAGGAACTGCGTTTGTTGCGGCTGAATATCCAAGGGTATTATTGTAGTTTGTAGAAGACAACCCAATATCATAAATATAAACAATTGGGGATGCTGCTGGAACTGCTCCAATTGATGATGTTCTTGGGGTGTTTACAAAATCCTCACCATATGCATCGTTAACTGAGACCATGTAATGTAAATCAGCTTGACTTGTAACTGAATTGTCAGCGGCGTTAATAAAGTATGAAGATGAGTTTACATTTTGTGAGTCCAATGCTACCTTAGATGCGTCTCTACCACTAATAGAAGCGCTAAATGGTGTATCGTTTTCAGTATCACTTATAGTAAATGACCCCAACTTAGTACCGGCTGAAACAGGTGCGTTTACAGTTTCATTACTAGCAAATGTTACACTTGGGTTTACATTATTTCTAACTTCAATTGTTATAGTCTCTGCCCCTGCGTTTCCATATTGGTCAACCCATGTTATAGGTGCTGTGAAGTTTGCTCCATTTACGTATGAACCACTTACATTATCTTCAATAGTTAATATACCAGTTGAAGTTACGTGTACAAGCGAACTAACAGTTGCAAAATTTTGCTCGGATTGACCCCCATAATCTGGAGAATAATTTACAGATAGTTGTGCGGCTGAACCTATCCCATCGGTATCAGTTGTGATGTTAGAACCACTTAGTGCGGATTCTATTATGTTAAATGAACTTACAGTTAAACTACCACCACCTGCTTGTGATATGGTAATTGCATCAGAGTATACTCCTTGGTTAAATCCATGTACATCTTTAACATTTGCGTTATAATTGTATGTTCCTGCTGCTAATGTTCCGTTTGCACGAATCTCAAATGAGTTACCACCAATATAAGATGACGAAAGACTCGATGCGTTAGTACCACTTAAATTAAATGTGTTGATATTTAAAGAATCACTCTCAATATCACCCCATGTTAATGTGGTTAGCAATGCATCATCAATCGCTAAGTTTGTATTTAAATTAGCAGTGGTTTGTGTATCACTTGTTACACTTGGTGCGTTATTCGGAGTAACACTTATTGTGATTGGTTGTGAATTTGGATTACCATATTGGTCTGACCATCCGATGGTCGATGTAATAGTGGAACCATCTACATTACTACTACCACTAATATTATTTCCAACTGTCAGTACACCAGTCGATGAACCAACTGAGATAAATGGGTTGTCTGAAGTAAAGTTTTGTGCAACCGGCGACCCATAACTCGGTGAATACGTTACACTCAAAGTTTTAGCAGTACCAATACCAGTTGTGGTATTTGTAATACCATCGCCATTTGTAGCAGATTCAATAATAAACAAATTACCAGGAGATGTTAGAGTACCATTGTCAGCTTGTGCGATTGTGATGTCATCTTTATAAACACCAGTTCTAAATCCATGTTCATCTTTGATACTTGCTGTGAATGAAATATCTCCCGCCGATTGGTTACCATCTGCATATAATCCAAAATTATTAGAACCATCGTATGAACTTGATAAGTTAGAAGCGCCAGTGCCTGTTAAAGTGAATGAAGATACATTCAATGCATCACCTTCAGTATCAGTCCACTTTATAGTGGATAATAGATTACCATTAGTTGCCTGATTGGTATTTCTATTTGTAGAAGTAAGTTCTGCGGCTGTAGGGGCGTTATTGATTGTTAGAGTAATACTAACTGAACCACTACCTATGTTATCAAATTGGTCTCTATAAGTAATATTTGAACTAATTGTTCCTGGATAGTCATCACCACTACCACTAATGTTAGTCCCAACACTCACATTACCATTACTCGCGACACTAAGTTGTGCGTTCGATGATGTGAATGATGCAACTGCTGCTGAATTATATTGTGGTGAGTATGTTACTGACAACTTAGCCTGAGTTCCAGTTCTACCATTTGAGTTAGTAACAACATTATCACCAGTTTCAGCCGATTCGATTACATAAAATACACCATTTGCACCAGGAGTACCAAGTCCCGCTTCAACGATTGTAAATGAAGAACCCGATGTTGAGATATTACCATAACTATCAGCGATACTTGCAGTAAACTCGTAAGTAGTAGACCCACTCAAATTGGTTAAAGCACTTACTTCATAAGCATCACTATTTCGTGATGCAGTTAATTGACCACTTGGGTCAGTAAATGAGAATTCACTATGGTCAATAGTATCACCAATACCAAATTGAGGTTCCGTGAATGAAATTACACTTAATATATTTGATGGTCTAGCACCATTTGTGTTTAGATTAGCAGATGTATCAGTAAATACGATTGAGTATGGCTGATTATCAGTAATCGTTAGAGTATGGTCTCTATATTGTTTTGTAGTTTCAAATGAAGTTTCAGATGCAGTGATTTGTATAGCCACAGTGTCACTATCTGCGAAGTGTAAGTTACCACTAATAGCAGTATCCACTTCAAGAGTTACACTTGAACCCGTATAACTTGTTGCGCTATTTTGTTGGAATCTAACATATCCACTTGGTACACTATTAACTTCCCACATTTGAGATACAGCTGAAGTAAATGTTATATCACCTGAAGCGTATCCATTTGAATTGGTTGTTAAATTTTTTCCAGTCAATGCACCTTCGTGGACATAGTAAGTACCACCATTTACACCAATACTTGAAGCAGCATCGTCTGCGATTGGAATTGTAATCAATGCACTTGCAGAATCTATGTTATAAGCATCTCCGACATTTACTCTATACACATACCTATTTGCGATATCTGAGTTTAAGAGTACTGAAGACTTACGAGAAACAGCCCCTGCGATGTTCATTTCGAATGGGTCTGAGTTAGGGTCGGTTAGTGATGTACCCCCAAGAGATGACGTGATATTTGGATTTGAAATGTCACTTCCAGAATGGGCCGATACCAATGTAAAGTCCTTATACAATATTGTATTAGCAGGATTACTATTATCAGTAGCAGTAATACTACCAACAGAAGTACCATCCGATGAGTTTTCGTTTAAACCTGATAACGATTGATTTTGTATTCCTGGACCTAAGTTATCAACTACCTCTACTCTGAATGGTAGGTGTGTTATATTTGCGACATCGTAACCTAATTCGTAATTTGCATCTGATGCAGTGATTATAAATGAGTATGACGTTAAACTCTCGTAATCTAAAGAACTTGTTACTTGAACAAGGTCTATATATTTTGATACTCCAGTCGTACCAATTGTAAATGAGAAGTGGTCAGTTCCTAAACTACCTGTTCTAATTGTTAGTGTATCACTATCGGTATCAGTAACATAGACTCTATATTGAGACTTAGTTTCAGCAGATGATGATTCATCTAAAGATGCGGTAAATGCCGTAATTGTATTTCCACTTACACCATCAATTCTAAAAGATGGTGCTGAGTTTGGGGTTACACGAATGTATATAGTTTTTTCAACTACATTATTTTGACCATCGGTTACTTTAATTAAGAATGGGTGTGAACCTGATCCTGGAGTATTATCAGTATTCATAGCTCTACTCGAAGAAACCGTAGCTCTAACTACACCAGTAGTAGATACCTCAAAGAAGTTATCACTATACGAGTCTTGAACTGCCCACGTTTGTGTATCACCCGGAGTAACATCGGTTGCTATAAGTTGACCAATAAATGCACTACTGCCAGTAAATTCAGGAATTGTAAATCCATGTGACGTAATTACAGGTGGGTCACCAAATGAACCACCACCGCCACCACCACTACCAAAGCCACTCGATGCAGCGGATGCTGATACAGCAGTTCTAAAGAACACAGATGCTGTGTCTAAGAATACAGTAGCGTCACCAGTATTAGCACCACCACCAATTCCATCACCTGCAATAACTGATGTGATATCACCAGAACCACCACCGGCTCCAAATCCACTTGCAGCAGCAGATGCTGAAATGTATGTATCGTCTATGATTGCTTGTACTTGTGCGGATGAGGATATATTACCACTTGCGTTAGCTAACTCTACCCAATTACCACCATGAGCGAAATATGCTTTACCAGTTGCATGAACGTGAGCAAACATACCATGGTAACTTGCAGCATTTGGTAAGTCAGATAATTGAGAATAAACATTCCCAAAGAGGACTTTATTACCACCCATGTCTAAATCAGCTGATGTGATTTGAGTTGAACTACTAATTAATCCACTTGGTACATTTGTTAGTTGTGTAAAATCAGATGTGCCACCACCAGCACCAAACCCACTTTCAACAGCAGAACGAGATACTTCGGTATCAAAGTTTGTGATACTTGATGTATCAATCGAACCTGTAAATGAAGTTGCGGTAATAGAGCCAGTTACATCTAAATCTGCACTTACTTTGTATTTACCACCCACAGTAGTCCATATGGATGAACCACCTCCACCACCTCCACCGGAAAGTGAGGATAAGTCAACTGTATTACCTTCGGTAATTGTTAACTCATTACTTGCTTGATTAAACGAAAGAGTTTGAGAATCAGAACCAGTATCATCGGTTAAATTTTCCAATGTATTAATTCTGCTATCGAATGATGCCGAATCATTTGGATATGTTACTTCTCTAAACCTATTATTAGCGGTTATAGCATTTTTTTGAAATGCTGAAATAGTAGTAGGTTTATTAGTTATTTGTGTATAGCTAACCTGGCTGGATGCTGAAATAACTCCATAAAATGAACCACTAAATGAACCTGTGTAGTCAAATGACATATAAATCTCCGATAATTATCCGTTTCCTCAATATATAAATAGTAACAAATTGATTAGAACTATTGAATAGAGTATAATAATCTTAAAACCTCATCTAACGATTCGTGTCTATGATTATCTTTCAAGGTAACAGTGTGTACAAATGTAGATTCTTTTAGTTTTGGTACATCATGAATAGCAGAGTCGTTATTGAATTTTAAATCAATTTGCTGACCATCTCCACATAATATCATTCGAGAGTTTTTACCCAATCTACCTAATACCATACCAAGTTGTTGTTTGGTTAAGTTTTGAAACTCATCTACTATAACAATTGAGTTGTCAAATGTTCTACCTCTAAAGTGTGATAGTGATACCAACTCAATACTCTCATCCTTTTCCATCTTTTCTAAAATGGCTGGTTTGTTATACACCTTTCTCATATTGGAACGAATTGGTACTAACCAAGGTTCCATCTTTTCTTCGAGTGAACCTGGTAGAAATCCATTATCCTCGTTAGAAACAGTTGGTCGTGTTATTACTATCTTATTTACTTCCCGTTTAAAGAACGAATCTAAAGCTATTTGAACTGCGACTAATGTTTTACCACTACCAGCCTTTCCTAAAACAAAACTAAATGGGTGTTTTCTAATCTCAGATTTTGTTAACTTTTGTTCGTCTGATAACGTTATTGAAAATTTTATATTCCCCTTCGGAACTCTCTTTTCTGTATTCTCTGGCATACTCGATGTCCTTTACTAATATAACAATTACTTTAGTATAAGTATGACTTGGGCAATAAAAAAGGGGGACCGAAGTCCCCCTTAATTTGGTTTTAATTTAAAAACGTACTACTATGCGAGTGTTTCTAAACCATTAACGTATACCTTACCGTAGAACTCACCTCTTACCATTTGCTTAGCGTAACGTGTCATTACACCTTTTCTTGGAGTGAAGTTTGTTGGGTCATATACCAACGGAGTCATGATTAATGGAATGTATGGAGCGTAAACTGCGCCAGTTTCCAAGAATTGAGCACCCTTGAAGCCCATCAATACGACATTAGATGTCAAATATGGGTTTTTGTATACTTGGTAACGATTCGCGAATGAACCTACTTGAGATACACCCATTGCGAATTGCATATCAGCACCAGTACCATTAGCAGCAAATCCTGGGATTGATTCCAAGATAGTTGCAACGTCAGGAGAAACTACCATAAAGTTAGCTCCACCTCTCATGGTCTTAGCATGAATTTGGTTAGATACTCTCTGAAGAACAGTACCAAGAGTTTGGAACCATTGTTGTTGAGTGTAACGTTGTACGTCATTTGCTGCAGGTGCAGTAAATGCTGAACCATTCCATGAAGAACCTACTTTAGCAGACCAGTGACCTTCAGTCAATGCGTTTTCCATCAACATATCTAAGATTTCGAGGTCGATTTCTTGAGATACGTATTCAGACAACATTGAAGTCAATTCAGCTTCAGCATCAATACTATGGTAAGCGTTCAAATCTTGAGCGAATTCCGGCGTCCATTGTGCTTTCAACTTACGAGTCTTAGCAACGATTGGCACAGAGCGTAGCTCTACGTTCAATTCTGGAATACCTATGTCAGCACCAGTTGTGTCTTCGAAGTCACCACGAGTGATGTCAGTTGGTTGTTTCTGATATTTAACAGTTACATTACCAAAGTCAGTATCACGAGCAACGAATACGATGTTTTCACCAGCTAAACGAGTGTACTCAGCGTAGTACTCGTCAACACCTTCAAGTGAGAATGCACGTGCACCTTCACTATCGAAGTTTGCGATAGACGCAGTTTGAATAGCAACAGTTACGAGGTCAGCATCGTGAACAGCCCATACTGATTGAGAGAATGCTGAATCATAGTTGATATCAGACATACCCAAAGATGCAGTAGCGTAAGCGTTTGCACCAACTGAAGTAGCTAATGCTTGAGCAGCAGACTCATCTTCATTGATAGAGTATCCGAAACGACCTGCACCATAAAGACCTTCAGAAACATCACCAGCAACTTCGGTAACACCGAATACTGAGTCAGTTTGTGAATTTTTACCAGCACCAGTTTCGAAACCTGGCTGAGCAGTACCATACTTGAAGTCAAGATAGAATACAAGACCTGAAGGTAGGTTCATTGGTTGTACTGAGACGAATTCTTTTGCAGCGATTTCGCTGAAGATACGTCTTACTAATGGAAGAGCGACACCGGCCCACTCTTCAGAGTTTGCAGCAGTACCTGTGCTTGATGCTTCAGATACTAATTGCTTTGCTTGGTTTTCCAACAATGTAGCAATACTTGCTCTTTCGAAGTCAGCGTCAACGCCTTCCAAAAGACCAGTTTTTTCCCACTTGGCTACAAGGCCTTTAGCCTCTTCGCTCATTTTTTTGTTGAAACCAGCAGATTCGTTTAATAGAGAATTTGTGTTCATCTTATTAATCCTTTTCTTTTAGTTTTTTAATTATTTAATTAAACCAGCAAGCTTCTTAAATCTATCAGCAACAGCATTACCTTCAGAAATGATTTCTTTCTTAGGTGCAGTCGATGCCATAGGCTTAGACGCTAGTGATTCTTTTACAACTGTTTTTGGTTTTCTTGCAACATTCAAGTTTTCACCCAATGTAGCGAATACCAATTTTACTTCTCTCAAAGATTCAGCTCTATCGAAGTTTTCGATGACTTTCATCTTCTGACCTTCGTTCAAGTCGAATGTTCTGAACAACTTGTTAGTGTAAAGAAGTTTAGCATTCAATAAGTTTACCTCATTGATAGTACCTCTCAACGACTCGATAGTAGCATATGCTTCTTCCAATTCCGTTGATTCTTCTACTTCTTCAACTTCTTCCGATTCGTAAGTTTCTTCAACTTCTTCTTCTTCAGACATTTCTTTCAAAGTAGAAATGATTTCTTCCAAAGAAAGTTCTTCGTCAAGTTCTTCCGACTCTTCAACTTCTTCTTCTGATTCCATTACTTCTTCAACTTTTTCAGTTTCTTCAACTTCTTCTTCGTCTAAATCTTCACCTTCCATAGCAGCTTCAAGTTCAGCGATTACTGATTCAAGGTCGAGTTCATCTTCTTCCTCTTCATCCATCATCTCTTCTACTTCATCTTCTACTTCAGCTTCGTCTTCAGCTTCTTCGTCAGCTTCTTCTTCAGCTTCTTCTTCAGAATGCATTTCCTCTTCGTGAGAATCGATTTCGTCAGAAGCGATATCAGCTACCTCTTCTTCTTCATCTGATTCTAACTCTTCTTCCATTTCTTCCTCTTCAGAAACTTCATCTTCCATTTCAGAAACTTCGTCATCCGTTTCGGATTTCATCATTTCTTCCATTTCTTCTTCAACTTCTTCTTCTTCATCTAACTCTTCAGCTAGTTTATGAGAAAGCATAGATTGGAGTTTTGGAGTAAATGCCTCTTCGAGAGCCATTTTTGCGTTTGCTAATGCAGTTTCTTTTACGGCTTTAGCATCGGCGATTGCTTCTTTTAACAAATCTGATTTCATTTGTTACCTCCTAAATTAAACTTTTGGATAATAAGATTATTTTAAATCTTAATAGAATATAATAATATAATATGAATCACTCATTAGATTGGAGTGATATTAATTTACAATAAGTATGTAAATTTTACAATAAACGATAAAGTGTTTACTATTATCTTGCTTCTTGTTGTCTACGGACCCAATCAGCTCGTCTAGCATCATTCATTTGTTTACGTTTACGTGTAGTCGGTTTAGTGTATTCCCTATTTTGCTTGATAAGGTCAATTACACCATTATCTTTCATAATACGTTTCCACTTTCTAAGTGCTGCTTCAATGTTATTATTAATAACCTTTACACCATTAGCATGACCATATAGGAATAACTCCTCACGTTCTTTTCTTACTTTTTTTTCTCGTTTGTATGACATATATTTTATTTAATAAACAAAAAACACCCATCGAACTAACGATAGGTGTCTATAAATAGTGTTTGTAAAGTTAATTAAGACATTTTATCTAAACCATCTTTAAAATCAGATATAAGATTTCCAAATTCTTTTTGTTTATCGGCTGGTAACCTCTTAATCTTTTTAAGGTTCTTTTTGATAAATGATGAAAAATCAACACTTATTTCTTGAAGTCGTTCTAAATCACGATTCATTATTTCTTAACCTTACCTTTTTTGATATCTCTTTCAAGTTCTTCTGCAGCTCTTAATACATCTACAACTGATATATTAATTGGTACTTGACGATATTTTGATATTTTACGAACTGCCAACATCACAATTCTTTTTTCTTCGCTAGAAGCACCTTCTCCAATAATATCTTCGGTTACTGATTCAAAGTAAAGGTCAGACATCTTATCTTGAAGTTTAGGGTTTTTAAAATCAAACTGATACTTTTCCATTGCTCTTCTGGCTTTCAATGCCGATTTAGCAGCAACTACAAAGTATCCTTTTTTAGAACCACCTAATTTCTTTTGTAGTTTATTTGCTTGGTCTTTAGTACCAATACCCTTTTGGTTTCCCTTTGGGTCTATTATTGAGTATTTGTTTTCACTTAGTATATCAGTTAGTTTCATTGACGATTCTTCATTTACAGATTCTTTAGCGAATTCTTTAGCGTTTTCCTTGTCGTCCTTATCAACGTCTTTTACTGGAAATTCTTTACCATCTACTTCGAACTCATCATCACCATTAGCAATTGCTTTCGCTCTTGCAGCGCCGAATTCGTTACCTTCTTTGATTTCGTAATACTTACCAAGAACTTCGCCCATCTCATCGTAACAAGACTCAAGTCTTTGTTGTAGGGTATTTACTTCTTTGATTGTATTAGTAAATACTTTGAATGACTCATTCATAGACTTCATGTGTCTACCAACAGTTACCTTGTCAAACCAATCTCCAGTTTCCTCAAGAGTTACCTTGTGTGCAGTCTCTACAATACCTTTAATAGATTCGTATACTTCTGCCAAATTACCTGAACGGTAGATTGACTCACCGAATTTCTTGTATTCAGAAACAGCTTTAAGGAATTCACGCTTTTCTTCGTTAGTCATTCCCTTTTGGGTTTCTTCATCGTTTATCTTCATACGTTTGTATGTAGATTCGTTTAGTAGTTCTTTTAAATTTTTCATTATACTCCAAAATCACATTCACAATATCCACCAACCTCACACATGATGTCTCTCATCATATTGTTAGCTTTATTGTATTTATAAGTATTCTTTTTAACAGTAACCGATTCGTTTATCGTACCCTCGTTTGTTGGTGAAAGAAATGCTCCATGAGTTGATGGGTTAGAAACAAAGTCCCAACATATCAAATCAAAGTCTTGTTCTACTGCGACGGTGTCTTCACCAATTTGTTTTACGGAACCCATACCTCTTGACGAGATACCAACAGTACACCCAGCTTTTACTAATTCTTGTAAAATCTTTCCAGCTGGTGTATTTAGTATTTCAACTGTTCCAACAACATCATCACCATTCCATGATACTTCACGGATAATGTGTGATGTGTTCTTTAATTCGACTACACCACTTTCAGGATGGTCCAATTCACCATAAGCACGATTCTCTTTGATTTCACGTCCTTGGTATTTCTTTACTTCACGTTCTAAGATGTTACGTGGATACACTCTACCATTTTGGTTTTTAGCATCAGCACGTTGTAACACACCATTTACTAAGAAACGACCAGTCTGGTCCTTTGCTTCTTGTAACATAGTAGGTGTTACTTCAAATATCATTGTATCTACAAGTAGTTGTTTCATCTTAGTTTTCCCACACCTTTTTCTTACGATATAAATCAAAGAACACTCTTGCAAGTTCTCTACGTATCAATAGTCTGATATCTTCGAGGTCTTGTACTTCGAGGTCTTCGTTTAATTTATTTTTATTACACCCACACGACATACTATGCGCTCAATTCTTTTAGATTACGAGCAACTTTCAACATTCTTTCTGAAATCTTACCGAATCTTTTTTGTGTAGACTTCCAATATTGTTCATTAGATACACCCATTTCGTTTTTCAACTTAGTGTTCTGATTTACAATCTTTTCAACTTCGTACATCATTCGATTAATCTCTTTGATAGATTTATTTACTTTTTGATGTGCTTTCATAGAGTCATCTTTTTTGTAATCTCTATAAGTAGCTTCGATTATACGTTCTAGCTTATCTTCTAATTTCTTCATAGTTTTAGACTCCGTATTTATCTTTTTAGTTTTCTTTGGCTTCTTGTAACCAAGTACTTCTATGTGGTCAGTATCTAAATCATCCTCATCTTCACTTTTAGAAAAAGCGTTTGGAGTTTTAGGTGGGCCTGCTCCCCCATCCATATTAGATGTTACATTAGCCTCATCTACCTCTTCCTCTTTAAGAGTTTCGATTGACTCCAGCTCTTCAAACTTACCTTCCAATTGTTCTAGTAAGAATTTAGACATTCGAAACCCTCCGTAACTCTTGTAAAAGTTCATGATATCTTAGAAGAGATAAAATCTGATTCTCATTGATTATTTTAGAATTTGTAATGTTATCAATAAGATTTACAGTTTCATTTAGTTTTATTTGTGCTACTTTATCCGATACATCTACTGCTTTGAAACTTTTCTTTAGTTTCTTAACTTCAGTTATAACAAATGACTTTAATTTAGTTGAATTATCAACGTTGTTGATATAATTCTTTAAAATCATTTTTTGTTCTTCTGATAAAGTTGTGTACTTTGAGTTAAATGATTCGACCAAGAACTTATAAGCCAACAACCTAACTTCTTTAGATTGGTTGTTATACTCAGTATTATCAGATTCAGTTACAATCTCAACATTTGATTTAGTGATTACTTCGAGTATTGTATTTTTACAAGTAACGTACTCTTTTGGAGATGCCAAACTTGTATTTTCAAACATTTTGTAAACCGATGCCATTTCACGATAATTAGTAACACGATATTTAAAGAAGTCCTCCATAACAAATGACTCTTTGATTGATTTAATCAAATTATACTTTTGTCTACGAAGAATACCCTCATTTAAACTACCACGTTCTTCCAATACAATATTTAAAAACTCCTGAGCCTGATATTGGTTATCAAAGTTTTCTTTAGTTAAAGATTGATACAATTTTAACTCTTTGTTTAATTCAGTACCTCGTTTGAAATGTTTCTTTATTATTTCCAAGGCAAGAGAATCTTTGTTCGCAAGTGTATCGGATGCGATTTGCTTTACGAGTAATTCAAATAGAATACCCGTATTTTTAAACTTGCTGTGTTTTAATTTGGCCATTGTAAACCTTATCTATTACTATTCCAATTTATAAATATGTAAAAACTCATCAAATCGTGTCATCGATAAGATTTCTCTCATCTAATAAACCCGATTCAGCCTTTTCATCTTCTAATAAAGATTCATTTAGAATCTTAGTTGTTTTGCGTTTAACGTTTTTCAAAGATGATTTCAAAGCTTGTGTTTGCTCGTAAGCAAGTGGTGAATTTTTATACTTATGATATGTTGCGGCTGGTTTAATATCGGTCTTTTGACCAAGTGGGTCTCTACCAAATGCACTATCATCCGTTTTATAGTTACCTGATGTTGATGGTCTACCAGCACCATCAAACCCACCTTCAGGAGAACCACCATCATCGTTAGGTGTTTGATGCATTTGTGCCAAATCGTGTGGTGTACCAAATGACTCGCCAGTTTTAACTGGATCATTACCTTCATCTTCAATTTGAGCTTGTCTAAATCCGAGTTTTAAATCTCCAATAACTTTACCTTGTTCAAGAGCCCACTCATCATCACTCATATTGAATATGTTCTTATACATCCATTCTTGAGAAACCATTTTGAGGTCTTTCATATCAGATACCAATGATACCTTCTCAGACCACAATGCAGCTTTCTCTTGTTCGTATATGATAGATGGGTTTGTAAGTTCCAACTCAAAGTTAACAAGGTCTTCGTTTTCGTAACCTTGTGAGTATAAGTGAACGATTGCAATCTTAGTTAATTCAGAAAGAACAATCTTTTGGATTCTCTCAACTGAACGTGCGAATCTGATATCCTCTTGTGCTAATGTTGCTTTACCTTCAACTGACTCATCGTACCCAATAAATGCTTTTGGTACTTTTAGTGCAGCCATCATTCTATTTCTTAGGTATTCGATATCATCAATACCACCGAATTCCATACCACTTAATGTATCTATCTCAGTACCACTCTGACCACCACGAACTGGTAGGTAGTAATCATCTAACATATTCATTAGATTAAACTTGAGATTGTAGTCACCAGTATTTTGGTCAAGATATGGTACTTTCTTCATTTGGTCAATGATACCTCTCATGTGGTTATCAACTTCACCAGGTGGAATGTTACCTACATCAATTTTAAATGTACGTCTTTCAGGTGCTCTCATAATTCTATGAATCATCATAGCATCTTCCATAAGAGTCAACTGCTTCCAAGTCTTTCTTGCACCTTCTAATAACGAACGACCATATGGAAGGAAGTTTGTATCTGCTAATAAACGGAAATGTGCGATTTGATAGAACTCAAAGTAATCAGCGTTCTTGTTTACACTTGCACCATGAGCAGCACCCATTGAACCTAATTTAAATCTTACTTCGTATGGGTTTTCGGGATTAAACCCTTCTTCTCTTTCTACTTCGTATGCTGACATTGGTGATACGTTTACAATACCAACACCTTCTTCAATATCAAGATGTAGGAAGTAGTCACCATATTTATTCATACCACGAATCCAAGCCCAAAGATTGAACTCAATATTCATTACATCGTAAAATAGGTTGTGAAGAATCTTTTTTACGTTCTCGTCATCAGTTTTAATTCTAAGAACATCACCCATGTCATTTTTTAGAGTACACTCATCGGCGTATATATCTAATACTGAGTTTAGAATGGAATCTTTATCCATTGCTTCGTAATCAGTATATAGTTCTAATTTATTTGAATGATAATTAAATTGATTGTTATACGTTTCCCAATTTCTACGAGAGGTATGCATTCTACCAAACCTATCGTAATAAGATGAACCACGGAGGTTACCCTGAGATTGTAGTCTTTGAGTATCGATAGTTTGGGTACGGCCCTTACCAATCCTACGGACAACAACTTGAGTGTTGAATAATTTTCCTAACCTATTAAATAGTGATTTATCTGCCATAATTTCGTCTCTAACTAAAAGTATATACTTCTACAAGTTATAAATATACAAAAAATAAATTAAAGTACCAAATTTAAAGTAACCAAGTTAAATCTTGGTCCTTTCCATGTTGGTCTTTTTGTTTCCATGGGTCTTGGCCGAGGTTACGGTTAGAATAAACACCGGTACTTGACTTACCCATATGCCCTAATGTAGTTCTCGTTAAATCCATACCCTGTTGTCTTAATTTTAATGCCGTATCACGTACCCAAAGACCGGTGGAGAATGATATCACCAAGTCATCATTATAACCACGTTGTGCTTCAGCTCTACTACCATTCCATATGAATACAAACAATTCGTCTATAAGTCTCTTAGAATGGATTATAGGGGTTCTCTCTCTCATATACATATCTAACTTAGATATTACTAATGGTCGAGTTCTACTTGTCATAGAAAATCCAGGAACCATATCCTCTTTACGTTTTAAGTCAAAACCTTTTCTGAGATGTATATCATCATCTATGTAACCTACATCTCTATATGAATAATATAGATTATCATAGTTTCTATCAATTACTTCTTGTATCACTGCCCAACCAATATTTGCGTTTTCAATCACCAACATTGCGTTGTTCCATTCTGCCGCTACCGAAGTTAACATTGCACCATATTGTTTAGTATCAATCTTACCTTTGTATTCTGCTACTTGTTCAACAGTCTCTACATCGAATACATGGAATGCTGAATAATCGGATGAGTCACCTCTTGCGACATCGGCAACTACTACATAATCACGAGAATAATTTGGATAGTCCCATAACCAATAGTTACCATCAAACCCACGTTTTTCAATTGGGTCTTTTACATAAGTTTCTTCGTACCATTGTAATGTAGCACCTTCAACTACCGTATGGCCAGAACTGATAAAGTCACAATCACACTCTTGTGCTGCGCCCTTAGTTCCTAATAATTTCTCCTGTTCATCTCTCCACGATTGATTTCTCTCAGGATGTACCGTCCAATGTAATTCGGTTGGATTCCACTGGTCTCCTTGTTGACCTTGAACCCAAATCTTGTGAAACCAATTACCCACACCATTTGGGGTAGATAATACAATAGCACCACCACCGGTAGAAAGTGTAGATTGTGCCGAAGTCCAAATCTCTTCTACATTGTTAATGAATGCAGCCTCATCAATAATCAACATCGACAATGCCTCAGAACGACCAGCATCACCTGCAGCAGATGTTGCTTTAATTTGAGAACCATTACGTAATCTTAGAGATAACTTGTTATCCTCTTCAGTTTGACCTTTTAACCACGTTGGTAAGTTATCGTGCATGAATCTTACCTTAGTAACAAGGTTCTTAGCAACCTCTTGTTTGGTTGCAATTACAAGAATGTTTTTGTCTTCGTGAAATAACATCAACCATAGTGAATATCCGGCTGATAGTGTTGAGATACCCAACTGGCGTGACTTGAGGATTACGTTGAATCGTTCCTCATTTACACTTGTCATTAAGTCTTCTTGAAATGGGTAAAGATTAAATAAAATCTTGCCACGGTGGGGGTGTTGGATATAACAATACTTCTTGAAGAAATATACTGGATCCTTAGCACACTTAACCCACTCTTCTCTGATTAGTGTTTTTATATCTTTTGGCATATCACATATTATTTACCAAACTTCCAATACATACCGATTGTGTAAACGGGCTTGAAGTCACTATCTACACCTACCCCAATATTATATACATTACGTTTTTTTGTTTTGTATAAAAGATTACCACTCAAGTTATTTAGTTGAGTTCGGTCACCATTTAACGTAGTACCCACATAGAGTTCACGTTTGTTGATGTAAACAGTATTAGTAATTGTAGTTGTTGGGATGAGTATTTCGGATTGAACATCTCTAAATGAAATTAGATTACGTGTTATCGTATCGTTAATAGTAACATAACCCAGCGAATCTATCATAATAGTATCAGTATAAAAGTATTTTGCGTAATAATCTTTTAATACTGATAATGTATCAATTGGTGTAGTAAATGTATCAATATTAACTACTACCTTCTCCACTACCGTTGGGATGTACTTGGTTTTTTCAATTTGTACAGTATCCCATTTTGTGACTACTTCAGTAATAACTTGCGGTTCGGTAATATCAGACCCGTTCTGACAACCACGTGTCAGAAATATAATAACTCCCAATACTACTATCAGAAGGGTCTTGATATCTCCGAAATAATTTCTCACAAATTACTTGTTGTAAAGTTCGTAAACTTTATTAATTAGATTCGTCTTGTTTAATTTAGAATCCAAATCAACATTGTGGTCTTTTTTAGCAGCCTCAAGCATTTGTACTTTTGTCATCGAACGAAGTTTACTTTTAGTAACCTTCCCTTTGATAGCCGACATTACGTCTTTAAGTTCGTCTGCTACATCAGCAAACTCTTCTTTAACTGATTGTAGCTTTTCCTTTGCATCTGATACTGTTTCCATGATTTGTTCATCAATGGTAGTTTTGTTCAATAATCTATTCCATAGACCGATGAACCAATTTTTAAGTTTTGTCATGATTTTCTTTTTTTGTTAAACTTATTGTATTATATAAGTATGTAACTCAAAGTTAATTAAGTTACCACTTACGGCAAGACCAATATCTAGCTTTATGTCTTGGTCCTGGATTATCACAATTGTGTCTTGCTCTAAATGCCTTACGTCTCGCAGGGTCATTCTTTTTGATAGACATAGTTTTACCCTTTGCTGAAGAGCCACCATGTCCAAAGTTTACCTTTACAACATTTCCTTTTGGATTCTTTACATACACTTTAAACTTTTTAACATCACCTTGCATTGGCTTACCAAGTTTTACATCACGACCTTGATACTCTGCTTCATCAAGTGTTGGGTTTAGTGCGTAGATGTCACTATTCTGCTCTTTATGTAGATTTAACATCTGAGAATATTCTTTCATAAAGTTTATGAAGTCATGTGTTTCTTCAATACTTTCTACATCATATTCTTCAATCACCTCATCACCTTCGTTTCTTCTCTTCTTAGAGTAGAGGTAGTCTTTATATAGTTCTTCATAATCAACACCATCTTTCTCATAATCTGATAACGCTTCAGTTGATACTGATTCCTTGTACAATTTAAACATCGAATCTCTGAACTTAGTATTACTAAGGTCTGACTGATATTTTTTGATAAGTGATTGTGCTTTACTTAGGTTTTTCTTTGATACGATGTAGTGTGTTCCTTTACCTCTATATTTCTCAAAGGAATACCACATATTACTTTCAAGACCCTTATCAACGACTTTACCATCTTTGTCAAGTATCATATATAATCCACTTGAATATGTAGCTTCATTTTTAAATGATGATACATATGGGTTGTCAATTACCTTACCCAGCTCAGTAGTAAAACCATACTTATCTTCCATAAAGCCTTTTACGTTATGGTATTCTTCTCTGATTAATTCCTTGAGTTGTGTTTTAGTCATCTTACTTTACCTTTTTAGCCAATGAGTAAAAGTCAATGTTGAATCTAAAACCAGCACCATCGTAATCTCTATCCACTTCAACTGGAACTTTAAGTTGTTTCTCAAGTGTCTTTCTCAATTCTTCTTTCACATCGACATCATTTTCAACTGCACCTTGGAGACCATCTAAGTCATTACCACTTGCAGCGATTAGGGTCAATCCCTTTGAGTCACCCATAACTTTAAAGTTTACTGAGTCTTTACCCAATCTCACTTTTGCTTCTTTGATGATACCTTCACCGAATTGTTTAACCATTTTCTTTTGAACTGGGTTATTAGGTTTACCTGCGATTGCAGATACTAACTTCATTCTATCAGCAAGTTTACCTTTCTTAACGAATTGGTATACTTTCTCAATGTCTAATTTGTTATCATCAACAAACTTTTGGATAGCATCTTTATTCATGCCAGTCAAACCACCAATTTCCATTGCAGTTCTTGTTGTAGACTCATTTACCTTTACACCAACGGGTTTGTTAGATTTTACAATCATACCCTTAGCACCATCTTTCTCAACCGATTTTAAGAATTTCTTAGCATCAGCTTCTTTTGCATATACAGCTGATGATGGTTTTATATTTTTGTTAGGTAAATCTTTTTTGTCCTTAAACATCACTACAAATACTTTATCCTTAGCTTCGTTTACTGATTCGTCTACTTTATACTTGTAGATTACATCACTTCTATCTCTTAACTTAGTTTTGTTATTTTGTAAATCATAGCTAGGGTTTGCAGTAGTTGCTTTAGCAAACTTACCATTCTTTAAATAAAATGCACCAATACGAGAATTGTTATCATCGGTTACATAGAATACTGCGTTTTTCTTTTTCTTAGATAATGCAACAATATCAGTAAGGTTTTTAGCTTTGATGAATTTACCATATCCTTCGTTTACTGATTCATTCATATATTTCTTCCAATCTTTGTGTTCAGGCGCGAGTGCAGTACGACCCATATTTTTTTTCAAATCTTTGTTCTGCTCTCTATTATCTGGATGTGCAATTCTTGATGCAAATTTGTTTTTCATATCTACATAGAAATGTGCTCCAAAGTAATCTATGATATAAGCACCCTTCTTACCTTTGATTGTATCATATTCGTTATGAAGTAATACACCAGGAACTTTCAATCCGATTCCTGAGTGACCTGATACATATTTGATTGGAGTATCTCTATACAGCTGATAGTAAGCGTGTCCTCTTTGTGGAGTAATCATACCTTCTTCTACTGATTCACTTTTCCAACCACCACCTGCTTTTTTGTATTGTTTTGCAGCCCATCCATTTGCGTATGCTGATGGGTATACATCAAACTTCTTCTTTGCTTGTGCTTTATAGTAAGACCATTTAGATGGGTTAGTTGGTACATTCTTCTCGTCCAATTGTTCACCCTCTTTAACTAATGACTCTTCAATTGATTCTTTTAGTGACATCAATCTATGTCCGAAAGACCCACCAATTGACATACTTAGATAAAATGCAAATGCGTCAATTATATCGTGACCATCGTACTTTGCAGCTTTAGCAATAGCAATACCCTTACTTTCAATTACATCTTCCATTGGTGTACCAATGAATTTCTTACCTGCTTTTGGAAAGTATTTACCTAATTGCTTTGCTTCACTATGAAAGTTAGCATCAGTTAAGGCGCCTCTCATAATCAGCATAACCGATTCGTGATGTTCTGGCGAATTCTTTTTCTCATCTTTTAGATAATCATCTAAAAACTTTTTAACTGATTTATTTAGTTTAGTATTCATAATACTCCTTAGTTGATGTATGCGTTTAACTCATAACCCTTCTTCATACCATATACTTGGATTTGAAGAGACTTACGTTGTGGTTTACCACCTTTAAGCAATCTAACTGTGAACTCAGTAGTTTTACCTTCACTTGGTCTTGAACGTTTGTTACGACCACCCATTACAATCTGAGACTGCCAATCGTCTTCATCAATTTCAAATCCACGTTTTTCAGCAAGCTTCCTTGCTTCTTCAGATGCCGCGGTAAATGATTTGTGATATATCTTGTAATCACTCTCGTTTAGTAATTGTTTTAGCTTAATCATATTATGCCCCAGTTTTTGAGTATGTTGGTTTTTTTCCTTTGGTACTATTACCACCTCGTTTAGAGTCACCACTTTTCTTTTGTGCAGCTCTTTTTCTATTTACGAAAGACGCTCTACCCTTTGGTCCAAGTTTTGCAGCCTTTTCTTTTGATAAACATGCAGCGTATGCACCACCATCTTTACCATCACCACACTTACCTAACTTCTTACCATCGGAACTATATCTATCCCATCCACCACCATCTGATGAACCGGTCTTACCTTTACCAAACCACTTACGCAAATCTTCGGTCATTACACCTTCAGAACATAGTCGTTCGTAAACATCGGAAATGGTATACTCCATAGCTAATGTATGAGGTATACCATCTTCGGTGTAGAATTTATATGTTTCTTTAATAAATGTTTTCAATTTATTTCTCCAATTTTTGGATAAAGGTTTCTTTAAAATTTTGAAACTCAGTTTCTATCTTTTCTTCAATCTCTTCCCATGAACCACCATCCCAATCTTCAAGTGACCCATCTTCATTCACAAACCTAGCTTTCATAGCTAACTTTATAGTATCCTTTTCCAACTCAGCTTGGGCTAACCAAGCTTTTGCGTTTTCTAGCTTCTTTTTACGTTCATACTCACTATACGTACCATCAATTTTCATTTGATGTTCCATACTAATAACACAATTTAGACACATACCATGAATGGCCTGCATCTTAATATCGTTACGAGTTGGATTCGTATGCGACGTACACGTATCTTTTTTACAATTAGGAAAGTCCTTGAGCGTGTTTCTCAATTCCGAAAGTTTACCAAGTTTTACTTTGTATCCTTTCTTCTGCTCCCATGTATTTCCATCATCATCAATCCACTGGTCACCAACTTCTCGTTTGACGAACTCTTTATGTGCATCAAATGCCACCGTGTTCTTTGTTTGTGTTCGGTGGTTTCCAGCAATCATTTCTTTGACTGCCTTGATGTTGTTTAATTTTGACATAACTTTTTATATATAACTTTTATTACTATAAGTATGTTAAAAATACATTAAACCAAGGATTTGGTTGAGTGATGCAAATGTACCTGTAAGTTTCATGGTGTATCCTTTATATGCGAATACCAATCCCTCATTTGGAACAATCTTATCTCTACCACCTACGGCTTTTAGTCTTTCTAATTCTAATTTTAATTTTTCAATCTTTTTTGGGTCGCCTGATTTCCTAACGTCTTTGATGGTTTGGTCGAGTCGTTTTTGCATTGCACGAAGAGCTTTGTCTGGATTTACAGTTAAAGCTGATGACATAAAGGATAATACCTCGGCACCTACACCTAAGAATATATCTTCAAACTTACGTATGTTTTGTTTGGATATTTTAATTTGGTCTATTTTATCAGTCTTCTTTGCCCAATCTAATGTTTTAGAATCAGAAATGTTTTTCTTATCCAAACGGAATCCCTTATCATAAAATGCCCAACGTTTAACAAGACCCATTTTGGTTTTGTTGTCTAATGAAGATGGTGAGTTTTTATCAACATACTGTTCCCACCAACGTTGATGGTATTCAGCTACACCATCACTATCTTTAAGTTTAAATTCTTTTTGAACTTTAGATAATTGACTAAAGAACTTTGATTTCATTTTTGATAGTTCTTGATTCTTTGGGAGAGTTACAACCGGAGGGCCTTGTATTGTATATGCATCTTGTACATCCGCATTTACTTGTTTAATCATACCGGCTAAGATTCTTGCATCAGAGGTGTCTGCTCCAATAGCTTCACCTTTTTCGTTGTATTCCATAGTTCCATGAAATACTAATAGGGGTTGACCATATGGTACTACGTTTACTGACTCCGGCCAGATGACTTCGATGTTCATAAACTTTGAACCATTCTTGAAGACTTTTTCTTTTTGTGCTTTTGATAGTTTTGAAATCGCAGATTCCAAATCTCTCATAGCGAAATTATACGCATCGGTCAAACCACCTCTATTAGCAAATTTATCTGAAACACCCTTAATGTCTAATGCATTAAGTCCTTTATCTTTTAGATGTGATTTATTTCTTGCAGCGATGATACCTTTGTCACTTCTATATGATATAGCAAGTGCTTGTCCATCGGTTTTTTCTCGTGTAAATTCTAACTTACCATTTAGAGCGTTATCTATTATTATTTTTAAATCACCAAATGTAAGGCCTAACTCAATATCAAATGGGTGATTCATATGACCATATGCACCACCTTCATTAAGAATACCTTCTTTTAGATTATTTTTTTTATCTTTAGTTTTTTCATTATCAATTTTAGAAGTAAGATTTTCAATATCCTTTGGTTCAGCAAACTTAACGAATTCCATACCCAAACGAAGGGCAACTTTCTTAATATGTTTAGCCCACTTTTTATATCCTGGTCTGCCGGTTACATCCGTTCCATATCTCGCTTTCTGACCATCCATGGTATCACCACTTGGAAAAAATGATACCGGATATCTACCAGACCCATTAGGGTATGATGTATCAAATGACTCCATGGAATCATCATCCATTAGGTATGATATAATTTGCCAACCTAATGTAGAAGTTACATCATTCATCTCTTTCTTAAAAGTTTTCATATTACCATAGAAAGCGCCAGGACCATCATCTACTATACCCTTACCACTTGGTGGTAATGATGAAGCTTCGGATAACATTTCATTAATATCAAATGTTTGTAAGAACGATTCCATTACGGATTCTACTTTTATTAAACGACCTGAAACTAAATCATAAATCTTTTGGTTGAACTTTGGGTATACTGACTTGAAAAACTTAATACGAGATTTCTCATCCGAATCAGACATACCTTTACGAACTTGAGTACCAGATATTCCGTTTCCTTGTGATGGGGATACATAAACATAACCAGCATCAGCATAACCCTTTTCTACCTTACCCTTATATGGTTCAAAGTATTTACCACCCAATCTACTCTTGTCCTTCTCACCAACTACTGTGATAAATGCAGTAGTCTCTTCTGAAAATGATTGTAGAATCTCTTTTGGTGAATATGGGTTTTTTACCTTTACTATTTTATTTTTGGGAATACCAAACATAGTAGTCATTATCTTAACTTTCTCTTTGAAAGTGAATGGTGACTTTGGTAATTGTACCTTATCAGACGTACCTATATACACATTATCTTTACCAAACTTTTTAACTAAGTGTTGGTATGTTGCGTTATGGCCAGAATGGAATGGATGAAACCTACCTACGTAAGTTACCACTGTTTTTTTAATGTCTTCGGTAAGGATTGATTCCGTTACCCATTCGTTTATTAATTTTCCCATACTAATAAGTATCCTAAATTATTTTTAAATTCCAATTATGGAAGACCAAACCCACCATTGTTCGGTTGAACTGGAAGTGCCTCAAATGTACTAGCTAATCCACGTGATGTCCAAACTGATATATTTTTTATTTTAACTCTTGAAGTTCCTGTTGTTGTTATGAGGTTCTGAACATATGGTTCGAGTTCAAGTTTAAATAATTGTGTTTGATATTTTTCGTGATTATATGTACTTAACCCATCGGTGTAATTATCAATTTCAAACGTAAAAGCGTCAGGACCAATATTCGATTCCGATGCAGAATAGGGTGTATTTGTGCCAGTAGTTCCAAATACAGCCATACCTTGATTAGTACGTAACGATTGCCAATTATCATAATAAGTGTCAGCAGAATTATCAGAGCCTGATATTGCAGTGTATAACGAACCTTGAAATCCACCTATCGCTTTTCCACTGCCATGTTTTTCGAATAACCCCTGAAATGAAATATTAACACGCGTTTCGTGTCTAAACCCCTGCCATATAATTGTAATTTTATCAGATGATACTGTTTTTCCTGAAGTACTATTTGAGTTTTGGAGTATATGCTCATCGGAACTCATGTATAGTTGTCTACCAACATTCTTAGCATCAATTATACCCTTAGTGGTGTCAAGGACTTCGTACAGCTGAGTACCAACTGTTGTGGTTAAACGTACTGCTGATCCTGTAATATGCCCATTATTCTTTAGAATTAATGCTGAATTAGATGATGATATCTGATTACTTCCTATTTCAAAACCACCGACTATTCCGTTGTTAAATAATACATTAGAGCCGGTAATTTCACCATTCGATTTTAAAACTAAATCGCCATTTGATGATGATATAATATTAGACCCCAATTCAAACCCACCAATAGTACCACCATTGAATAACACATTAGAACCAGTAATATCACCAGCAGAATTTACTTTGAAGTTTGTTGAGTTTAAAGTAAAGTCTTCTACGTCAATCACAACATCACTACCACTTAATAATGCAGCTGAACCGGTTATCTGACCATTACTTCTTAAAATAAGATTATTGTTTGATGATGATATTGTAGTGGCGTTTATACCAAACCCACCGATTTCACCAAAGGTTGCAATGATACCACCTTGAAGGAATACATTATCAGTAGCTAAACCAAAACCAGGAGTATTATTACCCAATACCATATTACTACCGGCTAACCCACTAAGGTCACCCAAACGTGCTTTAAGGTCTACATCATATAAACCACTACCCGTTCTTTCTACAATATCAATATATGGTGTAGATGGGTCATTTGGATTTGCGTTAATTCTAATGTAACCACTTCCAATTTTACCAGTAGATACCAAAACCTGACCAGTATCGTATTCTTGTGCTACCGATGCAATATCCCCAAGTGAGGCAGTATCTCCGGTCGTACCACTACCATATGAACGTGTAACGTCTAATATACCTGTTAGGTCGGTATCACTACCACCATCCAATCGTGATGAACTATGTACTCTAACGTACTCAGTTGTAAATCCAGTATTATTTACTTTTTTTAAAGTTAGTATTTCACCTTCTGCAAAGCCTGTTACATTTTCTACTATAAATCTACTTGCAGATGGTGATATGTTATCATAAATAAATTGTGTTGTTGTGGATGTACCAGCGTTTATAGTTCGTGTGTCGGATAACGATTGTGAATATTTACCAGATGCGGCTACAAACGACGCGCTGGTATTTGGTTTATGTGATGATGTGTCTATTCTTAGTTGTGTATTACTAACACGCTCGAGGATATCGAATGTATGACTACCACCACCATCGTCAAATGTAATCTCCCCATCATCTACAATTGAAGTTGGCCAGGTTCCAACTTGCTTATGAACAATATTAGTTGCTTGGGCTTCAGTTACACTCGTAGAGTTTGTAAATGATAATGCGAATTCTAAAGTTTGACCACCATAAGCTCCATTAAATGAAACCCCACTTAAAAGTGTCATCTCAGTTGGAGGGCCTAACGAGGTCAACATAGCGGTGGCTGTATCACTACTATTACTAAATACGATTGCCCCATTCACTTCCGTAATGGTACATATTATATTTTGGAAATGGGCTTCTTCACCCGCTGGTGGTGTCGGCGTTTGTACAACAAAGCTAGTGTATTCAAAGCTACTCTGACCATTACTAACAGGAGTCCGATTTTGGAACGATGCTGAATATGGTATTGTTGTACTTACTGTAACTTCTTCACTTGCCGAGACTTGTGAACCAAATGCGTTACTTGAACTATAATACAAATATGCAGTACCACCATCTGCGAAGATTGGTGTATCAATAGTAAACTTTGTGGAATCTTCAACAGATACTAATTGATATGGAGTAAATTGTGGAAATTCAATCTTATCCGTACTATTATCACCAAACTCAGTTGGTAGTGATGTAGACGATGTTACCCCACTCGAAGGTACTGGCGTTATACTTGAACTATATGACCCACTCAAAGTAGTAGAATTAGCAACATATAGCTGACCACCTACTGCGTTTACACTTTCCTTCTCAAAAGTTGTAGTTGCAAGAGTACCACGAATCTTAACATTAGCGAATTCAGCTATACCAGTCTCGTCAATCAACCACCCCTTAGTGTCTGATATGTAATCTCTCGTTTTTATCTTACCTGTTGAATTTATCTCTAAATTATCACTAAAGATTGAACCAGTGTCTACATTCCAACCACCAATACTTGCGGATACAAATCGAGCGAATCCATCTTGTGTTATAGATGAACTTGCATTTAGGTCGGTGGATTGGTTACCACCAATTGTTGCAGGAGTACGAATATTGTTTGCCGATAAGTCTGCTTCTATAATAGCGTCAGCGCCAATTACTAATCGGTCATTCTTGGGGTCTAAGTGAAATAGTGACGAACTGATTTCTATATTAGAATCAGACCCACTTATAAATTGAGTGTTGGTTGTACCAATAAAAAACTTATCAGTTTTGACATCCAACAACCCACCATCGGCTGTTGTAAATATTAAGTGTCTATCGTCATTGTCACCAACAAACTGCATACCAACACCACGTAGTACATCACTACCCATTTGTAATGCGTTACTACCACTATATAGTATGAACCCACCAGGTCCTTTACCTTCCGATGCCGAAATTTGACCATCGTACCCTACTGATTTTAGAAAACCACTGGAATGACCACCTATTTCTAAACCACTACCAATAGCGTTGGATACGAATATAGAACCAGTAATTATGGATTCGGACCCACCTATATAAACGTTACCACCCTCAAATATAACACCTTCAATTAGTATTTCAGTATTAGATACATTACCATTCTTATTTAAGAATTGAATCTTTAAAGTTTTAGGGTCGTTTAATTGTTCTGTTGGTATTACAACTTTATATGAAATATCAGGTTCGTTTGGAACGTCAGTATTTGATATTATCTCAAAATCAGAGTTTGGTAACCCTTGTGATTTAATCAAGGTATTTACAGAGCTAATTCTACCCGATACCGGATTTACATTTGATAATGTAATATTTGCAACTGCTACTTGATTTTGAGTTGTATTTAACGAACCAGTTGACTGATATCGTATTGTGCCGGTTATGGTGTCGTTGGAATATTCATATGTATGAATTGAACCATCACTACGATTATCACTTGATGTTATTGGTAATTTTACTCTAAATATACTATCACTTATAATTTCAGTAATACTTGAAGTAACTTTAGTTGGTTGTAGTTGACCACCAGTCAGTCGTGGGAATAGAGTGGTAGATGATAAATCTAATTCAAGAGTACCATCCAACATTTCACCATTTATAGTTGTAGATGGTATAAGCGTAGAGGACGCACTTACAAATTCAAAACTTTGTGGAGATAGTTGTGATACTAATTGGTAACTAATAGTAGAACCATCCACAGATGAGTCTATTGTATACCCACTAGCTAATGTAAGTAGGTTAGTATCAAACGTATCTATTAAAGCGGTTCTTAGTAATACACCACCTTGTCTAAATGTCTGAGTGTTTGAATAAATGTAAACTGACCCAGTGTTTTCGTAAAAGTTAGGCCATGGTGACGAGTTGTCAATAAGATTTGATGGTGTGAGTGGTATCGTAGTACTACCACCAGTCAATGCATTCGATGTAAAAGACGCACTAACAGTTGTATTACTTATAGATTCACTCAACCCTACCTCAAACGAAACATCGTCACCATATATAGACTTTTTATATGTAAACTCACCATTTACTGAAACCTTTGATAGTACACCATTTGTTTGGGGTAGTTCTGTAAATGAATCAACTGAGGCTGATACATCTCCATTCGGAGTATCTACGAAAACAATATCAGATATTGATTTTTGATTTTTTACAACATTTACTTCACGAGTGTATCTGATAGGACCTTCCGTGGTATTTGCTACGATTGTTACCGTACATATTCCATCAGGAGTATGATACCTATCGTTATCGTCAGAGTAAACCCAAACAGTAATCAGTTGAGATTTATCGTCATCCTTATACTTGGGAGCTTCCCAATATATCGTATTACCATTACTATCCAATACCTCAACGTCAATTTGAGTATTAGTAACAATCGAACGTGGTTGTGGTTTTATTCTAAACGAGTTCTTACCCTCTCCAAAAAATTCTGGAAAGTTTCTGATACCAAATACCCTAACTGCTTCTTTATCATCTAAATCAAGAGCGTTTGATATTTTACTTAAAAATTGCTTAGACCTTCGTTTTAGTTCTAATCCCATTAACGGACTCCATTACTTTCTTATAAATATGACACCTTAGAGAATCCCCTAACTTTATTGATATCAATTATCTGGTCAACCATATCTCTGGTCTTATCAATGTGTGATATTGTTATGATAAAATCAAATTGTGTCTTTAGGTAGTCAAATAATAAATATAAAGAATTAAAGTTATCCGTGTCTAATGAACCAAATCCCTCATCAATAGCGATGAAGTTTGGTCTTGGTAGATTCGATACATTAATCAATGCGGTTCTAATTGCAATTGACGATATGAACTTTTCCATACCACTTGTAAGTTCTAATGGCCAGTATTCCTCAGTACCATATGCAATGTATGAGTTGATATTCTTACCATCAGTATTTAGTAGTACTTGAAAGTCTACTATTGGTTGTAGTATGTTGTTAATCTCAACCTCTAACTTAGGTAAGACATCTGAAATAAGATTATATGGTATACCATCTCTCTTTACACATTTAAGATAATATTCATAACCATCAAAACGAACTTCCATATCACGAAGTTTATCGATTGACGTATTTACCATATCTATTGTTTTTTCGGCTAACTTAATATCCGAATTAACATCCATAATCTCGGTGGTAATATCACGAATCTCATCTTTAAGTTTATCTCGTGTGATTTTAAAAGATTTTACCTTTTCTTGTATTTGAGCATTATGGGTTACAGCTTCTTGTTGATTTTTAGCACGAGTTACCTTTTCTTTTAAAGATTCCATCTCTAAGGTCATATTATCAACACGAAGAATACACCCATCATACTCAGATTCATACTTACTTAACTTACTATGTAACTCTTTAGAATCTAATACTAACTCATTATATACTTTTAATTTGTCCGATACATTGTGGGTATCTCGTTCAGTCATTACATCTAACCTACTTGAAACTAACGTTGAGTATTCTTTACCTAATCGTTCTAACCCAACCTCAAGTGTTTGTGCTTGTTTAGCAAACGGAGTGTTTTGATTTTTTACACAATGTTCACAAGTTTCATCAAAGGTCAATGACCCAATACCATCTAAGTGTTTTTTTGAATGAACCATTTCTGATTCTAATTTGGTTAACTCAACACCCATCTGATTAAATTTATTATCGAGTATCTTGTATTGTTTATCTGACTCAATTAATTCACTCTCGTTAAACTTAGATAGTTTAGACTGAATATTCTTTATATCAGTATTTGTTTTTTTAATAGATACCGATACCCCATCACATGACATTTGTTGTTTGTTAATGTACTCTTGTTGTAGTTCGAGCTTATCTTCTAAATCAGAAACATCACCTAAATCTTCAACAGGCTTGAGTGCGCCCATTTCAAATTCTATTTTAATGTTTGTGTTATCACATTTTGTCTCCAACTCCGAACGTCTATCTTGTAAGTCGGTCAATGAGCCAGTAATTGATGTCAGTGTATCTTCTGCCTCTGCAAGTTGTGTTGGTAGGTCTTGGTTTTTGTAATCTTTTAAAAGAGCTGATAATTCTTTAATCTCCTCACTTGCGATTTGGTATAACCCTTCAAAGACATCCATGTCCAAGAATTGGGCGAGGAGTTCTTTTCGTTCCTTCTGAGACTTTTCGATGAACCCACTATTGTTCGATTGGGTTGACATGGCTGTAAGGATGAAATCCTCGTATGTTCCAACATATTCTCTTATATTTACATTTGTATCTCTACGTTGTTCACCATTTAAAGATTCTTTCTGACCATCTATAATTCTATAAAAGTCAGTATTAACCTTCACAGTACCACGCTTTGGTGATTTTTTTGCGGTACGTTCAATTGTGTAATCAACACCATTTAATTCAAAAGTAAATGAACAATTAAATGACATCTTAGAATAGTTCATAACGTCTTCTGCTTTAGAAGTACGAGAACATTTATCGAATATACAAAATGAAAGAGCATCCCATAAGGTTGATTTACCACTTGCGTTTGGGGCAAAGATACCATATGCTCCTTTCATTTGACTAAAGTCTACAACATTGTTAGGGCCATACGAGAACATATTCGAGAATTCAAACTTCTTTGGTATCCAAGTGGTGTTGGTAATTGCTCGGTGGATTCCCAACTTTGAGTTGATGTCGTTATTAATACCTTTAACGACTTCAAGTTGTTGTTCGGTGAGGTGTTCGTTTTCATTTAAGAAATCTTCAATCAATTTATTTTGGAAAGCAGTATCACGTACATTCTGAAGAACAATCTTTTCACTATCACTACCACTTTTACGAGTAATTACTTTTTGTATCGTTAATTCTTGAACCTGCCTACCCTTCTTTAACTCTGCTATAATCTTGTTTAGTTCAGATGCCTTAGTATCTTTTACACGAACTCTCATTCGTGGTTTTTGAGGAATTGGCATACTTGATACAATCTTACCCTCTTCAATATCAACGGTTACATAACCATAGTCATTTGGAATTCTTACAAACTCACTTGTACGAGTTAGAACATCCCAAACTAAAATACCATGGTCTGGATATTTTGCCTCACCATGATTCTGAACTATAAGTGAACCCGCGTACTTTATTGTATCAACACCTTGAACTGCATTATTTGGTTTATGGATATCACCCAACATCACCATATCATACCCATCAAAGTTTCCTACGTTGATATTCTTATTCTCTATTGCAAACCCATGTTCAGTCTCAATCTTATCAACAGGTCCGTGAAATACACCAATCTTAGTATCACCTTTGTAATCAGCCGATGGTGGAAATCCTGGAGACTTATCCCAAACTGATTGGTGTACTATTGTGAGGTCACCCAATGACCAAGCACCTGTATCTTTTAGGTAGAATAGGTTTGGGTGTTTCAATGCGTTAATAATTGGTGACAATGCATCTAACCTTGACGTGTTGTTTAGATTAGCATCGTGATTACCAGGAATGACAATTGTTGGTAGTAAGTCTGCTAATCGAGTAAAGAACTCTTGAGTCAAGTCTACCACTTCGGGTGACATATCAGTCTTAGCATGAACGATATCACCTGCAATGTATATGATGTCATTTTCATCCATTGTGGATAGAATATACCCATAAAGTTGGGAAAATACATCACGATACTCTTTGTGTCGCTTGAGGTTTCTTATATGTACATCTGCGATATGATAAACTTTGTTTACCTTTTCTATACCGACTTTAATTTTTTTGAGTCGTTTCATACTCTATACAATTCATACTCAACCAACTTTCTAAGGTCCATTGGTGGAGTATTATAAATTAATTCATTAACATTTTCATAGCCCATATCTGATGGGTCTTGGTCACCTAAGTCTACAAGGTGAGTCTCAATTCCATACGACATAAACTTCTTTGTAAGACGCAGAGCATTCTTTATAGCATCTGAATCTAATACAATATACAACTTTTTTACGGAATTTCCAATTATTTTCTTCTCTAATTCAGATTGTATAGCTTTACCAAATAATGGTATTGCGTTTCTTCGTATTGATAATGCATCAAATGCACCTTCACATAACACCAGTGGTGTATCCCAATTGATAAGTAATTCAAAACCCACAATGTCCTTAGATACCTTTGGGTTTTTATGTTTGTATTGAGTCTGATAGAATGACCTACCAACAAAGAAGTTTAATTTACCACGTTCATCATACGATGGAATTATAATCTTATCTCTATATTCACCCTCATCACAAAACCCAATATTATACTTTACAATGTCTTCAGGCCTAACACCACGACCTAACAAATAGTTTAGTGCGTGTTTCCTTTTGTAAGAGTTTGATGGGTTATAAAGTGGTTGGAATTCTTTGGGAAGCTCTACTTGCTCTACAACGTCTATATTATCGTATTCACTTCTATAACGATTTACCTTACTGAATATCGAGTTGTACTCATCCCAAGTTGACTTGGATACGCGAAGTTTCTTGAAGAGTGTCTTGATACTTCTACCCTTCTCATCAGAAATCCAACAATGCCACGGGTTGTTTCCTTTAGAATTAATCCGTATATTAATCTCTAACTTTGGTTTGTAATGGTCAACAAATGGTGAATAGAATGCATAATTATCCCCACTCGTTTTCTTGGATGACCCAAGTACGGACTCTAATAATTCAAGTAGTCTTTCTTCCATAACTACTAATATACGAAATTATTTTGAATAATCAAAGAAATCAGCGGAAGGTTTTTCATCAATCCACTCTTGGGGTATTTCTTTCTTGGCCCATTTGAATCCATTCTTCTCACACCATTGTGCGTAAGTGGTCTTTGAACCTTTGTAAATTTTACCATTGGGAGATTGTAAAACGAATCGTAAATCAACGTTAGGATTTTGCTCTTTGATTAAAAGATGTTTCTTCCTATCATCGGGCAAGAACCACCCCTTCGACTCTATGAATATACCATTAGGTAATCTAAAGTCTGGTTTGTAAGTATGATTAGTTGCTGGAATTGTATATCCGAATTCATGCTTCTCGTACTCACCATCAATACCTTGTAATTTAAGTTGCTCATCTATACGAGTCTCCAAACCACTTTTATGACCCTTCATCTTTTGGATGTGGGACCAATTTCCTTTTGCCATAACTTTTTAGTCTATATCAAATTTAACGTTGATTGTCACGTCAACGTCTTTTCTCTTTTTCAATGGTGAACCTAACTTTGCTATTGCTAATAAATCACCAGTGTCGTTATATAATCCAAGCTGAGTAATGTATGGTCTAAAGTCTGAACCTGTGACCATATTTATTAATCGGTTATCATCAGCGGTGCCGCCAATTCGAAGCGATGGGTTTGATGACACATTGTATTCGTTTCTATTTATCTCACATAATACAGAAACTTCTTCGATTGTTTTAGTAGACCTATACTTTAATTCATAATCACGATTTGTATAATCACCATTGTTATTTCCTAAAAATATATTCTGATATCTATACCTTGGGTCTGACGTAATAATCATACCTTGTTTATAAAATACATAACCCACTTCTTTTCTTTGTAGAGCAGACCCACTTGGAGAAGTATCTGCTAGCGATATTATATTATCATCAGTTAATGCGGTTTTTGATATTCTAAATTGTGATATAGAACCACTAAAGTTTGCTTCAGTATTTTCAACATTACGACTACCTATGAGTATATCCCTATCATTGTTTACATTTGTCTTAAACGAATAAGATGCTGATGTGTCAACAATACCATCAACGTATAAGTAGATGAGGTCGTCTTTTTTATTGAGTACATATTTGTGATGTGTTCCATCAGCGTATGCTGTGGATGAGGAAAAGTTCATTGTAATATTACCATCTGAGGCTTTTACAAATATATGACCAGGACTTGTTGGGTGGTTTTCTGAGTAGAATGATATGTCAAATGGGTACTGACCAGACCCATCGGCTTTTGTGGTCTCTAATCCATCATCACCTATGGTGGATAGTGTATTTCGTTTTTGAACTAAGCTAAACTCTCGTCTACCTGCAATTGATTGTGATGGTGGGATGGTTGCTCCAAATGAAACTGCCCAATCATCATTTTTATTTAATATATTAAAATGACTTTGATGTTTGATTTGAATACTACGTGTTTGTTCAAAGTTATATGTGTTACCAATACCAGATACCGGATTTGACGAGATAGCCGAATCACTACCAGCTCCAATAGAATCTCCATCGGATGGTGGGTTTGATGATAATGATATTGCACCACCACTTAAAGTTAGGTTTAATGTTACTCCAGGCTCAATTTGGTGAATACCATCAACTCGTATAGACCCATTTACCATAGATACTGACAATGATGTATTGCCAGAACTATATACAGAACCATTACTTGCGGCTGTATAACCAGTACCACCAATTGTATAGGTTAAGTCGGTGAAGTTGTCAAAGTAGTAATCTGAATTTGGGTGAATGTAAAATGTCAGATATAATATAGTACCATTGATACCATTTGATACCTCTTTGGTTACTATCGCAGATGTAAAAGGGCTTGCTCCAGTTGTAACTTTGGTATTAGCTGAATCATTTGTTATGTTTATTTTAAATACACCCATTACACAATTCTATTTACAAAGTTAGATTTATCACTTGTGTCTGATTCAAAATCCAAATAAACTAAAGTATCGGTTGATTTAATATATGACGATCCAGTTTGTTCACTTGCGATTAGTAATCCATATTCATCATCAACTTTTTGGTCATAAAGTCGTATAGCCGATGCTGGGTAATTTGAGTTGTCAATAATAGAAATAGAACCCGGCTTTATACCATCACCAAATTTATTTTGTGGAATCGATACTATTGAAGCTGTATCGTATAGTTTAATATCAGTTCTTCTTTTAAAGAATGTGGAGTTTATTGAATTCCATACAATATATTGTGGTATAGAATTTAATTCATCAGTTACACCATGAGATGATGTCAAAAATGTATCTACACCAATTTCACCCGACACTGACGTTGATACTTCGGTTAATGTACCATTATCCGAAATACCCCTAAGTACAGAAATCTCAAAAGATGATGAGTGGTTTACATTCGTAACTTCATATCTTTTATGAGCTTTAAATGGTCTTCTCTGAATACCACCATTGAATATTTTTTTTAATGCTATTCCCATGAGTGACCATCGTTAAAAGTCTAGCTTAACCTTAATAAGAATTTCATTAGAGAATGATTTCAATAAAGGTTTAGATAACTTTGCAATTGCTAAAAGTTCATTGTCATTGTTATACAACCCAACTGAAGTAATGTATGACTTAGGGTCACCTACAAATGTTTGTTGTCTTAACTTACCAACTGAACCCGTAACATACGATGGGTTGTTTGAGTAATTATATTCACCATTTTTAGCTCTAACAAAGAAGAATGTTGATTTAACTTCTTCTTCACTTCTAGCTTGGAATCCGTTTGCTGAATTCTCAAATGCAGCTCCACTAATTGCTGTAAACAATTTATTATGGTTTTGTGCATCAGTGTTAGTTGTTCTGATAGTACCAAATGATGCTGAAGCGTCTAATGCTGCAGCTGATAATACAATTACACCAAATTGAGGATATACTTCTCCAAAGACCTCATCCTCGGTAAGTACACCATCAGTTAAAGAACCCGATACGATGTTGTATTTATTTTTGTTTGAGTTTCCTAATTGATTAGTGTCACCACTATTATCAATAAGTCTAAGGGTCTCACCATTAGAACCCGATAATACAAGTTCCCAATTTCCAGGATCTAATTTATCTTTAATTCTGGCTCTATTAATTGTTAGGATGTAAACGTCATCTTGAGTTACATCGTTAAATGTAAATCGTGTTTGGTTAGATGGTAACAATACTTGTTGAAATTGTGAGTACATTGCGTTTGATGGTGAATCTTCATTAGAACCATCATTAGATGAACCACTACCAGCGTAGTGCCCATATGCAACTGAGAACTGAGATTCTTTCGTTGAATCCGTTGGGTCTCCATTATATATCTCATGGTAGTATTGTTTTTGAGTATCCGATTGAAACGATGAGGTAGCGAATGTTATTAGTTCACCGACCTTACCACTCCATAAACCACGTGTGATTCTTTGTGTATTTCCCTCTACAATGTCTTCGACAGTAAAAGCAGTATATACTTTACCACTACCATAATCATATGCACCTGCAGGGATTACCGGAGTTTGGTTTTCTACTGTATCTATTGCTTGAATTTGAGCAAGAGTTTCTGCTTGAGCAAGACCAGGAAGATTTCCCCTACTAATAGAAGGTCTTTGAGAACCACCCCTATTACCACCTGATGTACCGCTTGGGCCAGCAGATGGTCCTTGGTTTCCTCGGTTGCCACCACCTCCACCACCTGTATTACCTATCGATTGTACTGCCATTTTATTATCCTATTTTTTAAGCTAAATTATTATTTACAACCACTACTGCTGTTTGTGCGTCAGTCACCGGATTAACAGTTATGTCAATCTCAGTTCTACCACCAGTTTCATTACCTATGATAACTACACGAGTTGAAATTGCGGTATCGTTTGGTAGATTAGCCGCCGATTGGAATGTAAATTGATTTTTACCCACAACAGTTTGTGATTGATTGGTATTGTATGTACCAACATTTATGATTGGAGTTATGTTTCCAGGAACACCAGCATTACCACTAATACTACCAGCATCTTTGTTAAGTAGAATTGCTGTATAACCTAAGTTTTCGTTACCACCATTTTTAGTTACCACCGACATGATAGTATTGTTTACACCTTCATCTAAAGTGATAGTTGATGGTGACACTGATATAAATGGTAACCTTGTGGTCGTTTTTGGTAATGAAAGTAATTTGTATTTCATTGCATAGTTTTCATCAGTGATTGCCTCTATTACAGGCATATTCTCAATGATGATACCGTAGTAGTCAGAACCCAACGAGTGTGCTGGATTCCATAGTTCGTAATCAACCTCATCATCCGCTAATGCGAATTGGGTGATTTGGAACTTGTCACGTCCCTCTGCTAATAACTCTCTACCCTTTTTGGTCAGAATAGCGTCTACTGTTACTGATGAATTGTCTAAAAATCCCATGTTCTCTTTCCTATTATTTGTATATAAATATGGTTTTTTATTTTATTTAACCATATCATCTCCGATTAAACCTTTTTAGTATACCTTTTAGTAATTTATTTTCTGTATTTTCTTTAAATCTAAACTTAGGTTTTGGCAATTTCACTACAAATGGTAGTGGTTTTAACGATTGCCTTTCAAGGTCAGCGGATGGTAATTGTCGTTTTAGTTTATCGTTTTCTTTTTTAACCGAAATCAATGCGTCAGCCGGCATGATACTAACTAATTTTGGTTTTGTTTTTTGTTCGTTAGCTAACACATCTCCAGTTTGACCAGAGAATACTATAACGTTCGGGTCTACTTTTGTTATTTCAACTACCGGCCCACCATCGGGTGTGTCTTGTGAATCAGTGGTTAACGAATCACTACTTACCTTACACCCATTATAAAATAGGTTTTCAAATGAAAGTGGTAGCCTAGTATCTTGTACATCCGTATAATGAAACGAAGTTGAATTCGGTGTCATTGTCACAGCGTCTTCATTAGTAGCGAAGAAGTATTTTGGTTCTAAATATATTTTAGAAGGTCGAGCCTCTAAAATAGTGGAACCGGTTGGGGAGTACTCCCAATAACCATTATATCGTGTTACGTAGGTATCCCCACTCAAGGTAGCAATGTCAAATTTATAAGTAGATGGTTCGTAATCATATAGACTCACAACCCCATCTGGACGAGATGACCCACTACTTAAACCATAATCGTTTCTACTTGCTGTAATTATACCATCACCTACTGATATAGTACCTTCATAATAATGGCTAGATATAGACACACCACGTTCTCTCTGAAACTTATTACGTTCAAACACATGAGGTTCTATCAATATACCCTTATGCCAATCCACGCGTGCTGGAATTAGTTGTTTTATTTGGTCGAATACAGACATATCATAACGAGATAACATATCCATAATCAAATCTAATGAAGTACCCGTAGTGTATTTTTGGAAATAATTCTTAGCTCTATACTTTAGTAATGGGTAATCCTCATTATATCTCTTATCAGTATCACCCACCCAATCATCAGCTTCGAAATATCCCTCAGAATTATATATGTCCGAGTTTACAGTGTCGGTTGTTGAGAAGTAAGTACCTAATAAATTAGAATCAACTGGAGCATAATCGAACTGAGATATCTCATTTGATTTATCTATACTCAATGGACCTTTTAATGAAGATGATTCGATTCTAATTTTGTTGTTCATCAGATTTAATGCACCCATTGATGGTATGGTAACATACTGAGTATCAACTTCACCAACTAAATCAGATGGCTTCATATTTACTAATGATGCTGACAACACTAATCCAGTATCAGATGATGTAAATCTTTGATTTGGGTGTATGGAGCTTATAGAACCACTATTGGTTTTGAATCCACTATCTGGAAATATTCGATACATCAACTTATCGAATGAAGTATCAATATCTAAATCAGTTGTGTTGTCATCACTAAAATATGCTTCTCTATTCTTAGCGTGTTCGGTTATGATTTCATTTGAGATAGTATCTCTGAAATATCTAATCTCTTGAATACTTGCGGTCTCATATGAGTTTACATTTGTATCCGTTGTAGGACCAGGTACTTGAACTGTTCCCGTTGAGGTCCACACACTATTGAATGTTGAGTTACCACCACTTAATGTTGCTGTTGGGTTTGCGAGTAGTTCACCCCAATCATCAACCCACGCAGCGTTGATGTCAATTGAACTTGAATTCAAAGATATCGCAACTTCTCTACGTTCTTTATAAGGAACATATGATGATGATATGATATCAGTACTATTTACACGTAACCTAAGCCTTGCGGTTTCATTTAAGTAGTCCCAAAATAAATCTACATTATCAGAGGTATCACTCAATCGTAAGATATGATAATTACCTTTAGGCATTTTACCAATAACCTCAATTGAGTTTGGTCTATCAGACTGTATATCATCCCATGGATTTGAAATATATTTAGATGGTGACGCTTGTAGTTTGTTTACAAATCGCTCTTGCTCATAAACACTTTTACGAGTGGATATCGTAGGACCACCCCACTCACGAATCTTCAAGAATGCCTGTGGAATTCCGTATGTGGATAGTAGTGCTTTAATTGAACGAGCAGTCCCCTTCGTCTTGTACAACATGGGAATTGTATTTACAATACGTCTCCAAATCTCATGTGTTATTTGCTCACGTGGCTTAGATTCCAACGTACCGGTTTGTGATTTAGTTCCATCCGCATTAACACCCAATGCATATTTCCAAAGAGATACGTCTGAATATCCTGTTGACAATTTCCACCCAAGAGAGTCTGCTACTGACTTTAGTACCTCATCAGGCATACCATCATTGAAGTGTTCTTCTCGTTCATTTATACTCGTTAATGCGTTGATATATGTCCACTGAATATCAAAGTGTTGGCCAATCATATCTACGAATGTGATATACTCTGTATTACGAGGGTCTGCTTTTAGGTAAATTGGTATCGAATTTCTAAGAGAAGCATCATTAAATTCATCAAACAACGATGCGCTAGCGTATGTGTTTTGATACCAAGTTGTACCTTCAACAGATGTAGTTGGTTTTAACACATGAGGAAATGTTGATTGTTTAGGGTATGGTTTAATAGTATATATTGATGACGACCAGTGGGTATAGTTACTTTGTTGTTCAGAATAATACAAGTGGTTTTCAAATCCATCGAAACCACCAATCAACGTATCTCTTCGGACCATTGATTGAGATATATTGGTTATAGCTTCAGAACCACTAACGTTAAGTAATGTGTTTATTCGTGAATCGTAAGCTTCGATTTGTTGTAATTTGTATAAGAAATTATCTACACGTTCAGTTGCGGATGAAAAATGTACATAATTTTTAAAATCAGAATAGTCTATGTTTAAGTCAATAGAACCCAACGACCCACTAAAATATTTATTTATTAATTGTTGTGACGTTGTTGCGTTTACGTCTAACAACGAGTTCCAATTCTGCCATTCTGTACCACCCGCGCTTTTAGCATCAGACATATCTAACTCAAAGTTGGGTTGTGAAAAGTTAGGTCTATTTACATTAGCTATACTTGGAAATATAACTAACTTCTCTACCCAACTTTCTTTAATACGTGCATCTAATTCTACTAAATTATTAACAACTATATTATCGGGTAATGGTGATGCTAACTTAACAACAATATCCTTCACATCAAATGCAAAATCGGTATTATATTTTTTGTATGTTAAATATAGTTTACTTAAATCAGTATTAGTTTTTTTGCCAGTTTCAATAACCCTTACACTTCGGGCTTGGGTTACTGCCGGTAAATTAGAGTCACCTTGATTGATGTCAAATGTTCTAGCCCCATTCCATTGAAGTTGATTATCGTCATCATAGTATAGTGAAAATCTTCTCCATCGACCTGTCATACGTCCAGCAGCATTGAATAAATTTCCGTTTTCATCAGTCACCTTGGTTGGTTCACCGATAGCTGGTGTGTATATTTCTAAAAATTCAGTAAATACACCTAACTTTTCTGATAGTCTATCGAATGGTACATACGTGGTTGAAATCAAACCACCACCATCGTGGTTATATCTACCACCACGATTTGGATATGATTTCTCAGTCAACTCTAACCCTACACGTGCTTGGTCAAAATACACACTTGCAATATCAATTATATTGTTATCACCTAAGTTCAGTACAAAGTCAGGTCTATTTTGTGTAAAGGTAGAATCAGTGTTTGCTCGCTGGAAGTATAAGTCTTTTAGTGTTTCAAAATCACGAGGAAGTGGATTGGGGTTGATATTAATAGGTCCGGAGGGTAACTGAAACGCGGTCATGAGTGATTTCGCTGACAATGTATTGGCAACCATCGGATTTCCATTAGAAGTGATAACTGGCTTGTTAACACTTGAACCCACACCCCCATTAATGATAGACGCTTCCGAAATTTGGTATGGGTCTTTTACAGTAAGTAATACTTCAGTCCTATCACCACCAATAGCTTTAACTTTTACACCATCATTTAATTTATGCATGAAGTTGTAAACTATACTATAAACTCCTTGTAAGTATCCATCATCACGGATATCTTTCTCAGGCTGTAATGTTATTAGTGGATACGTGTTACCATTTTCAGAATATGGTATTGGTAGTTTGTATGTTGACTTTAATAAGTTTTCACCAGAATATACATGACGTTCCATGTTGGGTCTGAGTTTTGATAAAACTCCGGGCGCAAGTGTACCATCAACATCATTTACAGTTAATGGTCTCAGAGTACCATCGACACCATCGTTAAATGTGTTTCCATAGGTTGGAACGAACCCAACAACTTCTTCTTTATTTTTAAATCTATCCAATGACATATATTATAGTCCGCCTTTAAATCCACCACCTGAAGGTCCGCTTGGTGACGGTGTTGGGGATGGTCGGCCTGGACCGGTTGAGCCAAAACCTGTCGTTGGAGTTGTTGAACCAAAACCTGTTGTTGGACCTGTCGTACCTTGTGGGCCGGTTGGACCTGCCGTTGGGCCTACCGCACCTTGATTTATATTTCTTACTAAAGATTGGAACGTAAATACAGCAAACACATCACGTGGTTCCTTAATATCTACTTCATTTATAAACTCATCAGAAAATTCAACATCAGTATACGTTTCATACGAAACAGATATTGGTTGCTGGTCTGAATTAAAAAATGGCCGACTTGACCTTTGTATCAAGTCATGCTTTATAGTACTACTATAATTATTATCATCCGATGCAAGTGTAACATCACCATATATTTGTGAATCTACATTAGAATCGGATGCTCCATCAATCTCGTATGAGATTATCTGACCTCTACCATTACGTCTTACGCCACGTTTATTCATTATCTAACCACCTTAAAATAGAAGTTATCATCATAATATTTTGTTGTACTATTCTGGTCTACCCTAAATATAAACTTATAGAATCGTTCCGGTTGAAGTCCATTAAACCAAAAGTTAAAATAGTTACCTTCGGAGTCACAACCCACCTTAGTATAAGTAGTGTCGAACGGAATAATTACCTGTTCTGTTTCAGCATCAACTACCGAGTAGTATGAGGTAGCTGGTAGGTATTTAACCAATTTGTAATTTGATGTTGATGAAAATGTACGTGCCGGAAAACGTTCTCTACCATAGACTCTAATCTTGGCTTTGGAACTTTCTTTATACTCAGTTGACAAATTCTTAACATATAGTATGATATCATCACCACTCAGCGCGGATAGTGCACCCGTATCGAATGAATCACCATCCCATCTTACTTCTAATACCGGTGGATATATTGTATTGGTATCTGACGAGAAGAATTTGATTGAACCAAACTTAGTTGTTGATTGTTCATCCGTTTTAGATTTTTTAACAATGAAACCATTATTGGCTCGTGTACCATCCAACCAATCATTTACATAATCAGTTACTTCGACATCCAAATTAGACGTGTACTTATCAAAAGATTGGTAGTAATGTTTACCTGTGTTGAATGATGAAGTAAACCATGTACCACCACCTTGATTAGAAATCCAGTGCGCATCGTATTTAAAATCAGTATAATATGAAGACGTTAATACATTTGGGGTTTTGAGTGAGAAAGTATCTAAAGACCCACTAAAATCACCACTACCACTACCAAAGAATGTAAATCTAAAGTTGTGATTCCCATCCTGCTGTGCTTTAAAAAATACCGTGACATCGTTTGATGATGTTAAGTTTGATACATATGAGTTTTGTAAATATTCAGACGAGTCTAAAAGCCTACCATCAGGTTCTTGAATACTAAATACAATACCGGATGGAGACCCATCAGCTGAACTTGTATGTATTGTTCCTGGATCTATACTAAAACTTGCTGTGTATATTAGTGTGTCTTGTAATGTTGCTTTACGATTTAATGTAGCACCACCGTAATTTGACGCTGACATTATCAGTACACCATCTTTAATAGTGGTGATTTGTTTAGACTGTTGTTCACTTAAAATAATGTCATTTACAACATACGTAGATGGTAGGTCACCATCTATATTGAATTGGTCAAGAAATATTACATCATTCTCTACATTACTGTATACGAAGAAGTTATCAAGCTGACCATCCGACCCGTTACTACCATTATCATCAAAGAATGTAAATAAGACTTTATGTATCTTATTACCATTTACAGCAGCCGAGCCTGTGAATGACATCTCATATGATTTACTACCCACTAATGAATCAAAATAACCACTAACTTCACTATCATCATAATATGAACCATCTGGCTTATATACTCTAAAATCAATTCCAGATAACGATAATTGTTTTGCGTCAAATGCTATTGTGTAGACTGTACCTTCATCCAATGATGAGGATAGAGCGGCAGTTCCACCACCATAGTTGGATGCCGATAACACCAATGCCCCATCGATTGCTTGTAATGATGGTGAACTACCATCAGTACCAAGTATTGGTTCAATTAACTCAAAGTTACCTGCATTTGAATTAAAGTTGTAGTAAGTTTCAAGTGCTGGAATTAATGATGGGTCAACTGGCTTACCAACTGTGGAATTCAATATATCCCACCCTTCTGATAAACTTCGTGTTACCCAAGTAACATCTGATTCATTGTGTGGCGTGTCAGCTTGAGAACCAAGTCCTTCGGTAAACCCCTCATATAACGGATATACAAATAAGTCGTATTCAGATTGAATTTCACGACTTTCAATATTCTCAACTCTCAATCTATATTGTGGTGATGTGATGTCTCCATTGGCTATTGAAGATGATATTTCTTTTAAATCAAATTCAATGAGTGCTCTACTATTACCCAACAAAGAGGTGTTATCAGTATCGTAAAACTTACCGATTTCAAGAATCTCATCCTTACCCGTGTTTTGATTTTTACGAGCGGAGTCTTCGTATATGGTTGCGTCTTTTTTTGGATATATTCTATAAATCATCTTCTACCTTTTAAAATAATGATACAACTTTACCTACGATGTCTACGTCAGGATATTTTATTTCAAAACAAGTTGGGTCTTTTGGTGGATACACTATACCATTTCTGGTAGCTTCTTTTGTACTATATTTATTATCAGAATAAGTTCCGCCAAATTTATTTATAATTTGTAACCCACCCTCATCTTCTTTATTAGGTCTGACTACCGATTGAACACCATCAACTCCATCCAAACTAACATATAAGTCAGTTAGATTTATCGGTTTGTTAATAGCCATACGTTCGATTTTGAATAATTCTTTTAATGTGTTGATACATTTTAAGAGAACCTCATTTGAATTGTAATTTGGTAATACTATTATTTCGAAGTTGATACCAATATTTACGATGTATGCATTTTTAATATTTACAGCATCAGTTAATATACGATAGTAAGATAAATAGTTTTGTAAGTTTTGCTTTGTAGCATTGTTTAACTGAGTAAGCTTTTTGTTAGAATCATATCCTAATGTATAGAAGTTAATTGCTAATGGATTTGGAATTGGGTCCGGACCATCATCCAATAAAGTATTGATTTGGAAGTCAGGTGCAGCATATGCTTTTGCTACCGAGCCAAATTGTGGTGGTAATGCGTACGCTCTAAGTAAGTAGTCTTCTCTGGTTACGGCTCTATTTTGTGCTCTAAAATATGCAAGAGCGTTGTTACGTACCTGCTCAATCTCTTCTTCAAATTGGGCGCCGGTTGCTGCTACTTCGTTCGTTACTGCTATTGAGTTTTTAACTACATTAAAAACATCATCAACCAACCTACTACCATCAGTTTCAATTACACGTTCTACAATCGTTGTTAAATCAGAAGATGGGACGTTATCAGAAACACCATTACCTATTCGGTATGTAACAGTTAATTCGGTATTAGCTGGAGCTACACCATATGTTTTAGCGTACATAAAGTTTGATGGGTCAACCCCTTGGTCAAGGTCACCACTTGCAGGATATAGTGCGGAGCCAACGTTATCCGGATTTGGAAGTATCTCTTCGTCTGAATTTGATGATACCCCTGCTCCAAATTGAATGTCGAGTGTACCATCGTCAGTTATACGTGTAATGTAACGTTTGGGTACTCTTTTTAGTTTAAGTAATGATGGTGTCTCATTTGCGTAAGCAGCCATGGCTAATGAGTAATCGGTAGTGTTTGGTAATTCTTCAAACACAGTGTCTTGTGCTAGATACTCAACCTTAGTCCACTCATCACCATCATCATCCATGATGCTTATTACATCAATCAAACCATCCGCTTCTATTTTTATTTTATCGTAAGGTTTTGGAGAACCAAAGTTAAATGTAGATGTTTCACTTTTACCACTAACTGCTTTAACATATTTTTTTAATAAATAATAGATAGGTTCGTTTGTTGTTTCGTCAATTTGATAAACCGAAACGTCAGTGGGGTCGAATGAAGATGATTGTGCAAATCTTACTTTATTTATAGTAGTGAATTCAACGTTGGGACTTTCAGTTGAACCAATGACCATACCTTCTTTTAAGGTTAATGCGTAGTCAAAGTTTGGTTTAACATCATCACCACTACCCATCGCTGGTAATATCTGATACACAGTCATATTGGTTGTTGCTGGTACATTTAACTTTGGCTTGTACCCAAATGATTGTGCTATTGTAAATACATTAGACTTTTCTTGAGCTTCTTCTAAAACAGATTCTCTTAATTGAACATCGGTGTAATATGAAAGTACATCACCCACATATGCCGCCATTTCCATAAACATCATACCAGGAGATGATTCATTAAAATCATTATAGGTATTTGGGAAATATGTTTTAGTAAAGTCAATTAGATTCTTACGGATATCACCGAAGTCTCTACCTATTAAATTTACATCTTTTTTTATTTTATCAGCCATGTCTTATCCTTAAACAATAGATATATTACCTTGCTCTGAAACAAGAATTGTTATTTTTGTGTTTGCCCCACGGTCAGTTACCTTAACTACTAAATTTATGTTTACTCTATTATTATCTTCGTTGGTAATTACTCGTATACTATCTATAATAATATATGGAAGCCAGAATTTAATATCATCTCGTAGTGAACTTTCCAAATCATCTGCTAAGTCTTCTGTCATTTGTTCAAATAACAATGAGTATACATCGGAACCAAATGTTGGTTGAAGATGACGTTCACCCTTTCTTGTTAAAATCAAGTTTTTAAGATTAGATATAGCCTGCTCTTCAGTTGTATATGATAGTTTAAATAATGGACTACCACCCAATGGTAACAAAACTCCAACTGCCTTATTCCTTTTTAAGTCTAAAGGATTGATACTAAATTCATTACGGGATGCCATTAGCTACCCTTCTTATTATTTATATGTTTCATTAAACCTGAGTAGTCACGTGTTAGTGCGTCAACTACCGCTTTACCTGCGTCAGTTTGTTGTAGCTGATTAGTTGGTATTGTTCTACCATCTGCGTTTTGTAACACTTGTGGTTGTTGACCCATACCACCAGCGAACGCCTGTGCTTGTGATGCATCAAACATACCACCACCAACTCCATTTGAATTAATACTTCTCCACTCACCACTATCAGCGGTTTCGTTTAACATATCATTTAACGTTGCGTTGCCGGTAAATGATTTATTTATTTTAGTATTAGATTCAAATACGTGGTCTACATCAAGCGGGTCTTTCTCAACAACGTTTGGCTGTGATTGCTTCATCTCTTTTATAATAGAAGCTCGTAAAGACTTCTCACGTTTAGAGACTTCCTTCTTTACCTCTTCTTTAATGATGAGTTGAATTGCCTTAATTAGTTTCTTTGTATCCATGATAATAAATATGTTTATATATAATTATTGTTTCATTAATGTTAACTGAGTTTTTACTTGAGTAATCGTAGATAACAATTGAGGACCACCGGCCGTTAGTGATGGGACTGGCCCACCAGTATTGGCAGCCGCAGTTAGTTGGGGTGCTAACTGTAATAGTGCATCGGTGATTGATTCCAACTGACTGAATATGACATCCATATCAGCTTTCCAATTGGACGTTGATACATTTACCGATTTAGCACCACTGATTAGAACTGAGTCTTTTTTTGAATTTAGAACGAGTCGGTCCGAGTTTAATACTATTTGTGGTTTAGTATATAGAGATGTGGGTGTAACTCCTAACGTAAAGTTATTTGACGACTTAATTCCAACCTTTTGTTTAGAAGCTAAGTATATAGATGAGTCGTCATCATTGATATCTTCTATAACAAATTTATTATACCCATTTGAGTTACCAGCGCCATTACGAATAATAGTGATTGGTGATTCGGGTGTAGTTGAGGTCCAAGATGGTTTAATCTTAGAATCTGAATTTTGTGGAGTATACCCAAATCGAATTGATTGGCCAAACCTACCCTCATGTATAATATCACCTGAGTATGGTTGTAGTTGTGATAGGTCTGATACTATTTTGAACTCTTTATTCTTAGGGTCGGATTTAGAAGGGCCTGATGTGTTCGGAACTCCGGCTGAGGTAATATTATAATCACCACCAATCGTACTTCCTTCAAGTCTGGTTGCGTTTTCTAATATATTATTATTTACATTACCTTGTAATGAAACCGGATGTGAGTAATAAAATACAGTAGCACCACCACCCGTAGCAGATATGAAATCAGAAGGTGCTTTTTGTATACATACATACTCACCAACAACAGGAATAGTTTTACTAAGTATACTTAATGGCTTAGCTAAAATACGTTTACTTGTATTTGATTCTTTTAGAGAAGCTTGTATTGAGTAGGGTCCGTTGGGGTTATCATCATCTAAATATACTTCTAATACTTGTGCATATTTCATTCATCACCCCCATCGTCTTTAGGTAGGTCTTTCTCAACCTCATCAATAGCATCCATCAATTGTCTCTTCTCCTCTGGTGATAATAACATACCACCATCTGAGCCTGAATTGTTGTCCTTCATCATACGTTGGACGATTGCTGCTAATTTAATTAAAGCATCGTCATTACGAACTGATATATCTAAGTATTCTTTTATCAAAGGTACAACTACTGATGCATCACCCAAACTCTTAACCATTGGTTCGAGTTGAGCAATCAGTAGTTTGATTTGGCGGTCTTTCTTTTTTTGATTGGAATATATGTCTGACATAATATCCGAGAAAGACTTACCTTTAAATAATTCAGTATCCTTATCCATTAAATTCCTCCACTCGATGTGTTACTGGTAATATATCACCTTTCATAAAATCGATATATAGTTCTTTGTATATAACCTTCATCTTACCTACCACACGTGTGATGTATTGAGTCTGAACTCCAGTTCTCTCCCTAATAAGTATATAGAGAGCCTTTTTATTGTAAGAATATAGGTTATCACGTGTTCTAAATAATTCAGTAAGCGAATCTGCTATCTTTTGGTCCCGTTCTTTATTGAATATTGTAAGAATATTACTATCCATGTACATTACATAGTAATCCATGAAATCTTTTAGAGCTTCCATTTGTCGTTTATCGAATACCTCATTTACAATATCACGTGACGAGTCTATGACTTCAACACCATCTCTCATTTTCATACGAGCATAATTAGCATTGTTTTCATTGAACAAATAGTTACGTGCTATTACAGTAAAGTATGAGAACGCTCTACCATTGTCTCCATTGAACTTATGAATCTTCTCATTTAAGAATGCTACTACATTTGCTTTAACATCTTCGTATGGAACTTCAAAATAATAAGTCTTGTAAGTATGTATTACATTCTCTGCAAGTTTATCAAATGGGTAATGAATAAACCGATTGTATATTTTATTCTTTAGTCGCTGGTCATCACAATTGTTATATGCGTTGATTGCAATCTCATTTATTTTATTAAAATATCTTTTATTCTTCCTCTTTCGACCCATAGTACTTTTCTAATTGTTCAATTACTTCATACAAATTCTTAAAGATAAATCCAGTCTCATCATCTGCTTCAAAAGAACCTAACTTATCAATCTCTTTCATCTTAGCCATAGAATCATCAATTCTATTTGCGGTGTCTGATATTACTATCTCCTGCTCTTCCACAACATCTTCGTATGCTTCGTTCTTACGAAGAAGGTTTATCGTACTAAATAAAAATACGATTGTTGTTATTGATAATATAATAATTGTTATAATCATATTACTCCTCTATAATTCCTTTAAATGCGTCGAATACACTTTTAGTATCAGTATTACTATTAGTAAAAGCGTCACCTAAATTCCCCTTCTTAGGTCTACCAATAGTTGACTTCCGTGTAGACTTTATTGGATTCATTTCTTTCATCCATCTCTCATTCTCGTATCTTGCAGCGAATAAGTCAGCGGTATGCATTACGTATGGCATCGATGTTTTTAATGCGTCATCTTTATTGTACTTGATAAAATACTCTTTGTTATTCTCGTCATACAATCCATCAGTAAGTTTAATACCAATCCATTCTTCTTGGGTACATTGAATACCAAAGTAGTTTAGTAGATAGAATGTTCTATCGTTTAGATTCATCCAATGGATGTCTGAATTTGTTTTATAAATCTTACCTTGATTCTTTATATGCCATTCGGAATCATTCTTAACATAGTAATCCAACTCAGGCGTACCCAACTTACCAAGGTCGTGGTGTAGTGCTGTGAATATTAGACTCTCTCTACTATAATCACCAACACCACCCAACTCAGAATAAAGGTCGTATACTTTTAAAGCATTACGCGTTACCCTAAGAACGTGGTCGATGTATCCACCTGGAAATGCATTGTGGTAATGTTCTACCGAAGATGCTGGTGTATAAATCATACGTTCTTCGAAGTGGTCGTACATTTTATTAAGTGCTTCTAATCGGTCACCTTCAAATGTTTTGTTAATTAGTTTACGGAACTTCTCGTAGTTCTCTACGAGTTCTTCTGCTGTGAAAAAGTCTAACATATTATTTTAAATTATTTTATCGATGATACCACACTCAAGTGCTTTTTCTGCTGACATAAAGTAGTCTGAAGAAGATATACCTTCCCAATACTCTTTGTCCATTTTAGAATTTTCAGCCATAAGTTGATTACAATCATTCTCTAACTCTTCAGAGAATCGTGCGTTTGATTTAACATCACTCAACTTACCTACTGCGACTGTTGATAATTGATGTACCATAATCTTAGAGTGTTTAGATGCAGCCCGTAGACCAGTACCACAAGTAAGTAGAAGTGCTGCTGCTGACATAGCTGACCCTCTTACAATGATATTAAACTTAATACCTTGAGCTTCTTGAGACTTCATGTAATCTATCAAAGCTAAAGTTTCGATTACATCCCCACCAGGAGAGTTGAGTAATATATTAATAGTATTGATATCACCATTTATCTTCAGAAGTAATCTGACCTTAGATACAATGTCAAATGTTAACCCACTTGATATTTCATCTTGTATTAAGATAACATTGTCCGTGGTGTCTATACCATAATCGAATTCACGATAAAAACTTCTATGGTCATCTTTAGAGTTATCCGTATCATGATAACTTAAACTAACTCCAGCAGAGGTTGGTGTTGTGTTGTATAGTTCATCCATTAGTTTATAACTTGTTTATTTATATACAATATACAAAAAAATATTGACATACACAAATTTATTTAGTAGATGCGTTTTTGTATATATGTTTAGTCTTTGAATTAGATTTACGATTCTCACCATATAATTTTCTAGCATCATCATCCGTTGGGATAAATGTTACATCTTCCTTTTCAATTGGTTCAGTCTTTGGTACAACTGGTACTTTGGTAAGTTCTGGCACAATAACATCATCGATAACTTCGTCTGACTCTTCCTCTTCAGAGATTGGTAGTTTTACATCAGTAGGTTTAGATGTTAACTTGTTTAATGCTATTACCATTGAAATAGCAAGTGGGTCAAATACAAATACTATAAGTAATGTAAACCAATTAACAATCACATTCATAGGTCGGCCGGTGATTTCGGACATATATCTCAATGGCCCAACTTCGGCGGCTACTTCGTTATTAGATTCTAAATCCAATACTTTTAAATCGAGTGATGTAATTGAATCGGTCAATACCTCAATTTTTATTGATATACCATCACGTGATTCAACTGCTGATGTTAATTGACGTTCCAAAGCTCTACGTTGAGATGATGACGTTGTTGTTATAATCTGACCAGTTTCTTTGTCACGATATTGTACTACATTATTAGATAGCCCATTACGTAGTTCCGTAATTGATTCCGATAACTGATTCTTTTCTATATTAAAGTAATCCAATTGTTCTTGGAATCTTCCCTTCTTTAAATCAATTACTTGAACTTGTTTATCCAACACACCTAATTGGTCAGCAGTCTTTTGATATGCTGATGTTAAGAATCCATAGATACCTGCTGAGGTGATTACCATTAATACACCAACTGCTAAGGTAAGATACCACTTCATCCAACCAGCAGTCTTCCAATTGTTATGTAAGTATGATGCTATTATAAGTTTAGAAAATTCTAATGAACCAGCCATTATTATTACCTCAGTTCTAGCACCAGCAAACAGTGAACTTAATCCAAATACTGAATAATATGCAGCTGAAATAGCTAACCCTAATGTACTGATAGTCATTAGGAGTATGAACATATTCTTCCTATTAAAAAGTTTTTTCATTTATTTTTCCACAAATTGGTTTTACTAACTTCAGGAGTTGTACTTATTATTAAACTACGTTTTCGCTAAGCAGCTCAAGCCAAGTTAACCACCTGATAGGTATAAATATCAGGAAAATAATTAATAAATTAATTAAATCAAGCTTTCCCCATACTATGCCCTTTTGGATGTGTACCAAAATTGGAAAGATAATCTAACACAGTCAACTCCTTCATCTTAGCCTCGACCTCAATGTCTAAAGAATGACCATATGTATTGATTTCAGAATAGATAAAATCAGAATGTGCTTGTGCTTTTACACCTTCTTGTTCCAATAGACGTGATTCAGAGTAATGGACTAAGGGTTTGTAGTCACCCCACGTTGACATAGCTAACTCAAGTGCTTCTTGTTCAGACAACCCACCGGTATTGAATTTGTGGTGGTGATAGTCAAACGTAATCGGAATACCAATATGTTCGTGTAGATACATAAGGTCTTTGACTGAGTACATACTTGCTTTGTCATCGTTCTCAACAACCAATCGTGATTGGACTGACTCAGGCAATCTCTTGAAGTTCTTGATGAATCTATTCATAGCAGACATCTTATCACCATAGACACCATTACAATGGATGTTAATGGGGTTCTGATGACTTCTCTCTAACCCCATAAGGTCAAAGTGTTCTCCGTGGATTGAAAGGTCTCTAATCGTATTATCTACAACTCTATCGTTAGGTGACACCAAGACATTGAATGGGCCAGGATGTGAAGTGATACGTTGACCATACGACTTAGCTAAAGTACCTGCACCCTTGAGTACATTACTAAACTTAGTATAGTCTGGCATATCTGATAACTTGAACTCACTAGCCCATGGAACTAAGTCAGACGACATACGGAATAGTTTGAAACCATTACGTTCGTTCCATTTGATAATCTCTACAAGGTCTTTAGCATTTTGTAATGCAAGGTCTGATGACCTACTGATACCTTCTTTAAGGAATGTTTTTTTAATCATACTACGATTGGTAGTAATCTTGTCCTTACGAAGGGTCATGTTGATACAGCAATATCCGAGGTTTGTCATATGTTTCTTATTTACTATGTAAATGTACAAAAAAAAAGGGGACTATACAAGCCCCCTATGTTAAATTTATGTTAATTCTTCAAAGTCAATTGAAGGAATTTCCTCACAAAACCAATAGTATCCATCTCTTTTTAAAACAGTATCAGCGTTAAGGTGTTCCTTCCATACATCAATTATCGGATTTCGGTCAATTTTAATCTTTTTAACCACGATGAACAACTTATCATTAAACGTAACTTTTTGCGACCTGAAGAATCTATACACTATTTAACTTTTACTTTTATCGATTTAGCCTTACGGTCCTCATACTTAGGTATTGATACAATAAGTAACCCATCCTTAGCAACAGCAGATGTTTTATTTATATCAAACGCATCATGTATCTTGTATCTCTTTTCCAATTTACGATGTTCCTTTTCAGCTTTGATTTCAATCATTCGGTCAGCAACAATAACATCGATGTCTTCATTGGACAATCCAGGCACTGCGAATTCCATAGTTAGTACATCATCTTTTAAAAAAGCAGTATTTGAATTAAGGCCTGCTTCATTCCCCCACTCCCCCAACATAAAGTCGGAGACCATTGTGTTTAGTCTATTAAACGTCATATTATATTCCTTTTATTAATTTATTAATACATTAACAATAGAACAATATGTAGACCAATTGATTATTTCATGACACGATGTCAGTTTACCGATAGTGGTTGTGACATTCCTATACATTTATAGAAATAAGTGTCACCTTTTTTCTTATCAAACGTCAATATATAACCATCCATTTGAAACGTGCTTATTGTTTTCATAGCTATATCATAGTCATTACACGTTAAAAGAAAATGTGTATCGGTAATAACTACATCAATAGACGTAGCTGATGTATGTTCATCGTCAATGTCAAATTCATCGTCAACCTCAAACTCAAAAAGAACGTCATCCGATATATTAAAGTAATCGTATACGTATTCTAATTTGGCTACAACCCCAAGTGACATAAAGAAGTTATATTCAGATTCATCCCAATGCCATTCTCCAAAATAATTTTCCATAATAACACCAATATCCCTTCCGTTTACTATAACTATCTATTAATTGAGTTATGTATCTCATTTAATAAAATTAAAGCCTCTCGTGTTATTATATTTTTATCCCTAGCACACTCTAAACAAATTTCAACAAATACCAAATCCATTGTTTGGTCCGCTATGTAAGACTCCAATCTAAGTAGACTCTTAATCATTTTGTTAGTGTAATCTACTGAGGGGGATTCGTCCGCAAAGGTAATGAGTTGTTTTATCTTTTGCTTAGCTATGGTGAAGTAAGGGTCTTTACGTTCCGTTAAGATTGTAGAGACCCCATCATCTAAAAATAATGCTAATTCAGAAACATCTCCATGGTCAGTGGTATCCAACGTTGAAGTTAGTATCCTTGAAATTACATCATCACCCACTTTTAAATTTTAGTTTAAAATACCTAACCGATATCGTTGTTGAGTCGAAGATATAGCAGTTTCCAATGTTTGAATAATCTTCGTTGCTTCCGACTTTGTTAATTCAATTTCATGGTTACCCACTATTAACGACCCAAGCTCCATACGATTTTTTATAGGAAAATCTTCCTTTGTTAAATCAGGATTAAAAGCGAAGTCTATTGAACTATAATTTTTACCATAAGCTTTGGCCTGTCGAACGACCTCACTTTCTGTAACTCCATAAGATTGGTTTACAAACCCACGTTGTTTATTGTTGTGCTTTTTCATTATATAGAAATTGTTTATTTACTATAAATAGTTTTCACAACTTTAATAAAATCACTTTCTGCGATTTCTACGAGAAACTCTATTAAACTTTTTCTCGTTAAAACTCATAGCACTTCGTATGGGGTGTGTTCTATTAATATTTTGCTTATACCTAACACACTCTGCTGCCCAAAACCATGCCATACTAACACTGTCTTGTGGTGGTATCATAAACTCTAAACCAATAGAACCACCATTTCCATTTGATATCGTAAAACGACCATCAGTGGTCATTTCAGTTTTAGCGGATGGGTACTTCTTTAAGACCTTACGTTTTAAAGATTTAAATTTCTTAACATCAATTACCATTATTAAATATCTTTGTAAGTGTACGACTTATGTGATACGTTGTCAACTCTTTGTTAACCGAACATGATTCAAGCGTCTTTCCATTTTCCAAATGTACTGAATAGACCCACCCCTTTTTAAGCTTTTTAGCAATCGTGACGGCACCAACTCGGTTAGTGCCGTTCACGTTTACTACTACATTATCACCTACTGAGTATATCATTGTATAACACTGATAATTTTAGTGTCAACGACAGCAGTTACCTCGAACTCTAAATTACTTCCTTCGAATTCAGCAACAACCTTAGTTTCAGCATCCGTTACAGATATGGCTTGAACTAAATATTGTTCAGTTACTTTTTTAACTCTTCCTTTGTCATCTTCATGATGAACCTTTACTTTTGCAATGTAATAACTCATAATTTACTTTTATTTAATATTGATTATAATTATTGTTTAACATATCGTAGAGCTGAACCTCGTCTACTAACTCATACTGACCATTAGGGCCAGGATCATTATAATGAGTGAAAATTGTATGATAGAATTCAACGAACTCTTCACCATCGTGTTGTCTTCCAGCGGGGATAACAATGAACTCAAAGTTATCTCCATGGTCAACAAATTTTAATGCATCATCAGCACCAGTTACTCTAAATATTTCAGGTGAATATTTTAAATCCATAATATAGTCTGTTTGACTATCTTCTCTATAATCCATATGACTTGCCATAGATTGAATATAGTCATTGAGTTCTACACCATCGTCAGTTGCTTCGTAAGCCAACTTACCATCCGCACGTAATACCATCCGTACCAACCCCTTGTCTGATAATTCAGATAATGCGTTATCAGTCTCCCACATTTCATATGTCCTAAAAGTTTTCATAAGAACATCGGACAATAAGTCATCGTCATTGGAATTGGACAAGTCATCTCTTAAATACTCAAGGAACTTCTCAATGTGTTCAATATTCATTAAATGAAAAAAATCGTCTTTATATAGTTGCTTTCTAACTTCGGAAAACAAATCTTCGAAGTCACCTTTATTGTCCCAATTCATACTCTCTTATTATAGTTTGTAAATAAGCCATAGCTTCAGAATTACCCATTAACATATCTGCGTTTTTATATCTAAGTACAACCTCTTCAGTTCCATAGTCATAAACCATACTCTGAAGTTTCTCCTTACTTGGTAATGTTTTTTTATTAAATCCCATACTAATCAAACCACTCTGACCTATTAGTCTTTACGTTATCAACGTTGTTATACTTAGGGTCACCACCCAATTTAGAAGCGGCCTCAGCAATCTTTTCGTTAACTTCATTGTCACCTAACTGACCAATTTCTTTTGCTCTCTTCAACTCCTTAGTTGTCAACTTATCACCTTTACTTAATGCTGCATACATCTTAGTATGATACTGACCCAATGGCCGTGTCTTTGTTTTAAGATACTCTGCTTTGGTATCTAAATACTCGAAGAATGCATCTTCACTCAATTGAGTTATCTCTTCTTCGGTTAATTCATTATTAGGGTCGTAAATCATATATACAAATATACAAAAAAAATATTAAACATCCAAACCATTTCGTCTCATTTGTTCGTGACAATAGTAATTATACAACTCCTCAAGGTCCATTGCTTTTTTACTCATCATCTCATCCCACAAACAAAATCCAAACTTCTCTCTTAATTCAATCTTCAAATCACGTAATAACTTTTGTTCATCCTTAAACGCTTCTTCGTCAAGCTTCAAAGCCTTTACGTTTTTCATCTTAGCAGCAGTTCTAGCCATAGCGTAGTCGCCGGTCTCATCCATTGTCTTTTGGAAGATGGAAGAGTACTCTTTACGAGCACTCTCCGCTTCCGTGTAATAGTGAGAATAATTGAAGTCCCCATTCTTAATCTTGTCAAACAAGTGAGCGTTAATGGGTAAACGCTTTTTCTTTCCTTTAGTATACCATCTGAACGGATTATATCCCATGATTAAAACGGATTAGAAATATCTTCGGTTTCAACATTGAACAAGTTATCATCTTGAGGAATTTCACCTAAGAACTTCTGAACATATTGTTTCATATAAACTCTTTCAGATTCAGCCCCACCACTTTGGTCGAACATTGGATAAACAGCCAACTCTGCAGCCTCACTTAGTGAGAACCCATCGTAGAGTAGAGACCCAATCTCAACTGCGGTCCGTGTAGATAGTGCGTTAGATAACTTTGGAGACTCAGACATCAACTCGTTACGAGTCATGGAAGTCACCTCAGCAACATTATTTAGAATCTCAATATCAACCGATGGGTACATCATTTGAAGTAGTTGAGTTTCCTCATCACGAGTCAAAGTATCCATTTCAATTGGAATGAATCGGTCAAGAATTGCCCGGTCAAGAGAACGTGTAGCGGTGTACTCATTACCAATGTTAGCAGAGGCGATGAACGAAACACCATCGGCGACCTTAACAACAGGAGCGTCAGCAGCCTCATCGAGACGTAAGTAACGTTGACCTTGGTCAAGGACGGTCATTAGAATGTTGTGAGCCTCAGGATGGGCCCGAGTCAACTCATCAAGAACAACCACGGTATTTGGAGTGGATATCGCCTTGACAAATGGTGATGGGTTAAACACCGTACCTTTCTTGGTTTCAAACTGAGTGTTCCCAATCAATGTGGTTCGTGGGTCTTGGGTAGCTCCCAAGTTAATTACAAAGGTGTTGTAACCTTCAATTGAATTGGCAGCAGCCTTAGCAGCCATAGTCTTACCACAACCGGCTGGACCAGTCATCATAATATTCTTACCACGAATGATGTTACGAATAAGAAGTTTCCACTTCAAAGGATTCATGAACAACATCTGAGGTTTAAGACCTTCAGACTCCTCGTGAATAAACTTGAGGACATCATCTGACATCTCAACTGAAATTGGTGTTGATTGTGATTTTGGTTTATACTCCAATGATAACAACCCACCATTTGGATTGTTGAAGTTACCAACAGGCTCAAGGTTATCTTCAACCTTTGATGATGGAACACGTGTATGTCCTAACTCACCATCGGACAATCGACCAACGACACGAACCTTCCATCCCCACTTAGCAGGATTGTTGGCGGCCGCTCTGGCACGTTTGTAAAGAGAAGAACCCTTCTCGTTTAATTCCTCAATAAGGAAGTTAACTCCATTGGAGTCTTGAAACATTAGTTGATTGTCTACTTCTACAATCTTACCGAAAACTGATTTTTGTGACTTCATATTTTTATATTTCTCAATTATTACTCTGTAAATATAGTGATTTAGGTTCACAACTCCAAACTTTTAATGTTAAGTTTATGTTAACTTTTCATATGATAAAACCGATTGTAATAACCAACCTCACCTACATTAACATCATTCAATGGGGTGTACCCATTATACTGATTGGTATCATACAACATTCGTTCAATCATTGTACACATACCTGCTTTGAACTTATCATCGCAATACTCATCGGTACGTTGGAGTTGGTTGTTAACGTAATCTAAAACTTTTTTTACTTCAATTGTCTTTCTCATATCTCTCAATCTTACAGTACTAAAGTACGACATTTATTTTATAAATCCAAACTTTTAATGTTAAGTTTATGTTAAAGTTATCAACATTAAATAGCAACTTCAAACTTCTTATTTAAGGTCTTAGCCAGTTGGGTCATATTATTGGTGTCAATAAATTCAGCATCGTTTCCATACATTTGTTTAAACCCATCAGTACCATGCCCCTCCCATTCGGATATGAAATATGACAACACCTTAACTCCAGCCTTTCTCATTTTAGACACTTGCTCTGCCGTATGTTTTCTGGCGGCTTGACCCCCATAAGAAATCTCTTGGTTATCAAAACCAGGGAAACCATCTGAGAAGTTTATTAGGTATGTGTCCACACCTGATTTGGTTTTAGTAATCTCATTCATCACAGCCTCATAACACAACCCCTCAGGAGTAGTACCATCGGATTGAATGTGTTTAAATAATTGTTGAATCTTTGAGAACTTATCTTTACGACTATCATATGCAATCAACATTAGTGGTTGACACTTACTCCAATTGCCTGGTGAGTAGTAGATACCTCGGTACGAAATAACAACATCAATGTTGTCAGTCATCGAAGCCGCCTTAGCAATAGCCACAGCAGCGGTTTGTGTACTATTCCATTTTGACCCATTCATTGATGAACTCGCGTCAATTGAAATATGTAATACAATCGGTGTAGTGTTACTTATTAAAGTTTGTTCAAAGATATCGAAGTTACCAAACCCAATCTCATGAATCATACGACTACTCAACTTACCACTCTTCATTCGTGGGGTAGTGAGGACACGTTCCTCATTACGAGTCTTGAGTTTCTTACCAAGAATAGTACCCAACTGAATACCCTTCTTGATATACTTATCACTACTGCTGGTTCTGTATTCCGAATTAGTCAACATACCCACCATATCCGAATCAATTAACCCACGGGTTAAATTGTTAATAATGTAGGTTTGAACTCCATTGGAACCAACCGACCAATTACTTTTGGCGAATCCCTTACCAGTAACCTCAGACTTGATATCAGCCTTATCTAATTGGTCAATCTTATTCTTGTCAGACTTGGAAATCTTCTTCTTCTTAACATCACCTTCTTGAAACTCTTTTTGTTTTTCAATAGCGTTATCCAACATTTTCTTTTGGCGGTCTGAGAGTGGTTCATATTGACCACCAGCTCCATTAGGATTACCTTCACCACTTGGAGACCCACCTTGTGTAGACTCATCATCTGAATCTGAACCATCATCGGAGTCACTTGGTGATGTTTCACCATTTCCATTAGAACTCATACCATCATCAGAAGTGGGGTTATTCTCAGTGTCACCACTCATAGGTGACTCACCATTTTCACTATCACCACCTTGTGGTTCACCATCACCATTAGACGATGAGCCAGTATCACTACCGGCAACCTCAAGTTGTTTTTCAACAATCATAAGAATCTCACCAGCCACATCCATAGCTTCCCACGATGATTTTAGTCGTGATATGTTACGTAGATTAAGTACATTCCAAATCTCACGAAGACCTTTAAGAGCATCGAGGTCACGATTCTCGTTAGTCAAGTTGATGATACGGAACATATAAGAATCCCAATCCTCAGTACGATACTCAGAAGACTCAAGACCTTTGTCAATTACCTTAGAGTGAAAGTACTTATCGTACATAGACTCGTAGTAACCACGATAGCCAGGCGCCGTAGTGTAAACGTGATTATCAATACGTCTATCTTCAACGTAGTTAAGAAGTGATTTTAGATTGTTACTAACTATGTGACTAAGTTCATCAGTCTCACATTGGTAACGATTAGCCATCCACTCTTTATCAATAGTAGTGGGTAGGTAACCACGATTCATTTCCGTAAGTGTTGTAAAGTCAGTCAGTGCGATGTGAGAACCCTCGTGGAGAGCCAGACCAACAACAGGGTCGAACTCTTTATCATCTAACTTAGCCGATATAACAACCTCAGTACCATCAGTATAGGATTGGTCTCCACGACCATCAAAGGTCACAGGAATTGACTTGCCAGTTACGATGGAAACGAAGTTAGCGATACTACGTTTGTAAGACATTAACTTCATTAAGTCATTTGACTTCTTTTCTACTGAAGAAATCTCAGTATCATCGAAGATTGACTCATCAAGCCAGAACGATGAATAGGATAGATTATTTTTTGACATACTTCTCATTTCTTATTACTATACTAAAGTAGTGAATATATTCGATATAAACAAGTTCCTAATGTTAAGAAATTGTTAAAGTTTTCTGAAACCATTTTACTTGCGAGAGTAAGGACCATTGTATTCATACATTAGACCCATTGTAGGGTGGTTAATTGTATTACCTTTGACGATAGACTCTGAGAGTTTAGCTCCCAATCTCGACATTTTCAAACCGGTGATATATAACTTACCACCTAACATTTTTGAATTCTCTTGACTTACGTTGATTGATTTTTTCATTTTTTATTCTTTATTAATTATCTCTCTTTACTATGTAAAGATACGAATAAAAATCCGAAATGCCAAGAAGTATTTGAATTAATCTTAAATTTAGAACGAATCTAAATAAGAAAGTTAGTGACTTAGAAATCACTAACGATGTAACGCAAACTATAAGTTTTTCTTATGTTTAGCCTTACGCGTATATTGTTTTTTACTTTTATGTACATTACCACGCATAGCCTGCCATATCTCTTGAATGGTAAACTCTTTTTTTTGTAATGTGTCTTTTGTTTTTTTCATCATGTATAAATACTAAGTTATCCACAAAGTTATCAACATCTATTTTTTAAATTTACCACGAACTCTATCCGATATAGGTATTGAATCACCATTTTCATCTACCCTTACGAATTTTATGTTTGTAGATAGTATAACTGATTGATTACCTGAGTATACGTTATGTGCTCTTGCTTCCATATACAATGTAACCGAAGTGGTCCCTATCTCAGCAACACTACCATATATCTTAATTAACTGACCCTCACGTGCTGGTCGTTTAAATAAACACTCGTCTATCTTAATAGTAACGACTCGTGGAGTGTCACATACTTGAGATGCAAACGCAGCCCCAGCTGCATCTAACCAAGCAAGTAACTTACCACCAAATAGATTAGCATGAAATCCTAAATCAGATTTCTTAACTGGATGTGTTGATATTAATTCCATTATAACTTACCATCTTTTTTCATTTGTTCTCGAATCTTAGTAGCTGATATGTCGGATACCTCTTGTGGTGGCACGTGTTCATTTATGTCATAACCCACACCTCTACCATAGTTAACCGATTGTATGTCAGGAATAATAACAGTTTTAATTCTACCTTGAGTTATCAAGTCGTAGTGAATGTGACCCAATCTCATTTGTATACGTTTAGCGGTCCATGGGTTATTCTCATCAACCTCCACATCTCGTATAGCAAGACAAACGTTATTACCTTTATTTAACTCTTGGTCAATTAACCATTGATGACCTTCGTGCCATGGTTGCCACCTACCTATGAATAGTGAATACTTCATTTAATGATTCAGTAACTGATTTGTTTGTTGTGTTAATTTTAATATCAGAGTCGTTGAATTCAAAATCAGACGCAAAGTAATCTTCACGACCCCTCGTTTCAGTTGTATGTACGTAATAGTAATTAATATCTAAATCCCTTAGCTCATCACGTATATCATTGTAAGGAGCAACAACTGATACGAATACATCGTACCCTTTGTATTCTAAGAATCTTGCTATATTATTAACATTACGTAAGTTATTCAACCTACCTTCTTTTGAGTAATCTTTATTATTAAAGATAGTTCTCATTTCATCACCATCAATATGTATGTGTTTCTTAAACTCCAATTGAGGTGAGTTACTTATCATAGCTTTAGCCAGTGTGGTCTTACCACTCCCTGGCTGTCCATAAAACCAATGTATCATATTCTTATTAAAGTGGTGGTCCTAATAACCACTCTTTTATTTCTTCTCTTGCTGAGTTATCTATTTGGTCTTCCCAAGCATCACTCCATTCTTTGTGTAAGTAATCTCTATGATGTGATAACAAGTCATCACCCCTATCAGTGTATGCAATTATACCCTTCAATACAGCGTATGACTTCTTCTTCTCAGTTACATCCCAATCAGTATTTTCTATAAGAGTATACATCATCAGAATTATATCAGATACGTCTTTCTTATTCCAAAGTTTAGATATGTGTTCTTGCTTGTTCATTAAGAATCTTAGAGCGAAAGACGAGATTCGAACTCGCGACCCCCACCTTGGCAAGGTGATGCTCTACCAGCTGAGCTACTTTCGCTTATTGAGCGGAAGGGTGGCTCCGCCCCACCATCTTTGAACTGGATGTTCAACGAGTTTCTCTTAACTCCTCTTCCGCATTATAGAGAATGATAACCCGTAGCTTAAATTGAGCGGCCTTATCCCAATCTTTAACCATTCTCTTTGAGCGGGAGGTTGGTACTGCCCCAACACCTTCTATCTGGATGATAGACGACTTTCTTTTAAGTCTTCTCCCGCGTTATTGTTTATACAATATACAACAATTTTTTGAATAAAACAAATAAAATATAAAATACTTGACTGCGAATTGCGGAAGATATAGGATTCGAACCTATGGTACATTGCTGTACGCTGGTTTTCAAGACCAGTGCATTCGACCACTCTGCCAATCTTCCTAACGGATATTATCCCTTTAATACTTGTTTGTCGTTATCATCAAACTCACCATACTCTTGGCCAAAGTTATCACGTAGTGTAGATAGTTTATCAGTAGCATCAGTCAATTGTGATACTAACAAATCAATCTCTTCAGTATGTTGTGGGTGTTCTCCGATAGCTACCGGATTTTCAAAGTAGATAGAGATACGTGCTCTTGAATCCATAATCTCTGCCGTGTACTTTGATTCCAATGCTTGGAATAATCTTCTTGAAATTTTACTCATAACGTTTCTTTTTTAATCTTATATAAATAGTCTACCCAATTTTAGTAAACTTAGTTATCCGACAAGGACTCGAACCTTGAATGTCTGTACCAAAAACAGAAGTGTTGCCATTACACCATCGGACAATTGTACTCGGTAGGGGAATCGAACCCCTCTTTTATGGATGAAAACCATAGGTCCTAACCGATAGACGAACCGAGCAAATAAGAGTAGTCGTTAGGATACGGAGTCCTATTAATAGTAACTTACATTTACCCCTGCAGAGGTGTACTAAACTTTTTACCCACTCTATGTGAACCCGACAGGATTCGAACCTGTGACCGTCTGCTTAGAAGGCAGATGCTCTATCCAACTGAGCTACGAGTCCCCTTTAATTAATATTCGTATTCTCCATGGGCCAATGCTTGAAATCCACCGGTCTTTGTCCACTCTTCATTTGGTACACCTACTTGTAGTGATTCATCACACCCCTTAGTACGAGAATCGAAGAACTCATTCTCAACATAAGCCTCTTCCATACATAATTCATAGACCGCATCCTCACCATAGGCTTCAATGTTGGTTTTGTTATCATAGAATTCGTACTCATTCCACACTTCGTTTTGTAGATAGTTTACCAATTCTTGCTCTGAATCACCTTCATATGGTGGTTCACATTTTCTTAACGCTTCTACGTTAACTTCAATAGGTTCACTTGCAGATGAGATTGTCCAAGTCTCTACTTTACGGACATAAATCTTTTCAGACATAACTTAATATTTAGATATTTGATTTTCTATTTCATGCACCAACCCACTATTACTAATATGTGGTATCACTTTTTCCAAAAGTTCTTTCATAAAATCTTTAGATTTCTTTTTTGAAATTTGTTGATTAGTATGTTCTACTTGATACAAGTGATATGCCATCTCATCAATTGACTTTAACTTGTTGTAGTACTTATCCAATCGTTGGTCTAACTTACGACTACGACTCAAATCAGTTACAGTTGGTATTGCTTTATGTAGTTCATCAATACGACCTTTGAGGTATTGAATCTCTAATAGTTTGTGTAGTTCTTGTTCATTCATAATTTAATAATCTATACCTTCAATTGGTTCGGTTAATGAGTTGCCGGCTGATTCAAATCGAGTTTGACCAACTAAACTCACCTTGTGTGCGATAGCGTTCATATTACGTTTAAACATAGTACGCATATCTTGTCTTGGGTGATAGGTGTATGTAGATGGTAAGAATTCATCTGATACTATTATATTATTTTTTAATGTATCTAAATTATATTCTATAATCTTACGTAGTCCTTCACGTGTAATTACATATGAATGTGTGTTATATGAATAACCAGGACTTACCCAATTGGCCAACCCCACATTACTATCACTAACCCCATCCATATTAGGTACTAACGTTCTTGATAAGAAAGCTAAATCCCAATCATAGTCTTGGAGTTCATCAAATGATTCCCATGGAAACTCCGTAATGGGTTCGAAGTCATCTTCTAATATCAGTATAGTTTCATGTCCGTTCTTATATGCATCTTCCCATACTCTTATATGAGAACACATACCACCAGCTTCACCAACAGTAACATTTCTATTGTAAAATAAATTACCATTTGATTCAGAATTAGCAACCCAATCTTTATAGAAACTCACACCATGACTATCTCTAAGTTCATCGGTAGATAATTCTTCACGACCATTTACACCATCAATTATATGGTACGTTGTGTGATTAGGTAAGGATAACGCGTTCAATCTTTTTAAGATACTATTATAATTATCAGCGGATTGGTCAATTGTAATTATATAGACTTTATCTATCGTCATACTATCCACACTTTTTAACTGAGTACAATTTATCAAAAACCTCTAATTCCAATAACTTACCTTTGGCAAATAAACTTCGTGCTTCTTCTAATGAGGATGCGTCACACGTATAAATTGATTCTTTAGTCGAATCGTTAATTGAATAAAATGAATACTTACTCATATTAGTTTTTCTTTTTAAGTTCAGTTATTAAATCAATGACAAAATCACCAGCATATGTTTTACCACCAACGTTCCAATCAGAGTTCATAGTAGTAGTGTATTCGGTATCATACGTCTTCCAATCGTAGATAGTAAATATTTCACCATCTGAGGTACGTTGGAATACCCATTCTTTTTGAATCTTACCATCACCACTTTCGTTTGAGAATGTTGGGTCACCAAAGGTGGCAACGAGTTGTTTGTAGTTCCAACCAATTAATCGGTCCTTTAGAGAAGTGTTACCAACTAATTTAAGTGCTGATTTTTCATTTGTGATTTTATTATATTTCATATTTCTCCAATGTTTATCCCTACCAATATACGAATAATATTTTAAACTGCAAAATTAGATTGTTACTAAATTGTTAAAGTTTTATAGCGTACCAATTACGTTCATCAATCTCCACGTGATACCCATTGACTTTTAATAACTCCATTATATCAGCTTCCCATCCATTTAAAACAAGATGTTCGGATTCAAACTTTATGTATTTAGGTTTACATCGGTGCCATGGGAACATACGTAGTACTTCACCATCATAACCCTCAGTATCTATTTTTAGATAATCAATTTCATCAATATTGGTTAATTTAAACAATGTATCAAAGCACATGGTTCTAACCTCAATCGGTATAGTAAGATTTACATTAGAGTTTTCGAGTAAGGTACTCATACCTTTGAAGTCTGAATCTTTTTCTATAACCTCATCGCTAGCCATATACATAGTAGCCAACCCATCAGTTGGGTATATTGCTGCATTTACATAGTGTATGTTTTCTTCGAACTTTATATTGTTAAAGTATTTTGGTATAGGTTCCATGACCACACCATGCCAACCATGGAACGACATATATGATAGTGTATCAAAATCACATGAACCTATTTCTAAAAAAGTCTTAGTCATCTTTTTTCGTAAATGATTTTATAAAATTATACCAGAATATGGTAGAGTAAACTGGCCAACCACAAAGTATAACCACTCGTTCAAGATTGCTCAAACCAACTGTACCTCGTATCTCAGATACTTTATTGGTAAAGAAATCAATTATAGCTAAATTGATAACACCAACTATGACATACCATTTTAATAAACTAAGAAACATATGTACTATTGTATATAGACTCCCAATTCTCTTTTTCAATTATATCAACCTGCTCCCATTCGGAATCCCAATCAATTCCAAATATGTTAGATTGTTGTTGGTGTTCAGTGAACTCATTTAAGTAATTCGTATTATTGTACCATTCACGTAACACTTCCTCAAGACTACCATAATCATCTACTACCTCATCTACATTATTATATCCATAGTCCATATAATACGACATAAGTTGTGACTCGGTTGGTCTTATAAGTTCAGCTTTACGAACTTTAACAACAGCATAGTATTTCTTTTCGCTAGTCATGAGTTATTTCTTTATTCAGTATCTCTTCTTGCCAAGGTTGTAGTTTAGGTAATTCAGCTGAGTTCGTTGGTGTATCAACCCATCCGTTTTCTTCCAACAACACTTCGGCTATAATTTCTTGATTTTCATCATCTACTATAAACAAGTCAATGTTATCTCTATCCAATAGAGACTTTCTATAACCAAATTCTTCCATTTGCTTTTCTTTAGTTATTACAACTATCTTTATAATCTAAATACATTTGATATCCTCCTATCAAACCAATTGTAATCATCGGGATAAATATTGCGTATTCTAACATCTTATTTACAAAATTCTAAGTATCCTTGATGGTATGCATCAACTCTACTTAATTTATGATTCGCTTCCATTTCCTTTTTAGCCCATTCCATTACCTCATCCCTCATACCATGGGCGTGGGCCTCGATTAAGATTTCTTCAATTTCTTGTTCGTGTGTCATATCTATTTTACTTAATTACTTAATGGAGCTTTAATAGGTGGATGTGATTCATATCCGATAACTTCATAATCGAACTCACCATTTAGAATATCTACATTACTCAACTTTAACTTTGGTATACTCATATCATCTCTTTGAATTAAAGTCTTAGCGGCATCTATATGATTTTTATATAAATGTACATCCCCAAGATTACCAATCAAATCACCTGGCTTGTATCCAGTCTCTTCACATAGTAGTAGGAGTAATGTGCCATATGATGCAATGTTGAATGGTAGACCGAGGAATGTATCCACACTTCTCTGATTCCACATCAAGGATAGTTTACCTTCTGATACATAACATTGGAATCCATAATGACAAGGTGGAAGAATCACATCATCCAACTCACCTACGTTCCAAGCAGAAACCATATGTCTACGAGAATTAGGATTTGTTTTTAGGTTGTGTATCAACTCTTTAATTTGGTCTTTACCATTCCAATCTCTCCATTGCTTTCCATAGATAGGACCTAACTCACCCCACTTCATAGCAAATTCATCATCGGTTTTGATTCGTTCAATAAACTCATCCATAGTATCAGGCCAATTACCTTTATACTCATTAGTTTTACTAATATAGTTTTTGAAAGCATCACCATTCCAAATGTTACATCCGTTGTCCACCAAGTACTTGATGTTGGTATCTCCTTTTAAGAACCACTTCAATTCAGTCATCATTGTTTTGACTGCCATCTTCTTTGTGGTTAGGAGTGGGAATCCATTACACATACAATATCTAATTTGTTCACCAAATATAGATATGGTACCAGTGCCAGTTCTATCATCACGTTCAATACCATCATACATGATATCAACTAAAAGGTTTTTATAAGTAGTGTCTATACTCATCTCTCTTTGGTGTTAAAGAATTCAGATAAGTCATCATATAAAGATATAATTTTATTATCATTTAGTTCACTAACTTTCTTCATTAATGAAGCTCTTAACATCTCTGTTTCTTCCTCTTTCTTAAGCATTGATTCAATCTTCTGCTCAATCATTTGTGGTGTGTCTAAATCCATTGGTAGGGTTGCTCTAACCCATTCCAATAGTTCTTGCATTGGTGTTTTCATCTCTTGTTATTCGAAATTTAATCCGTTTTCAAACATAATCTCTCTGAGTTGGTCTCTTACCTCTTGTAATAGTTTAAGGTCCTCAAAGCTTCTATCATCACTATATTTGAGTTCATTACGAAGGTATTGGTCCATCTCCCAAAGAGCCGATTGTGCTTTAGTACCATTGACTGCTAAGTCAAAGTCGTGTTGGTCTTCTGGTAAGTTAAACTCTAATGTTGCTTTCATTTCTCTACAACTATTTCGTACCCATCTTCATTGGGGATGAATCCATTTACTTTACCTTCCATGCCAAATAAAGACATATCTACTCCATTACCAATGTATGGACCACCACTTGGGTCTACCATTGTAATGGTATTCCAATCAGAGTATACCAACTCACCATATGATTGACCGATACGACTTGGAGAAACATAGTCACCATTCTCATCTCTAATTATGTCGTGTACTTCATTAATGAATTCCTTCATAGATAGTGTACCACCATCCCTCTTGTATTCATTGTATGCATCATTATACACATTAGCGACTCCAAAACGACAATGTTTGAAGTTACCACTCCATTGGATGTTACCTTTCTCATTGTATTCAAATGTGAATACATCATTGTATCGGTTGATAAACTCTTTCATAATATTACAATATACAAAATTATTTTGACATTTCCAAATTATTTCTTCGGAATCCGATTGGTGGTTTCTCTTCACCTACCAATTCAACCTTACGATTTCTAATAAACATAGTAGTAGCTTGTAGAGTCTCGACATCAGTCTCAGTCTTTACCCATTCCATAAACCACTTTGTTAACAATTTCTTCTTTAACTTGTTCATAACTTTTTATTTTAGATATAAAGGACCATAAGGACCATACATTGCACTTCCTTCAATTACATTACCACGAGAATGTTTTGCAGCAGCCGACCAACCGGCAGGTTTCATCAAGTCACCTTTCTTTAGTTGGACACCCTTGTGTACAAATGGGATACGAGCAATGAACCCCCATACCGAAGTTCCTACGATAACCTTGTAGAACTTAGACCCCTTATTGATTTTGATTTCGGGAGTCGAAACGTAATTATACTTTTTGTAATGCTCAGTCAATTGGTTAACTAACTGATTCTCAAACTCTTCAATCGAGTTTACTGGTTTGGTGTTTTCAAATACTGACATAACTTTATTTATTCAATTTAGAACTCAACTCAACATTCAACCGAGTTTCATACTTCAAATCTTCTTGAAGTTCCATCATTTGTATGATAAGGGCTTGAATACTCTTCTCTTTATTGTTTAACATTGAAATCTTTTCTTCCAATGCCAGTTCCATCTTATAAACTTTGTTCATAAGTTTGATTGATTGCTTTAGGGTAAGTTGTTTAATATTCTTCATATCTCTCATTATTACATAGTAAATATAAGGAGAAATGTCGTGATTACCAAACGATGTATGTTAAATAAATGTTAAATGTTTAGTCGAGGTGAATTCCCCAAGAGTATCCGATAAATAGAAACTTACGTTTCAATCCATATTGTAAGTGTACTCCGATATCAAGATGAGCAGGGGATGCGTCTATGGCTCTATAATAATTTGACATCTTAATCATAGAATCATCATCAGCGTATCCGTATTGTAAAATACCTCTATAACGTTTGAATTGATGAGCGTATCCAACTGAATAGTAAAATTCTTTATATCGTGGTGTTCCTTTATATCCAATCGGTTCTTCCATATTGTTTACCAACCAAGCTAGTGTACCAGCTCGTTGTTGGACAGTTTGATTAAAACCAATATCAATCTTGGTAGGTAGGTCTAACATACCTAACTCAAAGTATAACCCACTACGTAGTGCCACACCCACTTGTGTGTATGGGTATGTGAAGTTATGGTCGGTGTAAACCCCGTGTTCGATTGATTTGATTTGGTTGACATAACTTTGAGATTTCATAGAGAAGGGAATACACAACACAAGTAGAGTTATGTATAGTAATCGTTTCACTTATATAAATATAATGTGATTCGAAGATACCCTCAGTTTCTAACCAAAACTTTGTTCACTTATTTCGTTTACGTTTTATATACTTCCTTAGATTGGATATTAGATGAATAGCACTATAACCAAATAACGTAAGTTCCATTATCATAGTTAACCCACGAAGGGTGTTATCTAAAATGTATATCAGAACGCCTCGTCCCACGATGCCGGTATTAGTGGTTTGATAACTCGGCCGGGATGGTCGTGGTGTTCGTCTTCAATAACTTTGGTTGTTTTCTTTTTACGAGGAGTCCGCTCACGTAACATCTCAGGACGATTCTCTTGAACCCACCTTATATACCATGGGGCAATTCGTCTAACTTCGTCTACCGAGTAACCTTGGTATTTTCCACTCCTAAAAATCATAACAACGTGTGTTTAAAATAAATTTTCATTTATTGCCCCTATCGCTTATTTGCCCTATACCCATCTAACAATAGATTCCAATACTCAACTAATAACTTTTTAATTCTTTTCATAACTTTAAAATGGTAAATTATCTATGGTGATTGCATGCCACTCATCATACAACGCTTTAAGGTATGAACGTGTTCGTGAATGTAATGGAGAAGGTTCATACAATGTAGCAGTACCATAGGGTAGGATTAACTCATACCACTCCATAGTACCATTTCGTATATACTCCAACGAAACCTTACCATCCTTGGTATGGATTATCATTGGGTCTTTACCCTTAACCATTCTCTCCAATGCTTGCCATTCTTGTGAGGTCATAAAAAAAGTGATGTAAAATTAAATTAGTAAACTATTCTCTATTCTCTATATAGGTATTCCATTCATTATATAGAACACGAAGATAATTTAAGTCATATCCAGTAACACGTTTACCCCTCCGTAAGGTTACATAGTGTGTAGGGTACTCTAACTCGTAAGAGTCATTCGATAACCTATTGACTCGAACCCTTCCAATGTCCAAGTCACAAGCCCACCAAGTAGTTCTTCTGAACATAGAACTCGATGTCATCTTCTTTAAAGCGTTCAATTGTTTATCAGTCATAGATACCCATATATAACTCTCTATCATACGTAGACACACGATAGGTTTGTAGTAAAACGCCTGAGACCTTAGTAACCTTCCATCCTAATCGTTCCATTCTAACTCTGAACAACCACGAAAAAAACACAGGCACCTTATAATACTTCCAATACTTCATAATCCAAAATTATTTAACAACCTCTAATTACCAATTTGTTTTACCTGTTTCACTATATGATTTCTTCATTAAGATTCCACTCGTTGCGTACAACATAGATAGTAATTCTTTTCTATCCATACCCTCTAACCTTTCGATTACCTCAGTCCCAAATACAACCTTCTTTAGTTCTTCACAATATCTCATAGTTCTCAACTTCGCTCTTGGGGTTTTGGCCATTGCCACTCTGATAGATGAGTGAAGTAAAACTAACTCTTCCTTTGGAAGTTCAGCGGCCGAACTCTTAAAACTTTCTTTATTATAAATCATATCTTACTTTTTAATTGATGAGGTTAACTCTAACCCCTTTTACTATGTAAAGATACGAAACTCGTTCCACTCTACCAAACAATACCTCTGAAAGTATCACCAAGTTATTAACAAGTATTACCCATATATTAACATTAGGTATTTTATTATCACCTCACTTTGGTGAATCCAAGCGTGGAGGGGACTTTATTTCCAGCCAAAAAAACCAGGCTCGATAGGAAAACCGACCCCAGCCCCATAAAACAGCTCCATCTTTTTAGGGTTACGTTAAAATGCCCCCACCCCCCACACGAGTATCTTTCATCACCTATAATGGTTTACGGGGGTGGAACGGCTTAGATTAACTTAATTAGAGGTCTCTTCTCTTTATATCTGAAAGGTGGGAGCACCATTCACGCCTGGGGTGAAGGGTTGTTGATTCTCTACTACGTACTGACGAGAAACGAAGTGGTTCATCTTCTTCATACAATACTCTACCTCTACCCAATTGTTTTGACTAATGGCATATTGTAGTTTACCATTCCAATACTGAATCTTTGGGATATACCCATTAGGATACTCTCTTCTCATATACTATGTATTTAGCTATTAATTATTTACTTCACTTTTATTTCACGAACACAGGCAAGTGCCCCACGGGGTTTCTTCTGATATAGTGGAGTAACACTCACATAGGTCACACCAATAAACTTGCTCTTGTATATCCATATCTCTCACTTTGAATTGGGAGAGGAATACCCCCTCACTCCTACCCTACTAATATAACACAATAAGTTGGGATTGCCAAACTATATATGTTAATTAATTGTTAAAGTTATTAACATTACATCTTCAATATTAGCTCTTTACCATCATCAGAGAACTCACTATCCTCAGCTTCCTTACGAAACCTCCAATAGAGATACCCTATACACGTGTCTATCTCCTCATCAGTAATAGATGACTCCTTAGTAAATGAAACACTCTTTAATCTTGAATTGTATTTAACCTTTATATCTTTTAACATACTACTAAGATACAACAATATTCTTTAATATCCAAGCCATTCACCTTATATGGAACGATTCTAAATCATTCCTTAACCCCTGTAAACACTAGGGTTGAGAGGAATTAACATTTGTTAACTATTTTTTTTATATATACCCCCCCACTAAGATACGAAAAATAACCCATATTGCCAAATATTTAGCCATAAAGTTATCCACATCCCATTGTTAATAACTTTAATAGTTACAATTGTAACACTTTGTTTCATTTGTAAGTCGCGGCTAACCATTGTAAGTCTATTAACAAATGTTAATATATGGTCAATATTCAGGCTTGGTGGCTCGGACTACCCACATTTTACCCTAAAAAAGTTATCCACAAAGGGCTGTTAATAACTTTCCTGTCAGAAATTTTGCTTGCTCGCGCGAAAGACACATAATACCAGTCTAATTTGTGGTAGTTAAGTAATAGTACCCTTTTCTGAAAGTGTGTTTGTGTTAATTGTGGTAAAAATGAATGATTGAGGGCTGGAAGGGGTATATGTTACTATCCTTACATTTTGTTATAAATCTAACACATTGTTTAAAAACTACACATTTTGTTAAGTGACTGATAGAAAATGTGGTAAAGTGGGGGAAAGTGGGGGTAAATGTGTAGTTATTTTACCCTTGTACGGACCACAATAGTAATCATTACCCTTATGAGCATAAAAAAACCCCTATAAAGGGGTCTCTGAATATTTGGTGGAAATTACACTAGCACTCTCCAGCTCTGATGTCCTCTGATAAGGTACGATAACCCTACGATGACCTTAGTGAGCTAATATAATTCTACCATAGTTATCAGAGGTTCGATAGAACTTAAATAGGTTTAACCTTAGAAACTCCTCTACTATATCTATCATATAGGTTGAATTGCCTGTTATTATCTCCCAGCCTTCCGTATCGTGATACCCTAATAGAGACCTTTCTAAGACTTCTTCTACGTCTCCATGCCTTACTCCATGTAAGTCTATTATGTTCTTCTTATTCATTATGTGGAGAGAATCTTTTAACCTTATCCTTATAGTTGGTTATAGAGTTCCCTATACTTAAAAGGTTATCTACTATAACTTCATAATGGGGATGTTCTTTGTCTATACTATATACATGGTTATCTTTAATAACTCTGATTCTATTATTACGTTCGTCTATTTGTATATCCATAAGATTTAGCTGATTTAGTTTTATATCACTTTTTTTAATACTCGAAGTCATCATCATGATACTCTTCCGTTGGACTTGGTGGTAAGTCATCAAAACTTTGAGATGGGGGAATCTTGTCAAGAAGGTCATACTTTGAATTTAAGTATCTATATCCACTCAAATCTTGCAATTCCTTATATACGCTAAAATACTCCAATGACATAAACGAACCATCTCCACGTAGAGGACTATTATTCAAAAAGAATTGGATTGTCTTATTCGTGTGTATGACGTTTACCCATACCTTTGTTCTTTCTCTTGGCATTTCTTTACTCATCATGTGTTATTTTATATGTGTATATTATCAATAAACCTAATACTATTAGTGCAAACATAATTAACCTTTATAACCTGTTATCCGGATACCATTCATCTAAGTCATCTAACCCGTGTCCAAGGGTTGTGTTGAAGTCCTGTAATTCATTTAATATAGAGGGATTTGGAAGTTTATCTTCCAAATTTTTCTTAGTCACACGAAATCGTTCGTGTCCATCTCGATGTGGGTCGGTCTGGCTTTTCATTGGTTACTTTGGATGTCGTTATATATATCTTCTTGTGTAATATCGAATGATATATGTGGCTTCTCCGAATACTCTAATTGACGTGACCAAACCGTTGGTATATCTTCTTGGAATTCTGCGATGTGATTGATTGGGGTGTTGTTCTTGTTACCGAATGTCTTCTTTGTGAACTGAGAGATAAGTTCGTAGATGGGTTTCATAATGGTGTTACTCCTGTGGTTTTAAAAATATGTTGTATGACCTCTTTATTATATGTAGTATTTCTTTACTTATTGGAGTCAATTTATAGTGTTTTATTTCTTTAAATTTCACGAATTTTACTGATTTGTGTTCATTTAGTGTTGGCTTCCCACTTTCATACTTCAACATATAAGGAATAACCTCTATATCATTGATAATTCTTGTAGGTAACTCATGCCATATAAAGACCTCTATATCTAATTCTTCTCTCCACTCTCGTTTGATTGACTCGTCCGTATTTAAATCAGAATCATCAACCTTCCCACCTGGCAATTCCCAATAGTCTGGATATGAGTTGTTATCTGACTTACGTTGTCCTATAAGGAATGTATCATAATCAAATAAAAATCCAGCTACTACTTTTAACATCTCTCTATCCCCAATGCATTATAGTCAATTGGTAATCCATATTCGGTATATGTACTACCCATTACTTTTAATATAGACATCATTTTCTCTGGCTCGGTATTCCATAATAGAGATGCCATAAAATGCTTTCCCATCATAGAACGGGTATTTGTTTGTTCACTATCGAAGTAATACATTTATCTTCTCCATTTTACCATTACTATATCTAACTACGTATAATCCACCATTATTTAGTGTTTTTATATCACTTCCCATATAGCGACCACTCCAATCATACACTTTATATCGTGTATCTCGATATCCGATATTTTCTTCAATATCAAGTGTGGTTTGTGTCACTACAAATGTCCATTGAATCCGTTGGCTGGTGAGTAGGTATCCACTACGATATTTATCAATCTGAAATCCATAACCCACTCTTCCTAAAGTTGTACCTACAAATGTAATTGAATCATTATTAGCTGATATATTAGTTGATGTCTGTGTTTGAGGTACGAATACTCCATTTGAATAGGATGAATAGAGTTCGGTCATATATAAGTTGACTGAATCATTGTCATCATGTCCAAAATAACAATTAAAGATTCCCCACACCGGCTTCATAACATTCACACTATTACTCTGAACATTAATCCACATTGGGTTTTCCATATATGGTGTTGTGTTGTTTGGAACGTGCCAATAGTCCGTTGATATGACAAACTCTGAATTAGTAGAGTTAGTTGAGTTATTTAAGATTGACCAACAGCAATTGGTATATATAAATCTATATTTGTTCGAATCTAAATTAATATAATCACTTCCGTAGTTTGCGGTGTTAAATCCTTGATGTGTGCCATTGTTGAATTTAGTAAGTGTAATATACCCATCCAAGTCATACGACCCTTGGGAATCCATCTCCCATATTTCTAAAGTTACATATTGTGGAAGTGTTGGGAATTGGTCACCTACAATATACATCCCAATGGAAACGGAGTCTTGACTCTTTTGAGCAACTTGGATGATACCCCCCATAAAGTGAGATGCGTTAGCAGTTATACTTACTACTAATGTAATTAAAACTATTATGTTTTTCATAACTTTTGGTTACTGCTTTTAAATCTAATTGATGTTGTGGTCTTCTCGTGTTTGGTTTTACGACCTTTGACCCTCTTTCTCCACATCTTAAATGATGACTCTTTCATATGAGTTCTCATTATCTTACGAACCTCATTCTCTTTGATACCAAACTGAAATTCTATGGCTTCAAAGGGAGTTCTATCTTCCCATGCCATTTCAATGATTCTATCTATGTCGTCTGATTCCAATTATTTTAAATCCTTCCGAATATCTTTAATAACACGTTGTAAGTAGGACTTACGTTTTTTATCTGAAACGAATGGTACTGACCAAAATTGTTTTGTTTTTAACCACCTTGATGGTGACCATCCAAATACAAATGTGTATACACCCATAACTAACCGAAGTTTAACTGAGTTCAAGTAAAGTGTAAGTACTGGAAGTGCTGGTGCTCCGTGGGTGATGTAAGTTCTAACTATCTTATCTTTTAAGAATGGTTTAGGGTATGCGTACTTACCAATGATAGGTACAAACTTGTATGCGAATCCTGGAGAAAATACTTCATCAAAGAATACTTCCAACCTCGGAGTCAATCTAAACCACCATACTGGCGATACAAAATAGATTCTATCAGACCACGTAACATCTTCTTTATAACGATTAATTATATCAGTTCGTGGTCTCTCGAAGTTATCAGCGTATAAATCTGCTACTCTAATTTCTTCACTTTCTACATTCAATGTCTGTAAAATAGTTTTGTAGATACCATTATAACAAAATGAATTCTTATCAGGATGTGCTATTACTATTAAGTTTTTCATGTTTTAACTACACTTACCCTTAATTTCATTATATAGCTCGTCTGCATACCCCACGGGATCTTCGATGTGCTGAGCAGTAGATTCCATTTTATGAATCAAGCAATTTTTAAAATGTTTACCACTTTTACCTTTTAGTAAAGTTTCTATTGCACATGCTTTCATCCATCCTCTTGGGTCGTTCCCTTGAACAGATGTTCTTACGTTATTAATTGCTTCAATACAAACTATTGGATTTGCCATAATTTATTTGTTTTTGTTTTTCATTCCAAAGTAAGTTCCTAATATTCCTATTATACCTGTGATTGATATTTGTATCAAATGTATAATTGATTCATCTACTGACCTGTTTTCTTTTAGAGAGATAATAAAATCCCCTATTATTAACATTCCAAGTAAAAGGATTATACCTACTGATAAAAGAAATACTATCTTATCTTTCATATTATGTTCTCGTTATTCAAAACATAATTAATTACTGAGGTCGATGCGCCTGATTTTATAAAAGGGTCTAATCTACTCATTGCATCAGTAATATCCTTAGCAATAATCTGAGTAGTCTTTAATTTACTATTATGTAAGTAAATACATTCGTAGATTAAATGTTCTTTGATTTTAGATGTCGTAAGAACATTTATCTCCAATACAGCAGTAGTTCGCCCATTGTCTAATAACGTTTCTATTAGCTCCGACTTATCTCGTTTGTATTTTGATTTTAAACTACCCATCTCTATAATTTATATCCCAATGTTATTGCCCAAGTTGGGAGTGTTATATAAGTACCATCTGCGCCTTGATATCCAAGTCCTACTTCACCTGATAATGTAATACCATCCCAATTGGCTTTGTAACCACCCATTAATGATAGATTACCACCATAATAGTTTCCATTATCATAACTTCTTGCTCTAGCTCTTACACTTGCGTATCTACCAACCATACCTGTTTTAGAGTAAAACCTAAAACCAACCATACCTGATGTTGCTTGTAAATCAAATAAAGTACTTCTACCTGATGAGAAGTCAAATAAGAACGATGATTTACATGATGTACTTAATTCAAGTCCAGCGCCGTAGTAACCATTGAGTAATGTAAATGGTCTTATGTTTAACTCAAACTCAGTAAAACATTGCTGACCCTTTCTATATCTCATTTCGTTTCTTGTAGGTGGAGTGTAATAACGACCTTCATAAACGTTATCTACATTATTACCCCTATCGTAACGATAATAGTCTCTATTGTAATCATTCTCACGTTGTTCATCACGATAGTTTATATCCTCGACTTGAGTGTTGTTTTGAACTGGATTGCTTGGTGTAACAATCGGTGTACTATTTTGAGAATTTACAGGAGTTATTTCATTGCCTGTTGATTCAATCTTAGTATTTGGACTACTATTAGGTTTGTTCTGACCCACTACACTTAAACCCAGTCCAAGTGTTAGTAATAGTATTAAATTTCTCATTGTGCTATAATAAAGTTAAACCAATCCTGCCCTGCTACATCCGTATTAGGAAAGTAAAATTGATATATTTTGTTATCAAATGATATGGTTTTTGTAAACCCAATAGGTATAGCAGCGCCAGCTGGTACTCTATATGGAGTCTCTCCAAAATCCACCTCAACACTAACCATTACTTCAAAGAATTTAGCAAGGTTACGTTCGAAACGTTCCAACTCTTTCCATGGACCACGATTGAGTCCTTCATGTTGTAATGCACAATTTAGATATGAGAATGTTTTCTTTAATGTTTCTCTATCACAATTGAATGCGGCCGCGGGTGCTAAATGACCCCTATCCCATTCATTATTTTTGTAGTCATTATTATCTGATGTATTTACTGAATCATTAGTATAGAAGTCTAACCCACCTCTACTAACACCACCTGATGGGCATTGTACTATATACGTCAATTTAAGTGGTTGTTGATAATCTTCAGAATATACTACTGTATATATGTCACTTTTTATTGTTTTTCCAGTCTGCCCATGTGAGGTAACCGAACCAAGCAATAGTAATAATAGTAACGATAATCGTGTCAATGATGTTTTCATAGGATTCCATTTTCTATTCATCTTCGTTTTCTTCAGTATATATGTAAGTTGCATCTTCAAGTGCTTCGTCACGACATGATATCATTGCATCCGATACTTGGTCGTAAAAAATGTCAAGTTCATCATCATCATCGGTTTCGGGATATTCAAGTGTAGTGTCTTGATAGTCGTATAGACCTTCTAATTTAGATATTGCTGCACCACCAACAAAGTTATATCCCTCGTCTTCATAGGTCGCAGTCAATACAACGTCTTCATCAATTTCTTTAAGAATGTCATATAAACGTTCAAATGCTCCTGATGACCAATTCCAAGCTGAAGTTGTAGACATCTCAAATTCGTCATCTTCTAAACAACTAACATCTTCAATGTAACACCATTTAGCACCCATTCTTTCGGTGAATATACCCCTATCGTAATCTTCATCCTCATGACCAGGCCATAGTAAGTCGTGAAAGTTTATCTCTTCACTATAATTCCACTTACCTTCTGGTAGAGTGAACATTTCTTTGAGTTTTTTAAATACTTGGTCATTTCCTTTATGAACTTGAATCCAAGTTTGAACGTGATTTGCCATATTAGTCTTCTATTAGTTCTGGCCATTCTGAATCTTCCAAGGCCTTGTCATTTACTAACTCAAACTCTACCTCTTCAAGAACTTCATCTTGTAGGTCTTCATCATCTGACTTCCATTTTTCTACTTGTTCGGGAGTTAATTCCTCAGTCTCTTCCCATCTGTAATCAGTATAGGTAACCAATTTTCTTAATCTTGCCATTTATTCTTCGTTTTTAGTTGAACTTGTTTGCTCCGTTGTGATGTCTTCATCCCAATAGAGGAATATTTGATTGGTATTCATAGTCTAATATACAACATTATTTTTTATTATCCAAACTTTTCTTATCTTCTAATAAGATTTGTTCATCTTTTTTTGGTTTAAGGTCTGGTGGTAAATCCGATTCTTCAACATCCCAACCAGTTTGCTTTTTTATGGTACGTAATACGTCCAACCTATCATCACGTGTGCCCGTACCCCAATACCATGCTAATGTTGATTTTTTATGTGATATACTTTCTTCTAGCTTTTTTAGATTCTTCAAAAGAATATCTTCGTCATCATCATCAAAATCATATTCTACATCATATTTACCAGCAAAATTAAGTAAAGTAGCTAAATCTAACTCATTAAATGCGTTGGACACTCTTTGAAACTCGGATTCAGTACCACCCTTATCAGGATGTGTGGCTATTGCTACTTTTTTATATAACTTCTTAATCCTATCAGGTCTATTTTTAATCTCAACGAGTCGTTTCTTCTTTTTTTCAGATTTCTCTCGTTCTACTCGTTTATTATCCTCTGCCATATCTTCGAACGACATACTTGGGGCTTCGTGTCGAACCTCTCCAGTTTCTTCATTTACCCAAATATGTCGTTCTTTAGCAGTAGGTGTACCTTTTTTAGGTTTTTTGTAGTATTTTTCGAAATAAAATTCAAAATCTGATACATACTCATCGAAAGACTCAATGGTATCCTCTTCTTCAAGTTTTAAATACTCATACTTTAAGTTATATTTTTTAAGCTTCCGATTCACTATCCTCTACCTCATTGACAATCATACATTCCGTGGTTAGTAATGTAGATGCTACTGAGACAGCTTTTTCAAGTGCGGTTCGTGTTACTTTGGTTGGGTCAATTACACCCACTTCTAACATATCACACCATTGTTCAGTCACTACATTATAACCATAAGTAGTTTGAGTTTCACCTTCTGGTGTATAAGTTAAACCTGCATTTTCTAAAATAGAATTAAAAGGTGAGTAACAGGCAGAACATACAATATTGAATCCAGTTTCTTGGTCGGCTGATAATCTATCAACACCCATATGTATTCTATCACTTGCATGGATTAGAGCCGAACCCCCACCTGGCACAATACCTTCTTCAACTGCAGCTTTTGTAGCAAGTAGAGCATCATCAATTCTATCTTTCTTTTCCTTCATCTCGATTTCAGATTCAGCACCTACTCTGAGAACTGCAACACCACCACTTAATTTAGATAATCGTTTGTGTAGTTTTTCTTTCTCATAGTCTGAACTTGATTCTTCGATTTCATTCTTGATTTGGTCAATACGGAGTTTGATATCATCCGATTCACCAGCACCACCAATGATTACTGATTTAGATTTACTAACCACTACTTTGTCAGCTGACCCTAAGTCATCCATTGTGATATCTTCCAACTCTTTACCAACACCACCAAACAAAGTAGCGCCGGTTAGAGCAGACATATCTCTCAACATCTCACTACGTTCGTTACCGAAGCCAGGTGCTTTGATAGCAACACATTTTAAGGTTTGACGTGCTGAATTAACTACCATTGTAGCTAGCGCTTGCCCATCGACTTCTTGAGCAATTACTACAATTGCCTGATTCTTACTTGATACACCCTCAAGGATACCAACGATGTCATCCATTTCTGAAATACGACCATCGTACATAAGAATCATAGGGTCTTCTAATTCAGAAGTCAATTTGGTTTGATTGTTAATGAAATAATGTGATAGGTATCCTTGTTCAAATTCCAATCCCTCTACAATAGTCAGTTCGTCATCACTTGAATTGCCCTCTTCAACAGTAATTACCCCATCACGACCAACTTGGTCCATTGCATCGGCAATCATAGAACCAATCACCGAATCACCATTTGCTGAGATTGTTGCTACCTGTTTGATTTGGTCGTTAGTTTCTACTTTAGTTGAAATGGTTTCAACAAGATTATTAACAATACCTTTTACTGCAGTATCCATCCCACGTTTCAATTCAATTGGGTTAGCTCCCTTTTCAATTGCATCCATACCTTTTTTAAAGATATCACGTGCAAGTACAGTTGAGGTAGTTGTCCCATCACCTGCGTTGTCAGCAGTTTGTTGAGATGCTTCTTTGATTACCTTAGCACCCAAGTTTTTGGTTGGGTCTGTAAATTCAATAGACTTAGCTACTGTAACCCCATCCTTTGTAATATGTGGTGTTGTATCAGTTTCAATAATCACGTTACGACCACGTGGTCCTAATGTAACTACAACTGCATCTGCTAATGCATCTACACCTTCTAAGAGTTTCTCTCTCGATGTCTTTCCGTAAAATACTTCTTTACCCATAACTTATTTGTCCTTCTTTTTTTGTTTTTTTCTTGCTTTTCTAATTTGTTCAGCTCTCCACTCAGGCTGTCTGCCTCTGATATTACCTCGGAGGTTGTGATAACAATTGTAACATAAAAATCTTATATTTTCAAGTTTATGATTTGTCCAATCATCATCCATGTGGTCTAATACTAATGGAACGTTTCCATCCGTAATTCTACTTTCACTATACCCACAATTATGACATTCATGTGGGAACTCTGGCATATTATCTGCGTTATTGATTAATCTCTTCTTTAAGAAATGTACACCATAATCAGGATATTTACCATCCAAAATGTCTTGAAGCGCATATCTACCTTTTGAAACATTATATGGCTTCTTTACACCTTCACCTTTTTGGTTCTTATGTAGTTCATACAAAGTTTTACCAGTATCATCGTCTTTGTATAATTTGGAATATTTCTGATAAGTAGTAAATGATACATTAAGGAATCTTGCAGCAGATGAGTTAGATTTGGAGTTCTTCATCGCATAACGGATTTGAGCTTCAGTAAGGTTAAGTGGAGTTCTTCCTTTACCTAAAACATAACCATTTGGAAGTTTTGTTCCTTTTTTGTAACTACTCATTTGTTTCCATTTTTATATAAGTATCATTGAGAATACTTATTAATCAACCTTTGTAAAAATTGAAGGTCTCTTCTTCTTAGTAATTGGCGATTTTGTTGAACTCTATCTGTAAGAGTTAGTAACTTACGTTTCTCGTTATAGGCAGTTATACCTTTTATATGAATTGGATTCGAGTATACGATTTCAGTAACTTCATTTAGAATCAACGTGTGTCTAACGAGTTCACTTTTTACTATTTCCATAAGATTTGTATTGATACTATTGTAATTGCCAGAATTAATGATATAAGTGTTTTTAGAGTAATACCCTCATTCATAAAATACCAAGTTAGAAATGTGAATCCAAATATACCACTACCAAAAGCAATAAACCTACCAGGCCACAATGCACCATCATAATACTCAGCTATCATACGAGTAGCCATAATAAATATGTAACTTATACCCGTACCAGCCACGATGGACACTATCAGTGGGTTTTTTTTAAACCATGGCCATACGAATTGTCCGTTGGTTTGAAACCATATTAACGATTGTCCTATTATAAATAGAAGTGTTCCTATTAATAGATTTCTCATCCCTCATCTAAACCTTCAGTATTATCGTATGCGTTTGGTGATGGCATTCCCGAGTAGTAACACCATTCCCCAAAACCCTCTTCTTGATAATCATCATCAAATCCTTGATTGTCTGGATGTAATAGGTCAATACCCTTTGACATTTCGTCATCAATCCAACGTTTAATCTTACTCATTGATTACCATTAGAATTTCTTGTTCACGATACATATTGTACTTCTCACCATCCAACTTCATTTGGATACCAGTATTTGGTACAATTACTCTATCACCTACATTTAAAACCATAGGTATCAATGTACCATTGGCTGTGTAGATACCATTTCCAACTGATATTACTTCACCATGCATTTGTTCTTTAGAGTCTGATGGTTTGTAGAGTCCACCTTTAGTTTTCTCTTCTTCTTTGATAGTTTTGACTAACACATAGTCATTCAAAGGTTGATACTTCATAACTTGTTTTCCTTTATTATTTACTAATATACAAAATAAATCTGAGATTACCAAAACTTTTCACCATTAACAAATGACTTTTGGTTAGATATAGCTTTCTTCAATTCAGATTTATTAACTTTTTTCTTAGTGGTATGTTTATTCTTTAAACTCACCACCTTTTTAGATACTACCTTACGTTTAATACCAAAGTGTTTCTCATTATACATATCAATTAAACCTTGACCACCCATACCCATTGCAATAATATTGGTATCATCTGGTAAGTATTTAGTTGAACGAACGTTATTAACTTTATCAATATGGTCATCGAATATATCCATTTTTGGCTTTCTACACCGCTTTGGTATATGTACAACTATTGTTTTTAAGTTATCTCTCATTACTTCATATTATTACTAAGTATCTCCTTTAGTGCCCATAAATCGTTTAGTGACCGGAATCTGACATCTGTATCAATTATCTCGACATACATTCCTTTAGAATTCCACTCATCTGATGGATTTGTAATTAATTCAATACCATTCCATGTTGATTCATAGTAATACCAGTCCCCAACATCCGAATCATACTCATCAAATCTATCAAATCCAAGCTCTATTAAATCTTCTTTAGTCATCCATTCTCCTTATCGTGAAGATACGATAATACACGTATCATACCATAAGTAGTAGAACCACCAAGTATTCCGATAAGTAATAGTAATAACCAATCCATAGTTTAGTCCATTTCATCTTTAGGGAACCTACTATAATTGCCCATCCCATCATAATCAGATGGGTTAGGTTGATTATGTCTTTGGTAGTAATCTTCTTCTTGCTTTTTAGAACCATTATTAATGTTCCAAATAGTAAAGTACATATACAATACAAAAATTACAAAACCTACAAAATACATTGAAAAGCTCATAACTATTGTATTTCCGTGTTCTTAATTTTGTCTATTAGTAGATAGAATAGGATTAAGGTACTTGGCCAGTGTGAAGAGTATTGTGCTTCTTCAGTACGACCCATCGAACCTAACGCTACTGAATAGAGTAATGCGATTAATGCGATTAGGGCTGGTGCCCATTTGGCTAACTTTTTCATATATTTATTTGTTTTTAAGTTTTATAGTCCGTAACCTTCAATACCATTGTTTTTCTGAACCTCGATAGCCGTAGCACGTTTCTCGTTCGGGTTCTTAGTACTTGTATTGTTGATTAAAATACGCTCACTACGACCAATACCCATTACCAATTGGTGAAATGGAATTCCTAACAAGTCCATCTCTTGGATGGTAGTGTCTCTTAGTTCTTCTGGACGTGCAGTAGTCAACACAATGTGGTGACCTTCTTTGAACATCTTAGTTAGAATCTCAACAGCGCCAGGTAGTGCTTTGGAAGTGAACGGGTCAATATTTTCGAATTGTACTTGGTGAACTAAAGTCCCATCAATATCGCTGAAAATAGTTTTTTGTTTCATGTTTATTATCTCTCTCTCTTATTACAGGTGTAATATACGAAATATATTCGACATACACAAGTTTTTATGTTAATTTATTGTTAAGTTTGACATCTTTTCTGATAGTCGTTTCATATGTTTACAAGGGGTGTATCTACGGAACTCACGTGCCGGACACTCACAATCTACAATCTTCCAGTTCTCAACTGATACATTGTAGTATTTTAATTTCTTGGTCTTCTTATCACGAGACCCCATTTCTCTATACTGCCACTTCTTCACCTTCTGTTCGAATTAGTTCATACAAAGATTCCGTACTCAAAACTGATGGTTCACTCCATTTAAGTTCGTGGTCACGATACTCAAACTTCTCAGCAATAGTTGATTGAGCATCAACCAACTTTGTTAGATGTTCTTCTAACTTATCAGAATACAACAACACATCCGAATCGACATCGATTTGGAAATCATGCCCACCTTTGGGTTTCCAATGTGGAACTTCGCCGAAGCCTTCCGGACCTACGTTATAGTTTTCGTAATACTGACAACCAATTATTATTTTACAATCCATATTTTATTTTTTAATACCTAATGCGAATAAAACACCACCGAAAAACCCTAAGAATGCAAATCCCATTTCGTTTAAGGGGTCTTGGAAGTGAACGTAGTTTTGAATGTTACCATTAAGTGTTAATACACCCAAACTTAAAAACATTAAAGAAGCAACTAAAAACTTAAAATCAATTTTATTTATCATATCTCTCATTATTACAATACTAATATAGTGATTATTTAGTCAACCACCAAACTTTTAATGTTAAGAAATTGTTAAAGTTGAGCCACTGCTCTTTCAACAATCTTTTTGTTAGAAACGTATTGTGTAGTATCCTCAAGAGTTCTACCAAGATTCGTTACCTCATTGACAATCCACTCAACTGTTCCGAATCGTGGTGTGTTACTAACGTGGGTGTATTTACATCCACCCTCAATGTGGTTTCCGTTGTCGGTTTCGTAACTTGCGTTTCGAGTTTCGTACATATCAATCATACCATTGAAACTACCATACTTGAACATCTCAACGAAGTCTTTGATTTTCTTAAAGTCTTCTTGTGGAATTGGTGACCCATCTTTCATAGTCACATAAACATTTAGTGAGTTACCCATACTAAAGTGTTCTGCTTTGACCTTACAAAGGTAGTTCTTGTTGATGGTCTTAACGTATTGTTTAGTCATCTGACCACCCTCAGTTGGCCCAATATTCAAATACTTACTACCTTCGTTCTCACCATAGGTGTAAGTTCTTAGAGCAGTCTTACGAACGTTGTAACGGACTCCTTGGAAGTCAACTTGGATGTTTGGATTTTCTTTCTTCATAACTTTTATATCTCTTATTATTACAGTACTAATATAGTGATAATTTTTGATATCACCAAATGTTTAATGTTAAGAAATTGTTAAGCTTTCAACCACATCTCGTAGATGGTGGTGTAACTTAATCGAAGTTGTTTTGCCAACTCTTGAAACACTCGTTCTCTGACAACAGTATCGGAGATTCCAAGAAAGTCGTAGACAGAACGTTTGGTTTGTAACATCCAAAGTAACCCAACGAAGGTTGAGTTCTCGTTAATCTCATTACCCAACTCATCACTTGGGTAGTTGTCTAAGTAAAATTCTTTAATTGTCATAAGCTTTATCTCTCTCATTATTACATAGTAAATATAGTGAAAAAGTAGTAGTTACACAAGCTTTTAATGTTAAGAAATTGTTAAATTTTTGTTGGGAAAGTTTTGACTGACCTGATGTTTGCGTCAGTCTTTGGACTACAATCCCAAATGTGGTCGTAGTTATCCCACTTACCATATCCTAAATTATCATAGTCTTGCCTGAATCTATCATATACCAACTCTCTGAGTTCTTCCTCATCCCAAGTTGTACCCAATGGTATTTGTGTGGGTCTTCGATTACTACGAGTGAACTTAATCTCCATATCATCATCCACGAATGGAAGTTTACGAAGGTCGTCTTCTACTGATTCCGCGTGAATGATATAGTCAATTGGGTAATCTGATATAATTCTCCACTCGGACCAAGCCATGCACCTCTCATCAGTAACACCCTTGAGTGCTGTTAATGGGTCTGGTGTATTGGGTTTTAATTCGGTAGTGTCGTTTAGGTCATGCTTCCAATACGAAATCCACCTATAATATGGATGTCTGACATTAGCGATGTATAGGTAGTCACTCGGACATTCATCGGGCCATCCTTGAGTATGAGTGAATATCATATCAGGATTGTCTTTATTTGGTAGGTGAGGATTTAGGTCTGAGTGTTCTCTAAAGAAATCTGCAGTTGCCCTACTTGCTACCTTGAATGGCGCAACCCATACAAACTTATGTTTATGTGAGTAGTTCACTAATATTCAGTATTGAAAAAGAATGTCTGAAATAATCTACCATCTTCTTTGTTAGTACCAAAGTAGTCTAATGATATATGAAACAAATCACCTCTATATAACACTAATCTATTATATTTATTAGCAATTCTATCTGTCATTTCCCACTTTGTCATATCTTGGGAATCCTTGTAGACTACATTAAGTAGTTCATCGTCAATTGTACCATCTGATAACTTAGGTGACATTTCCAATCCAGTCTCTTTGTGTCTAAACAATCCAGTTCCACCACTTAATGGTGCATTTGGTGTAAGATATACTAATGCAGCCCACGTTGTTGTTTGGTCAGCATGAACCCAAGAGCGGTCTCTTTGAGTAGTATATTGATACGCGCCATTATATTCATCGGTTGCCCAATATGTAATTTCACCTACCGTGGGTCGTATTAGTGAATTTATGTATTCCTTGATAGTATCGTTAGCAAATGACTTTGTTCTGTTGCCCGGATAATTACCGGTGATACCAAATTCTTGAGATAATGCAAAGGCTCTTACATCATCTACATTCGTATAAAAATCATCTACGATTAATGAATTTACTCTCATAACTTATTTTTAGTTTTATTACATATTTTTAGAAATGACTTCAGGAGCGTTATCTTTTATCCAATCAAATAGTTTGCTTTTCCAAACTTTTTCTGGTAAGATTGAACCACCTGCTTTTTTGACTGGAAGTGCAAGGAATCCTTTTACAGCACCCTTGATTGTTTTACCATCCCCATCCGTATAGAATACAGTATGTTTTGGGTTGTTTAGGATAACGTCAACTCTACCATTCATTCCTTTTGGTAGTGCTCGTGTAACTAATGACCAAACTGTATTTGAAGCACCTTCATGTGTTTTTAGAAGAATATCTTCAGGTACCATACGTTCTCTATTTTTATTGTTTTCCATTGCTGTTACATAATTTGTAAGAACCCAAGTCAAGTGAATGTTCTTAGAATCATAACCTGCTTTTTTCAATAAAGGAAGTACATCAGTAATATCACTTAAATCTTTTGCCGTGATATCAAACATAATGTTAGGAAGTGTCTCTGGATTGTTTGTAGCAGCCAACATATTCTCTAAAGACTTATCTTTAATACCCATGGCCTTTACCAAATAATGTAGTGTTGCCACGTGGTCTGGATCTTTTAGATTAAGATTACGAAGAGTTTGCTTACCACCCCTTGGCAATTCGGTGTTAAATACCTTGTTAACAATCTCCATATCCTTTGGTTTTATCTTCTTACCATACTTTTTTAGGATATCTGAAACTGTGAGTTTACCCATTCTATTTAAGACTTGGAGTTGTTTTTTCATTTCATCGACATCACGAACTTTAAATCCAGCTGAGTCTAAGAAGTTGGAACTGGCAAATCCCTTACCACTTCCAGCACCACCTGCCAAGAATACTACTTGACCATATGGTTTTCTATTGTTATATGTAATGAGTTTCTCATCGAGTTGTTCCTCGGTGATTACTTCCTTTATCAACTTATTAATCAAATTCATATTAGTCCTTTGTTGGAAAGTTTTTAGGGTCTCTACCAGTTTTGTATGGAAACATTCTATTTAGCTTGGATTGTCTCGATTTACACCCACAATCATCCGCACCAACTGCATCAGCAATTGATTCTGCTAACTTGTCTAATTTAGTAGCAGATGTTATTTTTGCAATTGTATCACCCAATCCTTGGGATTTAGTATCCTTCATAATCATTTTCCAATCTTACGTTATAACCTTCTTTTACTAAAGCTTCTTTGACAAGTTCTAATGTAGAGAACTCACCTATCTTTATTTCACACTTACCAGTTCTATGTACTAATTCAGCAATAGATGCTCCATGTAAGTCTGAATAACCTAAGTAACGTTTTAAAACAAACACTACGTCTTCAAACGAGTGGATATCATCATTTAATAAATATAGTCGGGAATCCATTAAAGGTCAAAATATATAACTTGTTTTATATCGTATTCGGATTTTAGTATGTGTACGTAACTTGATACCTCTCCCTCGGAGCAAATTTCAGCCCTTACATTAGTACCATCTTCAGTTTGAACATACATCAATGTATTACCATCTAAAGTTTCTACTTCACTACTAAGTCTTTTTATTATTAGATTCATTTTCTCTCTCCATAACTAACCGTAACTCTTGTAAGTTTTTACACTTTTCATATTCTTCGATATTAGTGTAATACTCAAGTAGGTTATCTACTATGTTTAACTTCATTTCACTATGAACGTCCGGATTGTATAGTATAATATCATATACTTCGTCTATTGCCGATTGTTCGTAGTTAATCATATAATCATAAATAGTTTTGAGAAAGTTAGTAAATCACATAAAGTTGGATTTTATAATGTATCCGAGTACACCTATCATTGAACCAAATAAAATCCATAGAGCTTTGGTAACACCATCCTTCCAATCTTTCATTTTTTCAAATTCGGTTAGTACGCCATCATAGTACTCTTGTTTGTCTTCACGGTCATATCTATATACCGTGTTTTTATTGACACGTACTATTACACCATCTTCAGGATTTAAGAGTGTAAATTTTATATCAGATACATCAGTCTTTAAGTCTGAATAATCTTCTTTCATCTCGTTAATACTCACTTCCATGCGTTTAAGTTCACCATTTGGTAACTTACCCTTCATTTCAGCAATTTCTACAAGAATTTCTTTAAGTATATCTTTTTGCGTATTAGCCATTTACGTAGTCCTAATTGAATTAAGTAACTTATGGTTATAAATAGTCTATATGATATCTAAGAATGTGTTAGATAGGTAATTTTCTATTAGTTCAGTCTTTTCATTAGAACTGAGATGTTCTACTGCGAGTACTGACTTAACTCTGACATTAGGATATTTCTTTTGTAGATTGCCCACTGCTCTTACATTCTTAATGGAGTCATCCATAAATGCGATGTCAGTATATCCTTTTTTGATATGTTTTTCAATCCAATCTGCTTTGTCCTTTGGATTGTTAGATGCGAGTGCTACTGGATATACATCCATCCCATACTCGTCTTTAAAGAACTTTCGTATAGGGAAACCTAACTTACGTGCAGTTAAGATTGTTACCTTCTTAGAAGGGTTCTTTAACATACGCTGGAGTAGTTTGAAGTTCTTCTTAATAACTTGTGGTTTGTTCAACATACGATTGAAGTCACTAAAGTCATACTCGTCACCAGATTTTTCGGTATACTTTGCATATTCCTCTGGCGATAGTGTGGTCTTAGTCCCATCTTTGTGTTTTACATAGATGTACGACACTGTTGTTGCAAGTGTGTCATCAAAGTCAAAAACTCTTAATACTTTAGCCATATTACTTCAATTTAGGGAGTCCACCAATCTTTGGGATTCGTTTCTTCCACTTCTTATAAATTTCTTTTCTCTTCTCAATTGTGATTACATCATCATCAACCAACGAGTCTAAGTAATCATCAACCACTTTTTGGTAGGGTTGTTTCATTGTCTTTGCTTTAGAGTACAATCCGTGGATGTTTGCATCTACCTCTTTTGGTAGTAAGAAGTATTTGTAATACAATTTAGGATTAGACCGAATCTTTCGTCTCATCGCAGTATCACCTCTCATCCTCTTACCAGACTTCTCTGCGCCGGAACCCTTACCATGTGTTAGGTGTTCTATCTCATGTCTTACTAAATCTCTGAGTACTGGCTGTATCTTTGAAAATACACTACCATTAACATCATCGGAATGAATACCAATATTTACTTCCAACGATGGGAAATCCTCATCTGCTTCAGCTGAACCATCTATAAAGAACTTACCTGGCTCTACACCATCCTCAGTTACTGCGAGCTTGAGTTCAACCTCAACACTAACACCACTAACTTTATCAGTGTAGTCACCAACATATAATGTTCTATTTTCACCTTGAAATAGGTTTTGCATTGTACCTACCATTGGCATTGGGTCTTTACGAACATCATACCCTTTAAACTTCTTTGGCTTCTCTTGAGTACCACTACCCTTAATAGCATTCTTGATAGTTTTGAATACGTCTTTATTGATTTCACCCGTGAGTTTATCGTACATTCCTTCTAATATGAGTTGTTTTAATTTCATTACTAATATACGAATAATTTATTAAATATCCAACTTTTTGTCGGAAGATTTGAAATCTTTTTTACGCATCACTGTTTTTGCGATTGCCTTGTTTGCCTGCTTCATAAATGGAATGTTAAGATTTGTTCTATCATCCACAGCCACCAATGAGTTATACTGATTTAAAAACTCAACAAACTCTTTCTTCTTCTTACTCAATCGCTTAAAGAACCCTATGAGTTCTGCTTGTGATATCTCTTTACCATTACGGGGGTCGTTCAATCTATCAAAGAAATGTTTGTCAGTTAGAACTACATCTACTGGATTAAGTTTCTTATCTGCGAATTGGTCAATCTTCTGAAGGTCTCCCATTGGGATTTCGTTGATAGTTGATTCACCTACATTGAGTCGTTTATAACTCTTATCTGCTTTGTCGTATTTCTGATTGTCGTGACCACACTTATGACAAATGTATAAGTCATCACCACCATCTTTTTTCATCCAAGTCCAACCACAATTGTCACACTCAATCTTATCAGCTAATACAGCTTCTTCTACCTTATCTATAATACGATACTTTAGGAGTGGTCTACCATTGATTGTGATGTCACCCTTTTCATTCTTACCGATTGACTTAACTACAATACGTTTGTTTTTGAATTTACCACCCAAAACAGTATCACCTACTTTAATTGGTATTTTGATATCTTCGGTAATTCGAATGCCCATATGTTGTTTGTATAGTGACATTATAGTAGTTTTACTTTTTTTAAATACTTAAACATCTCGTTACCAAGTTTCTCACCAAACTTTGAGTCTGATGGGTAGTGAGCTCTTGCCACATTTCGTGAGTATGATATGTCTTTTGCCAAGTCCATCAAATTGTGCTGATGTTCCGGATACATATCACTCAAAACCGAACCAATTAACACACCTTGAGTTGAATGTCCACTTGGATATGAGGGAGTATTCATAGAATCTAACTCAGTATCCTTCATTGGTACATTTACCATTGAGTGTTTTGCCAATTGTTTGGGTCTTGGTCTATTATATAAGTATTTAAGTTTAGTTATGAAAATACGAGAATCGTCAAGTAATATATCCACTAATCCTTTTGGATAATCGATTTCTACTGTATTACAATAGTCTTTGAATACGTTAGATATATCATCCATTTCTTTTACGAAGGAATTATCCATCGGAAGTTTAGCAAGTTGGTAAAGTTCCATCTTCGTTTTAGAATTATCATTACCATGTGGTGGTTGACCCGCGAATTGCTTCCATTCAAAGTCAGCCAACATAGATGGAGTTTCCCTCATCACCTTCAAGTGTTTAGGGTCAATCTCATCGGAGTACCCCATTGACTTGAGTTCTATTATATCACTAAGTTTCACTTTTTACTATTTTTTAGCAAACTTTTCTAAGCCTGCGATGCCAAAACAACCAAGTGTTATAAACACAAATGAGTTGTATATGAATTCTTGAACTACCAAATCTTTACCTAAGTAACCAGTAATTAAATCGGCAGCTGCGAATATTACCATTACTGCAAATGATAGAAATCCTATTACATTTTTCTCGTTTACATCATTGTCATCTTTAAAAATGTCTTTAAAAGCCATAATCTTTCTCCAAATTGTTTTCATGTAATGTAACTCCTTATTGATTATAAATATGTATAGATATTAAAACCCACTTAGTACAAGTTCATCTATTGCATCTTGTACTTCTTCTTTTGTAGCACTAAGTTTAAAACTCAAGTCAGCTTGATATCTTTTTTTAACTTCATCGTACTGAAGTATTACGATAGTAGGTACTACTACTACTTGATATTCTTTTTGTAGTTTGGGGTTTTTAGCGATATCAACGAGTTCTATATCACAATCCTCTAAATCATTAATCCATTTAACTGAATTAGCTGAGTTCCAATCTGCATTAAAGTGTATTACAACTATCTGAGCATTTGATATAGTGGTCATGAATAGTAATGATAATATTAGTAGTATCTTTTTCATGTTACCTCAATTGGTCTATTTTTTCTTCAATACGTTTGATGTCTTCTTTTATCTCAGTAACATCACCTTGTGTATTTAGAATTGTGTTACGAATCATCTGGTCTTTCATATCAAATTCCATCCGTGTTACCTCTGGATCGGGTGGTATTGGTAATTCTTTTGCATCTTCTATATCAGATTGTAATGTAAACCACATACCTACAACAGTTGCAACAAAGAATAGAATAATTCCTATTGTTTTTAAATCTAAAGTAATTTGAGTTCCCTCATCTAACTTCTTAGCCATAACTTACCTCGCCTCTTTTGTTTTTTCAATTTTTCTTTGAATTTCTATAATTTCACCATGGATGTTACGTATGTTATTTCTAATCATCTGGTCCTTTAAGTCATATTCAATCCGTGATATATAATTATCTGGAATCTTAGATTCTACATTTGATATCTTTAAATGTATAAATATTATATGAAGTATTACTATGATACTCAATAATATTGTCCCTATATTTCTTTTTAGATTTTTCATAATGTTATAGTATAATAAAGTTTATGCCGGTTGAGAATTCATACCAACTACGATTCCAATATTGATGATATCTACCTTCAGTAAATATACCCAATGACTTGTTGAATCGGTATCCAAGAATTAGTCCACCTGAATAATCTATCCATTGCCCATTGTGAAATTTATGGTAACTATAATCATCGTCTAAGTCAAGGTGATATGGTAACAAGTTTGCCCACGAGTGTAACCAAAAGTTTTTAGAGTATTTGTAATAATCAAATCCTAATACCAATGAGTGTTCCCATTTGTTAGGTAACTGATTTCTTTGGTTATTAGCATACTCTGAAAGTATTTGTGGTACAACCACTTCTTCGAATACTGCGGTACTATTAGCTACTATTTCACCATTAGGATTTGTATAAACATCACCCAACCCCAATGTATTCCAATTGTACCCCATATCGGTAGCTATTTTCATCCATGGGATACTACCATCAGGTCTTATACAATCGGCAAATGGGTCGAATCCATATGGTTCTGAGATACGTTGCATTGCACCTATATTAATTGAAAACTTTCTATTGAACTTATGTCTAAGTCTTTCTGAAGACTCGAAATAACCAATATCAGCAAACCCATCCTCTAAGTATTCTACTTTAAATACATAGTTGTCTGCAATGTATCTTACAAAGTGGTCTTGATTTAAGAACTGCTTACCTTGTTGTCTTCTATAATCAAATTCGAACAAATACTCGAATCCACGTGATTTACTTCCTATGGTTGCTGCATCTGAGAATGAGTTTTCAGTACCATTCTTAAACCTATTCTGAATATTTGGTTCATATCCAAATCTCTGAATCTTTCTCAATCCGAATACTGCTGAGTAATCGTAAGGAGTTACAGTTGTTGTCGTACTTAACCCATCCGTAACTGAGTATGTGGTAATATCCGAAATCGAATTATTACCATTATATGCACCATAGAATGTAGCAAACTTAGTAATTTTATTTAAATTCTTTTTGAAATCACTAAGTGTTGATTTATCATCTTTAGTTTGTGCTGACATTGTAAGAGGTAATATCAGTAATAACAATAACTTTTTCATATTAATCTTCCTTTACAATTTTTTTATTAAATCGTGTACCATGGTGTTCAATTGATAGGAAATAAACACCATTTGCTAATGATGACATATCAATTGTTCGTTCTTTAGAATTTTCAACAATCAATTTACCCATAAAGTCGTATAAAGTATATGTAATATCCAAGGTAGTTCTGATATTTAATGTATTTGTTGTTGGGTTAGGATACACAACAATATTTTTAAAGTCAATATCATCAATACTAAGAGTACCATTGACAGTAGCACAATAATCATACAGATATTGACAATCAGTGTCCCACGAATTAGTACAACAATACTCGTCTACATCAATTACCCAAGCGTAACATGGGTCATTTAACCAATATGGGTTACCAGGCCCATCTATACACCCAGCATCATATAAACATGCCGTAGTGTCAGAAACATTAGCATTTGGGTTATAATTATGAGCATTTGGGTCAGTACAACCATATATTGGGGTAATACAACTACCATTATCAGTATTAGCTAATGGGTTGTAGTTAAGTGACGTTGAATCAGTACATCCATAGATAATTGGAATACATGGGTTTGAAAAATCAGTAGCCGATACTTGATTTGTATTAGCATCAGGATTATAGTTAAATGAGTTAACATCCATACACCCATAAATGTAAGGAACACAAGTTCCATTATCAGTATTAGCTAATGGGTCAAAGTTAAACGAAGTTGAATCAGTACAACCATACACTCTAGCGATACACGACCCGTCATCCGTGTTAGCTAATGAATCGTAATTATAAGATGTTGGGTCCGTACACCCATAAATTACAGGAACACATGAACCATCGTCCGTGTTAGCTAATGCATTATAATTAAATGAGGATGGGTTTGTACAACCATAGATATAAGGAATACAAGTACCTGACGTATTTGCTAATGGGTCGTAATTCCACATTGTTGAATCCGTACAACCTACTTTAATAGCTATACAAGTATCAGGCGTATTTGCATTAGGGTTGTAATTAAATGACAATGGATTCATACATCCTAAAATAACAGGAATACACCCACCATCATCGGTATTAGCTAATGAATCGTAATTAATAGATGTTGAGTCGGTACATCCGAATACTTTTTCGATACAAACATCACCAAATGTTGGTTGTGAATCAACTCTTTGAATTATGGGGAATTGTAATGTAGTTGCTCCCCAAAACGGAACATCTACAATAGTATCACCTTCAGGACCATACAACGTATATGCTATCTGAGCGATTGAGTTTTGAGATTGAGTCGTTGTAAATAGGTACAAATCAATTGGTTCATAGATGTTTAAAGGTACATCAAACGTTAATTCATAACCATCATTTGGTCCCATTTTAAATTGAGGAGACAAGTTATCACCTTGTTTGATACCTAACCAAGTACCACCCCAACCATTTGAGGCGCCATCTTTTATTTTTAAGGTATAATCGCCAGTCATTATCTCACTGGTGTTAGCGGTATCTACATAGTTGAATGCTGACGTGTCAGTACATCCTACTATTCGGGCTGGCCCACACGTACCCGTGTCTATTGTAGCACTTGGATTGTATGTGGTTGAGAATGGATTCATACACCCATAAACATCAGCTGCGCCGGAGGAACATATCCCTCCAGTACTAAATTGTGGGGTCGTAAATTGATAACCAAAGTTACCACTTGGAATTGTATCGGATAACGACCATAATAGATTACCTGAACAATCATATACTTTTAAATCACCATCTACTTGACCACCAAATAAAGTACCATTTAAACCATCACCATAAGAATCGTTAATTACAATATCTACTAATACATTTGTATCAACACAAATGTAATGTGATATAGCTATACCTGGTGATGCGCCAGAATACGTCCCTTGAGATGCTGTATATACTGCTCCGTTATTGTCATAAAGAATCCAACTTGATTCACTACCATAGTTATCGGGAGTGAATTGTACGTCTAAGTAAGTTTCACTTGAAGAACAAGAAAGTGTATCTGCTGGATTCCCTATACACTTCCCATCACTTATTGTAGCCCATGGGTTGTATTCGGCAGAAGTGGTATCAGTACATCCTATAATATCAGCACAATCTAAACACTTTTCCCAACAATTAGTATCTAATACTACTGATGTTCCATCTACAATAAGATTTCTATTTGTAAACCCTGCGGCATCTAATAAGAAACAAGTAGCGTATGGGTTTTGATTGTTTTGCATATTTGGTGGTAACTCTTGGTCAACCCAGTTATCAACTGAGTACTTCCATAACCAACCTGGATTGTTTAGTATATCAATAGTACCTGTCCAAATACCATCACCATCTGAATCAGATAAAGAATCCGCTATACCACTCCAACTATTAAACTGCCCACTTACATAAACTTGAGAGAACGTGTCATTATAAGAGTTCATATCTACTGCAAAAGTTACAGGATATTTACATTGACCATTATTAATATTAGCATTAGAGTCGTAAGTTGAAGATAATGTATCCATACAACCTGCAAATGGTGGTGGTTGTGATAGGAGATTGACAGTTGTATCGTATGAGTAAACTGAGTTTGAACCACTAAATAACCCTAATGTCATTGGGTCTATATTTACAAATGTATCTTGAGTTGCGTTTCGTAACCATACAACCGGAGGTACACCTTGGTTATCCCACCATCTAGTTCTATTAGAGTTAAGTATTATCTTAACATCACCAGTATCACAATTTAAAATAGTGTAGTTGTAAGTACTTGGATTAGTTAAGGAAACGTAGTCTTTGTAGTATAATGTATCGTTACCTTGCTTTATTAAAATTGACTGGTCGTTTGAATATACATTTCCACTGGTGAATATGTATCTACCAAATTCTACTCTTAACTCAAACCAACTTGTACCTTGTGCTAATGTTACAGTTGGTAATAACAATAGTAATAAATTAATTAAATACTTTTTCATAATAAATTCCGTGGATGATTTACGTTACTGTTATAACTATGTAATATTACTATAAAGAGATTAACATATCTAATAGTTCTTGTTGTGGGAACATATCAAACTTATCTTTACGTGTATTAGTATGAGTCCACATACCCTTTACTCTACCATAGTATGCATCTTCATTGAATTCAAATCCACCTGCACCTTTTTTCTTTACTTCTTCTACTAATCCGTTTCTTACATCAATGTTATCTCTCTCACCAATCCATAGAATCCACTTTCTAAGTGCTTCGATTTGGTCATCGGAATATTTGTGCCAAGTTTTGAATCCTCTAAATGGGGTGTCTAACTCAACCAACTGAGATTCATGAACTCGTGTACCGGCATATGTTTTACCATCTTTAATCCAGCCAAAGTTACACACTTCAATTCCTACTGAATGTGTGTGCATATGTTGTGACCCATTTTTACCTAAGTGCCACCCATAACCACCTTGAGGAAATGCTTGTACCATTACACCATCATAGTCTTCATTGTTACCTTTTACTGATGGACCACCTAATACAAATTCAGTTGCTACTGCACCACGAGAATCTCTACCCCATTGGTCGATACAATTGAATGGGTTGTGCCACCCTGCAGTATGATGTAAGAATATATACTCTTTATTGGTTGGGCCTGATTTATACTCACCATTAGGTAAGTAATGTCTATTAACGATTAGACAATTTTCCGTTTCGAATGTCTTTTCTGAGTCATCAGTAGTAGCCAAACCCATACAATCCCAAGTGGAAGAACCAACAATACCATCAGCAACCAAACCATTGATTTTTTGGAATTCTTTAACTGATTTCTCAGTTCCTTTACCGAATATACCATCTGCGCCAATTTCTAAAAACTCTTGTAATAATTTAACTTCGTTTCCTTTTGAACCTACTTTTAGTAACATACTATTTTCCTTTTTTACGGCCGGCACAATGTGCTTTTTGACTAAAGCCTTTTGGGTTATTACAATCTATGGATTTTTTATATGAAGCTGACCACTTCTCATCAACCGATTTGATTAAACGTTCAAGTGCTTCTTCATATCTACTCAATCCACTCATATTACATATCCTTATATATAAGTATCTACAAATTCCAAAGGAATTATCCAGTCACTTCCGAATGGGTCTGATACTCTAAGTTCTTGCTTTTGTTCGTTGACCGATATAAGTGTCAGTCGTTCTCCCCCCAACAGACTTCCCTTGTGATTGGAGAAAGTTTTCTTCATTATTAGCTTTCTTCCTATTTGATTTTGTAAATTTTTCATATCGCTCATGACTATCTACATAGTCTTCTAATTTATTAAGGTCTATTTTACCCATTTTGGATTACCTTTAACTTTTTAATTTTGTCCAAGAATTCTTCTACGGAATAAGATTTAGATTGTTCGTCTTTGATTGTCACTTCAGATAAAGTGTCCGGATACTTTTCTACCAATCTTACTAATATCTCAAACCCTTGGTCTGCCCAAAAGTTTTTGAATGAAATTTCACCTAAGACATTAGTTGAGAAATCAACTGATTCTTCGGTGTCTCCTGGTAGTAATATAAAGTATCTCATAGATTAATTAACTCAGAATCGTAATGTTTTACACGATTCACATTTATATTAAATATGTCTAATTCATACTCACCATTAGAAAAATCGTTAAAATCTAATATTTCTGATAATTGTTGGATGTAATTAAATGCGTTTTGTGTAAATTTATTTGCATCAAATCTAACAATTATATCTGAATCTACTTCTTGGTTGATTCTATCACTCAAGTTGAATTGAGTATTTGGTTGTTCTAATTTGATGTATTCATCGATTTTTTCTTGTGGTATGTCCACATGGATGTTACTACACCAAGGTTCTAACATACTCAACAATTGTTCGTTAGCATTGAAAACTCTGAACTCCACGTTGTATTTGTGAGGAACGATGGGTTTCATTAACTTATCGTGTTTACAAAAGTGTCCCCACTTTCTTAGAAAGTTACGAGTAGAACGTTCGTTTTGTGTTAACCACTCGCCAGTCTCTCTATTCTTCATAAAGACCTCACCATTTGGATTACGCTTTGCCCCATCTGCAAATCTACTGCCTCTACAAGTCATATGATATACAAACCCATCCCAAGTCTGAATAAACTTATATCCATTCAGATGGAATCGATTAAAGATATCAGTATCTTCTTTTGATTGGGGTGCAAATAACGGGTCGTGCCCACCAATAGAAGTAAAGTCTTCTTTAAATAAGAACCATGGGGCAAATATACCCTCAGTAGTTTTACCTTGTTTTAACGATGGTAATTGTTCTAATAGATTATCTTCTAAATCAACAAACTCTTCCGGCTCAATACCAAAGTCCAAAAGAATCTTTTCAGGACCATCCGGATGTAATGGTGGTTCGATACGAGTAAGTGATACCACACTTAGAGGTTTAATGTGTTCTAATACTGATTCAAGAGCGCCAGGACATAAATACATATCAGCATGATATATACCTACAATTGGCGTGGTAGCTACTTCGTTGATTAATCTATCGTATAGAATAGTATGACCCAATCGCGTTGGTCCTTCGTTTCGTATTGCCTTGAAGTTTGGGTCCGTGTCCATCATTTCTTGACACCACTCCCAAGTTCCATCGTTACTGAAATCATCAGCAACACATATTGTTGGCTCTGACCCACCATTCTTTCTGATTGAATCGTATGACCACTTTAGGTACTTTAAATTATTACGAGATGGTTGGATAAATGATATATCTGATTTATTTAACATAATATTTTATTCATTTTAGTTAAAAACACATTCTCATGGAAGTGTTTGTTGTAATTATTTAGAGCCGATTTGGAACATTCATTATAGAAGCCCTCATCATCTCTAAGTTGTTTTGCTAAACTTCGTGCACTTTCTAAATCAAATCTATCAACCGATAGCATGGGTTGAGATAATCGTTGTGTATCAGCATCAACATAACCTATACATGGTATACCAAGAAAAGAACAATTCAATGAAAACGTACCTGCAGTGATGTTAGGCATTAGATGCACCGCGTACTTATAACTTGATAGGAGTTTCATCCACTCTGAAAATGTAACGTGTGGTAATACCTCTACCAATTGGCTTTCGTTTGCAACTGTTCTCATTTTAGGTACTGATATTGGTTTGTTAAACTCACTCGATACCAAGTAAGAATCAAACCCACCATACCAAGAAGTGAAATTACCACCCATCATAACCTTTTCTTCTTTTGTAGTATCTTTTAAATATACAAAATTATCTTCAATAATCAAAGTGGGGATTGTGTGAATTTCTTTATCAGAAGAGGTTATACCTTTAAAATAGTTAAAATCCGTTACATTTTCAGTAAAGATACCATCTACTTCTTGTAATAAATTATAATGCCAAATCTGATGATGAAGTTCTTTTGTTTGATATATTTGCGCGGTTGCCTCTTGCATAAACCAAATCTTCTTACCAAACTCCCTCAAATCTGATACCAACTTTTCTTTTTGGTATACAAAATCTCTGAGTTTATCAGTCTTACTAATGAGTAGAATGATATGGTCGTATTCAGATTGTAATTGCTCCATCTGATAGAAACAATAATGGTCTGCGTTTAGAGCACAAAATTGAGCAAACTCAGTTCTCATATGTGGGTGGTCTCTACCCACCTTACCAGTAAATGGTAACTCCGATATAAATGCTATTCTCCCCATAATTCCTCGTATGCTCTTTTTATAAAGTATGATGAGTTTCTATTCAATCCATTTTTAGGAATTGCATTAAAATGATATACCCATGCTTGTTCGTATAGATTATCCATACCATCACCCCACCATGATTGGCCAAAGTTAAGTAGGTTCTTACTCGACATATGGTGTAGATTGAATGTGGCAGGTAACATCTTCAAATCAATTCCTTGAGTTTGTATCAGATAGTTTATAACAGTTTGGTCAGTACCCAATCCTGCTTTTTGCTTTTCTACCAAAGTATCTTGATTTTTAAAATAAAAGTCTAATACGTAATCAAAGAATTCTCTATGGGATTCGTTTACAATTTGAAATCCACCATTGAAATACATACCCCTATCCAACTTGTAGTCATCAAACATATCTTTGTAGTGTCTTAATGACCTACCAGTCCATTCCCAACATCCCAAATCAAGAACGCCCGTGTATTTACGTTCGTTCATTTCAAAGAAATTAGGTGTATCCGGATGGACTATTGTATCAGAATCAACCATTAGAACTTGGTCAAACTCTATATCATTATGGTCAAGTATTTTAAATAAGTGATATCGTTGCCATGGGATAGTCATCTCTTCCCAAGTATATAACGCAGTATCCCAAATTACAACTTCAGCATTATTTTTCTCGGCCCACTTCTGCCAAGATTGAATACTGTAATTGTATGCGTGGTGCCTTCCACGACCTGCATCAATTGCCGGTATGAATATTATGTTCTTTTTCATTTATATAACTTGTTATGTAATTATCTATATCCTTAGTTGGCATCCAACCAAGTATTTCATTAGCAAGTGTATCTTCACAAAGAGTTACCAATGCTTCACCTGGCTTATCATCTTCATAAACAATATCATCATAGTTGAACATATCTGCTATGTCTTTAACAGAGTAGTTTTTACCTCTACCAAGTTCAAAGTCATACCCATATGCCCCTTGTTCCATAATCTTTACTAATGCGTCTACGATATCGTCAATATGAGTAAAGTCTCTACGTTTAGTTCCATCACCAAAAATAGTAAGCGACTTCCCATCTTCAATTGCCTTTTCCCATTTACCAATTAAAGTACAATACCCACCATCTTTTAGATGATGTGGTCCATATACATTGTAAAATCGTGTAATTGATGATTTCAACTCATAATGTTTCTGATAAAGTGAAATGATGTCTTCACCCACATCTTTTGAGAATGTGTATGGATTCTTAAATCTACCACTATGTTTTGATGATGAACCAGCGTATATGATTGGTACGTTATTATTAGCACACCAATCTACCAAGTTCAGAGTTCCATTTGCATTGGTAGTAAAATATTCTTTGGGTAATTTGAATGATGGTTGGATACGGGCAATTGCTGCCAAGTGAAATACAACATCAACATCCATAAACTCAGTAATGTTTCTGAGGTCGTGGTTTAGATACTTACATCCTTTTTGATGATTTTGTACATTACCAGTATAATAATTGTCGATAGATACTACATTGTGTCCATCTTTCAATAATCTTTTGATGAGGTTTGTTCCTACAAAACCTGCACCACCTGTAACTAATATTTTCATTATCCTAATCCTTTCCAAGTTGCACCATTACCAGTATAGTAGTGATTTACTTCAACTTTTGGTGTATATAAATATGATTTACCATCTTTTAAAATATCAATTGCCCAATATCTATCTTCTTTTGTAGATAATTCCTCATCAAACGGAGTTTCTATCAAATCAGACTTATTGTAGAAACAAAACGCATTATGTAAAAATGGTCTATCTTCAATAGTAGAATGCATATTAACCACCTCACTATCTACAAAATGAGACCATATATATCTCTTGTTAATTTTCTTTCCACGATATATTGGAATTTGATTACCAAATACTGCTGAATGAAACTTTAGTAATGATTGGACCGATTTCAAATCCATCTTAGTAATTTGAGAGTGTGCTGATAGTATCAATATAATATCATTACTACACATATTGACTGCCACATTCAACGATTTACCTGGTGTATAGTTTTCTATATTAGAGGTTATTATATTGAGTCGTGTATTGAATAGTGTAACTACATCCATAGAATCATCAGTAGAGTTGTTATCCATCACAATCACCTCTGCATTAGGAATGTGGTCACATATAGATTGTAGTGTAAACCCAATATATTCACCCTCATTTCTATTTCTAACTATGATACTTATCATTTAAATATCCTCGATAATGTTGTATAATCAATAGCTTGTGCTGGGTCACTTATAGACATATCTGGATTGGGGTGTGATTCTATAATCAACCCATCAGCACCAATGGCCATTGCAGCTTTAGATACCGGCTCTACAAAATTACGATATCCAGTTGAATGACTTGGGTCATATATGATTGGGATGTTAGTAAACTCTTTCAAAGCAGGAATCATCATAAGGTCAGGTGCCCAACGTGTTGTTGGGTGTATGTGTCTATAAGATGGCATTCCAACTACACCTCTAAGACATATAGCAACATTTCTATTACCACCTACTAAGATTCGTTCAACTGCGCCTAAGATTTCATCAAGAGTTCCCCAAGTACCTCGTTTGAGTAATACTGGAGTATCTTGCTTTCCAAGAGCGTCTAATAGTGTATAGTTCTGAAAATTACGAGTTCCTATTTGAAATACATCGGCAACCTCACCAACTTCATCAATCATACTCGCATCCATTACTTCAGTAACAATTGGGAGTCCAGATTCCTTCTTAGCAATCGCCAACAACTCAAGACCTTCTTTACGAAGACCCTCTTTCCACCCATTAGTTTCTTTTGTGATTGGGAATGTACATGGTTTGTAAGCACCTGCTCTTAGAGCATCCGCGCCACATCTTTTCATATCTTTTGCAATCTCAATGATTGACTCACCCTCAACTGAACAAGGACCTGCAATCTTGAAGTAATCCCAATTGAAGGTTTCGTTTGGGTCGATTGAAATGTTTAACTTACCTTGGTCTTTTAGTGACTGAATGTATTCGTTCATTTGTAATATTGTTTTACTTTTTCTAAATCATCTTCAGTATGGATATCAGTAGCAGTTTCCTTTACACATCCGATTCGGTAACTAACTTTACCTTGTTTGAGTAAGTCGTACTTGAATAATCTCATTGCACCACTCCTACGATATGTGTCATCTACCGTAATGATATCATCATACTTATTGTCAATCATATAGTCAAGACACTCATCAAGAGTGTTGACTCGATTGGGGTTATCTGGTTGTAATCCAACTACAATATCATACTCTTCTTTGATTTCATTGATGATGTGTTCATACACATCTACGACCTCAACATCCCCACACAAATCAGCAGGCCTCTTGTGGAATCTTACTTCGTATTTATTACAAATCTCCTCAACAACATCACTCTCAGATGATACGATAACCTCTACATGGTATTGACTTGCGTTTGCGTAATCAACTGAATGTAGGAACATGGGTTTACCATCAATCTCTCTAATGTTCTTGTGTTTTAGTCTTTTAGAATCCAGCTTTGCTGGAATTATTGCTAGTACTCTCATAATTTATCTATACTCCATTTATATGCTTTGGTCTGACCTTGTATGGTCATTCCTCCTGTATGTGGTGTAAATATACAATTTAATTTTGAATTTTCCAAATTAAAGAATGGTGATTTAGATGGGTCACCAAACTCATTTTCGATAACATCAGTACCATACCCCCACAACTTACACTCGTGTAGTGCCTTTATGATATCAGTTTCATTTACAATCTCACCACGGGATGTATTTACCAAGAACTTAACACCACGTGAAAGTAAATCATAATCAATCATATGTCGTGTTTCGTTTGTGACGTGTACGTGAAGTGATACTGCGTCACATATGTCAAACAACTCTTCCAATGTGTCAATATTAGACTCATCTGAATATGGGTCGTGGATGTAAACCTCAGCATCAAACGCTCTACAAAACTTAGCCATCATCTTACCCAATCTACCATAACCAACGATGCCAACTTTGTAGTCTTTCATTTGCTGGCCTACAAATGGTAGGTAATCCCAACTTTTATCTCGTTTGGTCACATTGTTTGACATTGTGATGTTTCTCATCAAGTCAAGGAGTATCCCAAACGCCAATTCTGAGGTAGATGGTAGTTGATTGATTAGTTCGAAGTCGTTTTTATGACATTGGATTTCAATACCCACCGATTCACAATATTCTAAGTCAATGTGATTTAGTCCGGTAGATGCGGTATTGATAATACGAACCATAGTATTCCGTAACAACCCCTCATCAATTTTGTAACTTTGTTGATTTGGATTGCAGAATATAGTATCAATTGGGTTGTTAAGTAATAATTCTCTAACTTGGTGCCGTGTCCCATATTCTAACATAAAAACATCACCTTTTGAATCTAACAACTCAACTACCCCATCCAAATGGGTTACGGGAGTAACAACTGCAATCTTATTTTTCATTACATTGATTGTAAATCTTTCTCAAATAACTCAATACCCGTTGTAGTCAATGCGTGTTCGAACATTTGTTCAAGTACTTTCAATGGTACTGTGATTACATCAGCTCCTGCTTTTGCTGCTTTGACAACGTGCATTGGATGTCTTACACTTGAAACCATAATGTTAGTGTCAAACGAATATCTCTCGTTAAAGGTTTTTACCAACTCACCAATAAACAACATAGCATCATGACCCGTGTCATCAAGTCTACCAACTAACGGACAAATGTAAGTGGAATTAACATTAGCACATAGTATAGCCTGATTATGTGAGAATATCAGATGCATATTTGTTTTATCACCATTACGTGTTGCAGAATTACAGGCGTCAATACCTGCAGGTGAGAATGGAATTTTAAAAACCAAATCAATGTCATTTGATTTTGCTTTTAATCGTTCGATATTAGATAAGATTTCATCCTTAGTAGTACCCCATGCTTCAACGTGAATTTCACCAACTGGCATAACTCCTCTGATTTTTTTAATCATATCGATGTCGTCATCCATACCATGTCGTTTCGCCAAAGTAGGGTTCGTAGTAACTCCGGCTAATATACCCATATCTGAGTATTTTTGAATTGAACTTAATTCTAAAGTGTCTAAAAATACTTTCATAATTTTACGTTTTATTTAATTGATTTTAATGTTACTTTTAACTGACCTTTACGTCTATCCGTAGTAAACTTTTGAGATACCATCTCGTAGTTACAGGTTATGCCATACGTATGTGCTATTCTATAATGATTTGATTTACCATTGATTCCACCATGCCACTTTGAACAAAAGTAACCAAACGACTCCTCATTAAAAACTCGCTTGTGTGTTGGGTCTGCTAATGCCATTGCAGATGCTTCATGAGGTACTACGATATCTATCGTACCACCTGGTTTTAGGATTCGCCACAACTCATTCATAACAAAAATAATATTATCAATGTGTTCTAATATCATAATTGCTTTGATTTCACTAACCGTATTATCATCGAGTGGAATTCCCTTTTCGATATCACAACAAATATCTGGATTTACTGATGGGTCAATATCAACATTTAAGAATCCTGGAAACTTTTCTTTGTATGAACCTAAGTTTAATTTCATAATTTTATTTTTTTTAGTGATAACAAATGATATGGATTACTATGTGCTTTTCTACCTGGCTGATACCACTCATCTACAACGTCAAATCCATTCTCGATTAGTTGACTACTGAGTAACTCTCCATCAATTTCCCAATGTTTATGATGTTCACCTTTTAGACTTTTTGGTGTTTTTTGCATATGTGGGTGTGAAACTATCAAATGACCACCTAACTCTAATAACTCATAAAACTTCATACAAGTTTCAATTAGAGGATTCTCTAAGTGTTCTAATGTTTCTAAACTAACGATGACATCAAACTTACCATTCACATTATTCTGAAAATCAGATTCTAAATCAATTACATCGTATGTTATATTTTCAGCACCCCAATACGTTCTACAATATTCTAATGCTTCTTCTGAGTTATCCAATGATAATACTGACTTGGCACTTTGTGCTAAAATATTAGAACCATACCCAATCCCACAAGCTGCATCTAATACGACATCACCATCACTAACAAACTTATTAGCAAACCGATACCTTTCTACGTGTTTTGGTTCAATTTCTTGAATATTTTTACCTATTTGGCGTTCGCCATTGAATCCATCCATAATTTTATTTTATATTTCTTCTATTCTTTTTGTTTTGTCACAAATCAATAAGTCGTATGGTGGTTTCTCACCTACACTCAGGTGGTGATATTTACATCCCCAATCATCCAATTGCTTCTTAGTTACATCATACCAATCAATTCCCGTAGTACTTCCACGAGCGGTCCAATAGGTTATAGTATGACCTTCATCATACAATATACGAATTTTTTCTATATTTTCCAAATTTGGAATAGCTTCTGAGTAATCTGGATTTATATAAGTTCTATTTTCATAAAAACATATGGTCTCATCTATATCAACGTATATATTCATCATCTAATAACTTTACATATATTATTTAACATTGTTTCAAAATCACTTAATTTAATTGAGCTTGTTCCATCCGATAGTGCGTTATCTGGATCATCATGTACTTCTAAGAACATACCATCTACACCTACGGCTGCAGCAGCCTTTGCTAATGGTTCTATAAAATGTTTATTAGACCCACTGCTACCACCAGAACACCCTTTTTGAACTGCATGAGTTGCATCAAATATAACGGGAGCGTATTCTCTCATAGTTACTAAGTTTCTCATGTCCACTACATAGTCACCATACCCAAAGGTATTTCCACGTTCGGTTAGAACAACTTTGTTATTATCAGATGATACTACTTTATCAACCACCCTCTCCATATCCAATCCATTTACAAATTGTGCTTTTTTAATATTTACTGGAAGGTTTGTTTTTGCAGAAGCCACCAATAAATCAGTTTGTCTACATAAAAATGCTGGTATTTGTATTAGGTCAATTGAATCTTTTAATACATCAGCTTGCCATGGTTCGTGTATGTCAGTAGTTACTGGAATATCTAATTCAGTACGGATTTTATTAAATATACGAGATGCTTCTTCAATAGAAACTCCTCTGTAGTTTTGTAACCGAGTTCGATTTGCTTTATCAAAAGATGCTTTAAAAATAAAAGGAATACCCAACTTAGAAGTAATACGTTTTAACTCACGTGCCATATGTAAGGTATGTTCTTCACTTTCTATGACACATGGGCCGGATATCAATACAAATGGCAATGATTCGCCAAATGTTATACCATCTCTTATTGTAACTGATTTAATTTTTTTCATTTGCTAAACATTCTGCTATTTTAAAATCACTTGGTGTATCAATGTCCCATGCTTCCAACATATCAACTGTTTTAATATATGGGTTGAAGCCAATTCTTCTTTTGTGTTTCTTATACATATCCTTCGAGAATATATATAATCCGGAGTTTTCAACAATAATTGGCTTTAAGTCTTGAGTACGACTAATAGTTGAAGACATATTATAATTTAAGGGATTACCATCATACCAACAAAAATTGTTTACTTCATATGCTAAAAATGCCGAATCGTATTCGTTTGACTTTATTTTGTCTATCATATCTACTATGGTAGATTGTTTTACGAATGGGGAAGTTACTGATAAAAATACAATATAGTCTGTATTTATATCATCTATAACCGAATCCAATATATCGTTAAATGTAACATAGTCCCCATCAAACTTGGTATCTCTTTTTAAGAATGTATAGTCTAAACTTGGATTTATGTAATCCACAACAGTGTCATCACTACAATACAAAAGTGTATCACTAATATCAGAAATTCCTGCTGCCTTGTCCACGCATATATTAACTAACGGATTACTATTAAGTGTCTTTATACTTTTTTGTGGTAATCGCTTACTATTTAGTCTAACTGTTATGTATGCTGTAAACTTCATTTTTTTCTTGTTCTTAGGTTATCATATTCGAATGGATTTAGAAGCATTATTTTATTTTCAGAAATCCAGTTTTGTACAAAGTCCATTTGTCTAAATCTATGCTTATCACCTTTAAAGTAATCTTTTCGATTCTTTTTGTGTTCAGCATCTTCTTCTTTATTGTAAAAGTTTAAAGCCCTGTCATCCTCACCACCTTCTAGGTAAAAGGTATGTCCTATAATTGTTATTTTAGAAAAGTTAATAATTGCCCTATCTAATGTAATTAAACCAGTACCAACTCCTATGAACTTTCCTAAAGCTTGATTTTTTTTATACTTATGTCTGAACTCCTTACCACCATAGTGTTTCGTTAAAAACCCCCAAGTATCACTATGTACATTTACATTATCAAACTCATGGTATCTATGACTCATCTCGTGACCTACATCATCTTTTCTTGGCCAAATTGTAAGCGGTTCGGATTTGATTGGATGAAAATAATCCCATCTATAATTGCCAGTAGTAGACCAAATATCTATTTTCCTACCTGTGTGTTGATACATACCATCGAAAAAACATTTATTTACTCTAATTACAGTTTTAAACTTATCAATATATTTACCAAAATTATAACAATTCAAAGATGGGCTTGTACCAACTACTATTACATCGGTTTGTGGTTCAAATGTCTCAAAGTAGTTGTCTAACTTTTTAATATTGTCCAAAATCACCACACCATTACTTTGTTATTCTCAATAAGGGTATTTACATAATCTATTTCAAGATTCCAACTATGATTGCCAGGTATATCTGATGACCCCTCTACTCCCCAATAATGATTAGTCTTTCCAAAATCAAATCCAACCAAGTTTAACACCTCATATGTATCTAACAAATAGTTAATTGTTAGAATGCCAGTAGACATTTTTTTAGAACCTAATTTGAAATCGGATATGTGGTAATCAAATCCATCATAGTTACTCTTTATATCCTCCAATCTACCAACTCGCTTATCAGTATTAGTAATCGTGGTAGTTTTAATTAAGTTTGGGTGTTGGTTTTTTATACTCTCTATGTTATTTACATAGTAGTTTCTACTATCGGTAGTAAGTGCATTGTTAAGTATCCAATGAGTACATTTGTTACCTATATAATCTTCAAATCCACGTACTCTGAATCTATTGAATCTATAAACGTGGTCGTATGAATCAATCAGACTACCATGCTTTTGGGTTGTGTCGGCATTACCTACTAAGATACATTTATTCATTTCTTACCTGTGTGCTTTCCGGTTTGTAAAAAATATTCATTGTCTCTACTATCACCTTTCAAAAAGTGATACTCAAATCCAAGTTTCCACATAACATAGTCAAAACTTAATTGGTCTCTACGTGAGTTATACTTTATTTCATCCCACCATGCTTCCATAGATTCAATGACGTGTTCATCATTATGATTTCTTAATATAATTGGATTTGTAGCTAACCCATTATTTTGTGGATATCCCTCATCTAAGTATCTCTGAACTTGGGTATACATGGTTTGTGGATTGTCCTTGTAATTACCACCATTAGACTTACCCAAACTCATTATTGCCTCATACTCTTTGTAAATACAATCTCGTGGGTCCAGTCTTGTTTGATTATGGTCAAATACCTGATACGGGTGTTTGTTTACCAATGGTGTAAAATCTTTTCTAACCAATATATTACCATCAATCCATAACGAACAATCGTATTCTGATAAATATCTATGTGGTAATATTTTGTATTTTTTAGCGTTACGATTTGGGTCTGAATATATTGGTGTAGATTTAATAATCTTCCAAGTATCCGATTTTATATCCATATCAGTAAAGCATATATAATCAACACCATCTATTATTTGTTGATTTTCATGTAGATTATCATACCCACCAAAGATTGAAGTATAAACGGCTATTTTCATATGTAATGCTCACTTCTTACTAAGTTAGAGCCAAGATTGGGTCTAGCTACTGTGTATGTTGGTGTATAATTTGCAATCGTATCATTAACACCGGTCTGATTACCAACGTTAAATTTAGCCTTGCTTTTGATATATAATTGAATACGTGTGTCAACGTGTCTGAGGTCTAAACACTTTTTATATTTCAATCCAAATTGATTTTTTGTAGTCCAATAAAACATTGGTAATTTATATTCATTGATTTTTGATTGGATTTTCTCAACTCCAGTGCCATCAAATCTATTTGATATCAATAGAGTACCAAAATCACCATTAACGTGTTCTCTAATAATAGAATTACCCAACTCTCTTTCAGAATCAGACCAATAAACTTCCGGCTCAATATCGTCAAAAGAATCAAATTGCCAAAACTTTAATATTTCTTCCATAAGTGGGATTTTATAAACACCTAAGTCATCATATATTCTATAATGGTCATTGAATACCTCCCCTTCAAATGAATCTACAAATCCATCTATATATGGGTTGTTGTCAAAAATAGTATGAACCACTTGAAACGGGTCTGACCATGATGACCAATTTTGCTCTAAGTGACCAAATAACTCTCTTAACAATTTTGGTGATGGTATCCAAACCTTACAATCAGGATATTTTTCTTTTAATTTACGTGGAAACGCAGAGATAATTCCCCAATCCCCAACACCAAAACAAGTTCTTAGGATTACAAAGTTTTTACCTTCCAAGTATTCATCAGGAATATAGGAAGGGTCACTTAAAGGAAACCCTAACTTATCAACCTCTTGTATAGGAAGTACTTTATTATCGAATGTTCTCCAAAATACCATTATGAAACTGCCCTTCCTTCCATACCTTCCCAATCCTTATCAGTTCTAACCTCTTGATTAGTTTTCTCAGTAGCCGATAGGACATTGTTTGTTGTGTTTAATAATTCCGTAAGTTTCAACATAGCTGATAAATCTTTAGGGAAACAATGTCCACCAAATCCTAAATCACCATCAGGACCAGGAACAGCCCAATGTGATTTACCTAACCTATCATCATATGTCGCATATTCTACAACCTTATCATAGTCCAATGATAGTTTATCACATACTTGATAAATCTCATTTGCAAAAGAAACTTTTGTAGCTAAGAACGTATTAGTTACATACTTTACCATTTCTGCGTGTGTAGAGCCAGTCTTTATGATTGGTGTGGTAGGAAAAACTAAACGATAGATTTGTTTAAGTGGAGTGGTTCCTTTACGTGGGCCCCCTAAGATAATCTTTGATTGGTTCTCAAAGTCTTGTACTGCGTTTGCTTCGGTTAAGAATTCCGGATTGAACACAATTGTGATACTCTTAAAGTTATTGTTAAACATCTCGGTTGTAGTTGGTGGAATTGTAGATTTGATAACCACAACAACATCCTTACCTACGTTATTGATTTGAGACAATACCGATTCCACAATTGAAATGTCACACGACCCATCAACTCTCTTCATTGGAGTGGGTACACATACAAATACAACATCCGAAGCTTCGACTACCTCTTTTAGGGTATCCGTAGTTCTTTTAGACCCATCAAGGTCATAGGTTAAAACGCTAAAATAGTTTTTAAACTTTTGGTAAATGGCATTTCCTACAAAGCCTTGACCCACTATTCCAATATTATATTTCATAGATAAATTGTAAAATTTTCTTGTGACACACGATTCGTTTCCAAAATGGAATTACACGAGGGTGTCGTAATATTCGTTTTGCTTTTCTTGTCGTTCGATTTGCTTTGGGTGATATAGGGAAAGTTCTTCCATCCAAGGTAAGTTTGATATAGTATCATACCCAACGAGTTTCTCGTGTACCTTATTTTCCCAACGAATGTTATCTGAGTTTTTGTAGATTCTCCATTGAGGGTCTGGAAAGTTTACCCAACCCTTATCATCCACTCTCCAACCCCACTTCTGAATGTGTTCTGATGTAAGTCCTTCTACCGTGTTTACACGTGGTACGAGAATCACATCTACATCATTTGCTTCTAAGATTGCGTGGATATTGTCCATGAGGGTCTCATTAGGATACTCATCTGCGTCAATCTGAAAAATGTAATCACCATCACAATGTTTGGTAAGTTCATTCTTTAGATTTGCGAAGTGTCCATCGAACTCATATGGATGCCATAGGAATAGAGTCTTCTCTGCATTCATCTTACGGAGATATGTTTCTACCATTGGGTCACCATTCTTAGAGTCCCATAGAACCACAATCTCATCATGAGGTTGTTTTAGTGTGATTAACTTTTGTAGTAAGGTTTGAATCTCTAAGAACTCATTACATACTGTGACTGCGTAACTGATTTTCATATCTTATATTCCTTTTAAGAAGTCCGGAGTGTCATCCTTTTCAAGACTATCTTCTTGTCTACGTTTTGCTTTAGTATCTATCTTATCGAAGATACCATAATCATAGTTATATACCATAACAGTTGATATATTCTTTTCAACTAATGTACGATAACCACCCTTTAACTTCTTATTTCTAATCTCATTAAGGTAAAATTGTTTAGAGTTTACATCAAGATTTAATTTAGTCAAATCCAACTTTTTTACTTTCGAGGTTGAACTGATTACTTCATTTAATGAAGATGCCATTTTTAGCATTTGTGGTGGTGCGATGTGTTTTAAGTCTAAACAATGAAAGTATGTTTTAAACTTTGGCTGTAACACGAATACATAATAATCTCGAGCCTCACCAGATACTTTCTTGTATCTGATTTTAGCTACCATACCTTTCTCTAATTTTGACTTAGGTATACGAGTAGCGTCAGCAATTCGATTTCTATGCATTGTCGTGTAATCAGGCATTACTCACCTACTTTCTTTAGTTTTGGTAATTTTAATTCAGTTGGCGTGTCTTTCTTTTTCAAAGTTGGTAACGTTAATCCAACTTGTTGTGGACCATCACCTACTTTGTAAATGTCAAGTATTTCGGACAATTTACTTGACATATTATCAAGTGTAAAGTTGTCTTTTACATACTTACGATTCTTACGAGACTTCTCAACTGCTTTCTTATAATTATCGTAGATTGTTTTTAAAGTATGAGCTGCGTCATTATAATTAATTGTAAACCACTTGGACTCTTTCCTAATCCAATTGTTTGATGCTGATTTGTCTACATTTTGAAGTTCACCACCAACTAAGAAATTAAAATCTGAATTCAAGAAATCTATATGACCACTCCAATTTGATGCAATTATTGGTTTACCACTAACACAAGCTTCTAATAATGGTCTACCAAATCCCTCACCACGTGTAAATGATACGTGTGCCTTTACCTTTGGGTGATTATACAATGAATTCATCTCCTCATCTGAAAGGTCACCATCGAGAATATAGATGTTTGGTAGTATCTTTGAATCAATCATACCTTTAATCATTTCGATTCTCTTTCTCAACTCATGTACATTTGTGATGCCAGGCGCCGTGAGAGATGTCTTTAGAATAAGTGCTGGTGTATTCTTTTTGTTTTTAAACGTATTTAGGAATGTGTGAATCAAACCACTTACGTTTTTTCTATCATGACCTATGTTACCTTGTAACCAATGACCAACAAATAGATATGTAAAAGATTCTTTCACATTACTTAGTACATCATTAACAGATTGATGAACTTCAGATTTATTATCGTAAATCTTAGGGTCAAATCCTTCGAATAAAACTTCAACCGGCTTTGTTAGAGATGTTTGACCTACCTTTTCTTTGGTTTTTTCATTTATTTTATCATAAACCACTTCGAGTGTTTTCTTAGAGTGTTCTGATGAAACCAATGTAAGGTCCATACGATTACACCCATCAATAAATTCAGCAGATGCATCGGTAGTTTCAATAACAGCCGATACCCCAATGTTAAAGTGACCAACGGGTTGGAACTCACTTGGAATTGTAATCTGCATCCACACGTCTGGCTTCTGATTTATATTACCACTAATGAGCCTTGATGTTAAGTCTACATCTTCCGTTGTGAGTGCATTTTGAGGTGTATTACCCCATCGTTGTGGTAAGATTTTTATATCCCACTCTTCACCTTTGGTTTGAATTAACGAACGGACTAAATCTCTCGAACGGGCACCATACCCACTTCTCGTTGCAATAGGGCAACTAACTACACATAACTTTTTCATACTGAATAAATCTCAAATCTTTTACGAGGTGTCCAATTTTCAAGACAACCATCAATTGCGTCAATAAACTTACCACCCATATTTTCGGATGCCATCCCACTCTCACCTTGAACCCACTCATGTCCAATATGTCCCACGTATTCTAAGTGGTCTCTACCATCTTCAAGAGCGTTTCCTAACTTCTCAGCTACATCCATAAAGTCACATCTATCATCGAATATGTATGGTGTTTGTGGTGAACCTTGTAGTGACCTATTAGATGGCCATACAGGATAAACCCAACTACCACGTCCTAATAATTCATACTTAGACCATTTTCTTCTATCATGTAGTGACCCAATCTCAACATAATCTTCAGCAGTTAGAATTTCACCTTCCAAATCAAAACCACATTGGTCTTGAAGACCACCTGTTACGTTGACTATAATTGGTGTACCAGCTCTCAATGCTTCACAAGAGGCGAGTCCGAAACCTTCATTAGAAGCTATGTTTAGAATGATATCACCTGAATTGTAATATAGGTTTAAATCTTCGGTAGTGAATTTAGCATCAGTAAATTTATAATCACCATAGTGACCATTGTGTTTGATTACCTCATTCAAGTCAGTTCCATTGTCATCACTTCGTTGAGTATGGAAGAATAAACATACCTTCTTATCCTCATGTTGTTTTGCAAACTCATTGAATGCAAGAACTACATCACCTGGTACTTTTCTACGAATATTTCTATTGTTCCATAGAACTACAAAGTCGTATTCGTTTAATCCAAATCTGTTTTTGAATTCCACTAACTTTGCGTCATCCGATGGTAATGGTTTGAAGTGTTTGGATACTCCATGTGGGATATATTTGTATGCCCAATCGTCCTTCGCCATACCATACTTCTCAAGAGTTCTCTTGTTTATACCATAGGTTTGTTTTGAGATTGACAATAACATATCACACGATGCATAAAATGGTGCATTCCACATTGGGTCTGGTAATGAGTCCCAAATATTGTAATACATAATAGGAACGAACTCTCTTACTTCATGCTCCATATCGTACAACCACTTCCAAAAACGTGGGTCAGTGAAGTGTAAGATTGCATCAGGTTTCTCAATGTTAATAAGTTGCCTTAATATTTCAGGATTCCCATATCCGCTACTTGCGTATATTTTGAGTGATGCATCTTCTACACCAGTTTCCTTTTGTGTATCAGCTGAAACATCAAACATCTTACCCTCTTCGGGATGTTTTAGTGCTGCCCCAAGTTGAACCCAATCATACTTATGAATTGTTGAAAAAACAATCTCTTTTGATTGTGTTGCTATACCACTATGTAATCTGAGGTCATCCGAAAGAAGTAGAATCTTTTTCTTCTTCGGTTTAGTTGGGTCTACTTTTCGTAGTTTTGGTAATTCCATTCGTAACTATTTCCTTTTTATTTAGTTATAAATATACAAAATATATTTATTAAATCCTAATTTTTAAAATACATCATATCGTTGATTACTAATATATCAACATCAGACTCATCAAATAATTTCATTGCATCTTCGGGCGTTTCCACAATAGGTTCACCTTTTACATTCAGTGAAGTATTTAGTACAACTGGCACACCAGTTATGTCCTTAAATTTAGAAATCAAATCGTAAAATATAGGGTTATGGTCTCTTGTTAAAGTCTGAACACGTGATGTATTGTCTATATGAACTGCTGATGGTATTTCTTGTGGCTTTCTACATGGTACAGTATGTAACATAAATGGTGACTCAAAATCCATATTGAACCACTCCTCCTTATCTTCGGTTAACACTACTGGCGCAAATGGTCTAAACCATTCTCTGAATTTAACTCTTGAGTTTAGAATATCCTTCATCTCTTTATTACGAGGGTCACTTATAAAAGAACGATTACCCAATGCACGTGGACCTACTTCAGAGTGACCTTGATACCAACACACAATTTTACCATCAGCAATATTTTGAGCAACTACATCCAAATCTAATGGAACTGCATTTGTGTCAGTTTCAGGTTGGTGGTCATATGTAACACCTAAATAAGCAAGTTCATTTGTAGTGTAGTTAACACGTTTACCACCTAAATTAAAGTGATAGTAAAACAATGCCGAACCAGCTGGTATCCCATCATCACCACACGCTGGGAAAAAGTGTATATTCTTAAATTTTGTTTCTTTTAATATCTTATAATTTGCGTTACAATTTAAAAATGTACCACCGGCTAAACACAAATTACCATCGTTGAAATTTTTAGTATCTTCATATAATTCATTGATATACTTAATAAGAGCACGTTCTAATAAATATTGAATACTTGCAGCAATATCCATGACTTCTTGAGAATCTGATTCTTCTTTTGAATACACTGTTTGGTATATTCTATTTATAAACTGATAACCTGGTTCTTTATTTACGTACTCTTTACGTGCTGTACTTATGAATGGGTATCTACCACTGATTTCTGAAAATAACCAATCACTATATCGGTGATATTCAGTACTAATTTGATTAAATGGGAGACACCACTTTTCCCACTGCTCCATGGTCTTACCATTTACATTACCGAATGAAGATAATCCCATTAATGTACCTGCTTTTAATGTTCCCGGCCCTAACCCACAAAACTCAGTAGCTACATCATAGAAGTTCCCCAACATAAATTCAGGAGATTTAAAAGATTGTAGTATACTACCATTACCAACCATTGAGGTACTACAATTTTTTGGAGTATGCATCGAAGCGTCGGCCGTAAATACAGCTGCCCTTGGAAATGGTGATGTATAAAATGCAGCTGCAGCATGGGCAGTATGATGTCTTACAAAGCAACCATTAATTGGTCGGGTGTACCCCTCTATATCAATTATCAATGGAAATGATTCACTATGTTGTATCACTTCAGGCCCAAATGGAGGGTCGATGTTGTCTATAAATTCCGGCAGAGATATCCCAAGCCCATCAACATATTCTGGTTTGTATGGAAACTCATCCAAGTGGTTGAGTATTCTCGTGTCTTGTCGTTGTGCGCCAAATGTATTAAGTGGATAAACGGAATTGGTTGGGCTGTATAGTTTTATCCAATTACAATTATTATAGTTCCAAAATGCCATTGTGATACAATCTATATCATCAATAGTCATTTCGTTTACTTGTAGAAAGTGGTTAAAGAACTCTCTACTTAATACTTCATCTTTCTTTACCCTACTGTATCTTTCAACGCTTAATGATGATACTAATTTGCCATTACGTACTAACGATAATGATGCATCATGGCCGGTGTGCATTCCTATTATATTCATTGTATAAATTTAGCAGTTTTACCATTACGACTTAATACTCGTTTAAAATGGTTGAATTCATTTTTTTTAATTTCCCCAAAGAAGTATAACTTATCTGAACCTCTGACTACACAATCATATTGATGTAAAGGCTGAGTTGGGTGATATGGCTTACCATAATATTCAGATTCCATGCCACTATATAATGACATTATAGTATGTGCTGGATTATACTCTATATACTTAACACCTAATTCTAATGAGAACTTACGTACCCATTTTTCTATACCATCAGTGTTTCCACGTGTTACTAGTATTAATTCTTCTCCAAATTTTTGTTTTAGATTCCAAACGAGTTCTTTTACTTCACCCCTATTCTCATACGTTGGACTCCCCAGCAGTGCTATTCTCATATTTTTTGAGTCTTTTTTGAACCTTCCTCCAATACTTCTTGGTTTGTTTTTTTTGTAATCCCTTCGGACCACCATTCCAACACCTAGCGATTTTTTCATATGAACTTGTTTCGTGATAATAATTTGCAACTATGTTAAACATTTGAATAGATTTATCTCTACTCCATCGGTCTTCTAATGTAAATATGTAATCTGAACCTTTTAAATCCAAAATTCGGTTAACTTCTTTTAACATTATTGGTCTAATTTGAAGAACACCAACAGCATCTTCTTTTTTACAATATGCAGACGTGTCACCACGACTTTCTACCCAAATGATTGCTTCTACTAAATCGTTTAGGTTTCTTAACGAAACGGGTGCTAATTGTACATTTGGGGGTGTTACTTCGATTTGGTTAATTTCTTTTAAAGGAATATTAATTAAAGATTCCTTTTTTTTAATCATGTAGGTAGATGAAATTAATAAAATAGCAGGTACTAATAGTAACTTTCTCATATATTAGGATTTGATTCTTTCCTTACGATTACACAACTCACTTTTCTTGAAAGGACAATACTTACAATTCTTGGAGTTCTTACCTGCGATAGCAGGAAACTCACCTTCAGTATTATATGACCCATCTTCATTGAATGATTTAGATATAAAATCATCGAATGATGTTGATACGTTTCTCATTGTAATACTACCATGAGCAGGTACAAACTCTTGAACTCTCTTCTGAGCAAACATTGCTTCTTCCCACAACTTACGTTTTACAATAAAGTATCTGACTTGAATCTTGTCGATAGGCCATCCGTATTGTTCTGAGAAGAACTTCTTATATAAAACTAATTGAGCAGTCTTGGTTTTATCTTTCTTCTGATACTCATTCCATCCTCTTGTAGATGTCTTGATATCCCAAATCTCTATGATACCATCTTGGTCTTCAAACACTAAATCGATGAATCCCTTCATCATAATGTTTTTGTTTGAGGTCTCGTGGAAGATTGGTAACTCTACACCCCTCAAGCTTAACTTCTTAGTTGAGAAGTAATCAGTACGATTCTTTTTGATGTAGTCAATGATTTGAATACCATCATCATAGAACTCGTTCATCTCAGCTTTGGTTGTGAATGAACCATATCGTTCTGACATTGATTTGTACTCATTAGCCATTGAAGTTAATAACAACTGACCCAAGTCGAGTTTATCTGCTTCAGTAGGCCCATCCTTATACAAGACTTGTAACCACTCTTGGAGAGTCTCGTGCATGGCAGTCCCAAAGACAAGGTGAATGGATGGGTCAAAGTCTTTGTGACCATCCATATAGGTTAACTTCCATTGTTTAGGGCAGTTTGCCCACATTGTATATTGGGAGTATGATACTTTGGAAACCCCACCTACGTCTTCTCGTATGGAGAGGTTAAACACATTTGATACTTCTGACTTTTTCATATACTCTAATATACGAAATTATAGTGAAACCACCAAATTTCTATGTTAAATAATTGTTAAGATTGTGACTCTACACCTGCTTGATAAGCAAGTCTGAGACCATATCCGATGAGGATTCCACCAAGAAACGACAATAGGACTGAGTTGTAGGTATTAGAAAACCATATACCAAACACACTCATCCATATTGCGTGACCATACTTGGTCAGTTTTACTTTGCCCATTTTCCGTTTTGGACTAATTGAGCAATGATACCATATACTGATAAATCTGCATAGGTATCTTGTAGTGATTCACCAACCTCATCGGGTTGACCTAATACTACGAGTTGTTTTAGTCTCTGAACCTTATCGTTCATTCTGAACCACAATCCAGTTAGTGATAGTTTCACATCATCTTTTGTCTCTAAAGTAGTTCCAACTGAGATGTTACCTGGTCCGTAGTTTCGTTGCTTCTTACAAAAGGTTTCGTATTGTTCCCACATGATTCTTTTGTACTCTTCCATCATTTCAGGATAAGTATCCTCACAAAATTCTATTGCGGTCATCTCACCATATATGGGTCTTTCTTCTTCGTTAACCCACTCAACTTTAGTCTTTGCTTCTTTTATTATTTCAGCCATTTTTTTATGTCTTTTTTATCTACACCAAACTTTTGAATAATCTCAATTACTTCATCTTTTGATAAAATTTCAAGATAATCCTTAACTTCACGTTCTGATACTTCGAAGTATCGTGTCAAGTAACTCAATACCTTATCATTATACTTGTCACCACCCTTTGCTTTTATATACTTGTCGAATGACTTTTTCTTAGGTAAGACATCCAAGTATAACTTGTATACATCTTTCGGTGAGAGTTGGCCAACGGTATATTGTTGTAACTCATTGACCAACTCAAGAAGACCCATATTCATAGATAGAAATCTATTTACCATATATGGTTCGAAACTCTTTTTGTCCATAACTGAAAGGGACTCCCAAGATGTTTTCTTCTCCTTTATTCCCGAAAGGTGTTGAAATAAGGTCTTAGCTTTCTTTGCTTCCGCCATCTTCAAAAAACTCTTTTGGAGTGAACTTTGGATGTACTGTCCCACATTCATTACAAATGACTACGGGAATGGGTAACATGGATGCTTGACCTGATGGTGACTGAACTGCTGGCACTTCCTTGTACATGGAAACTTCCGTAAAAAATATACCATCACAATTAGGACAAGTTACTGTTGGTAACTTGAATGGGTCTAATTGTATTTGCGGTGCTGTTTGTGCATTAGGTGGACCACCCATACTTACTACTTTACCTTTTTTCTTAGCCATAACTTACTTGTTTTCTTCTACCGAAGCCTTACGATACTCAGTAACTAATTTCTTCAACTCACCAATTGCTTTTCTAGCTTGGGTAGCAGATTTCTTGGTTGTTCCGTTGTGAGACTCCGTGAAGTCTGCAAACAACTCAGTCATTTGCTCGAATAATTCGTTTGAATTTGCCATAATTTACTTTCCTATTGTTATTAATATATTTAACATCATCGCCATTACGTTGATTTCCTTATCAACTACCATTGCGTCTTTGTACTGACCATCTGCGATGTTTAAGATAGTCTGACCCACTTTACCACTTGCGTAGTTATCTACCTCGTCATAAAGAGAACGATACAATGGTGTAAAATCCTTTAATTTTGAATCATTGATGATTTGTCTGATTTCCGTGAATTGTTCTTTGATGTCACCACTCTTTTGTAAAACCTTAATTACATTATCGGTGTAATTAGCTTGTACAGTAGATGTGGTATCAATCTTTAACTCACCCTTGACAACTTGACGTTGTGCTGCGTTCAGTACTCTACGAATATCAGGATATCCACTATTCACCAACACAGCAAGGTCTTCGTTGTTAAACGTAACACTTTCTTCATTTAAGATTTGGTGTAAACGTTTAGCTACTTCCTTCTTTGATGGAGGTGCGATAGCAAATGTCTGACATCTTGATTGGATAGGGTCAATGACCTTCTCCACGTAATTACACGTTAATATGAATCGTGTTGATTTACTGAAAGTCTCCATTAAGTTACGGAGTGCTGCTTGTGCGTTTGGTGTCAAATAATCAGACTCATCTAAGATTACAACTTTCCACTTACGGAATCCCATAGATGATGCGAACCCACGAATCTTATCACGAACTGCATCAACCGAGTTTTCATCCGAAGCGTTGATGTACATAACATCACAATCAATTTGGTTTGTAATGATTTTAGCGAGAGTGGTTTTACCAGTACCTGCTACTCCATAAAGTAATAGATGTGGTACATCATCATTCTCGATGTAAATCTTTACCTTCTCAAGGATATGGTCGTTACCTACATAACCTTCTAATGTGTCTGGTCGATACTTCTCAACCCATAGTGAATTACTCATCGTCCTACTTCTTTTAAGTATTGTTTTTTTGCTTCTTCCCAAGACATACCAATGATGTCAAGATAAAATAATGGTTCTGGTTTAATACGACCCTCATCAAATAGTTTAGAGTATCGTTTAATAGCCTTCTTCTTCCACCACCTCATAGTGTAATCATCACCTTCCTCAAACTTCTTCTTTAGTTTCAATTCACTTTCGTCAATCTCATTACGAAGAAACTCATTTCCATTATCATACATCATAGCGAAGTATACACCTCGTTTGAATCCATGCATATAATGACTTTGTTTAATACCCAATTCTTTGAATATCATTGATAGAATGCGTTGCTTTACACCTGATACAGGTCCAGCAATCCCATCTTTCTGAGTTGTGTGTCTAGCATACTCATCTGGCTGGTTTTCTTTTAACCATTGATGCCATACATCATAAACTGAATCATCTGGCTTGGTAGCAACTTTACCAGCTGACTCACCCAATGTTTTGAAATGTGGAATACCATTATATTGGGAGTGGATACCATATAGTGAAGTAGTACCTACTGCAATAAGTTCTTGTCCGTACTTTTCTTTCCAATGTTCACGAACGACTGGAGATGTAGTCATACAGGCTACTAACTTACCACCTAAGAAGTTATATCCTAATGGTTGAGTACACACAATAGTACTTGCTATTGTAGTGTGATTCAATCTACCATCTTGGAATTTATTCTCCTTAGTCCATCCTATATAGTTATCCCTAACTCCCAATGAAGTGACATCAGAACCCAAAGAAACCAACCCCAACATCTTACCACTTACTCGGTCTTTAATGTACATCTTTACATTACGACCTGGATTAGCAGTGAATGACATTGTATGGATTAACTTACGGATTTCAGTCCAACGAGTGGATTCTTTGGAGTCAGTTACAATCTCAACGTATGGGTCAAGGTCCTCAATCTCTTTGATTGTTTGGTCCTTGTTCGTAATGTCAGTAGGTGACCATAGTTGGTCAATATACTGAGCCATTGCGGCTTTCCGTTTCATTGAAGTTGGTAAGTCTGAATTCCACTCATCCCACTTTTTGTAAAGCGTCTGCTCTTCTACTGACATTGATGAAAGGTAGTCCATATTCTCAATGAACTTTTCTTTCTCAACATTATAGTCAAACACCGGCTTCGTTGGTTCTGTGTCCCAAAACTGCATATTACTTAATCTCTACTAAATAGTAATTAGACTTGAATCCATCATGCTCAAATGCAACGTGAGCAAGACCTTGTGGTGAAATCTTCAAAGAAGATGACTTAGCACCACGATTAGCACTTAGAATCTCTTTCAAGTACTTAGCTGAGAATGAAATTGGTTCAACATCACTTTCACACGTACACTCGACATTCATAGAGATTCGGTTAGAGTTGATTTTAGAGTAACCTAAAATTACCTCACCTTTGTTTTCTTTACACGTAAATGTAAACGTGTCTGAATCAGACATAGCACCCTTAGCTTTTGTAAAGGTAGCGATGAAATCACCATCCATAGTTACATTAGATGTAAATGGTGGAAGTTGTTTTAGTTCAGGTACTACTGGAATAACTGAGAGGTCAGCCAACATATAGTTTACTGAAGTTTTACCATCAGAGAATACCAATGCAGCCGTACCTTCGGATACATCAACTTGACTACCCAATACACCAAGTAGACCTTTTAATTGAGATGTGGTATAAACCCCATACTCTCCATTTGGAAAACCAGTCTCTTCACTCTCAACAGTACCCAATAGAGTTTTGTCATCAGAGATGAATGAAACTTGCATTCCGGCGTCAGTAGAATTAACTTTTACTGACTCCACTTCACCACCCAAGTTGTAACGAGAGATGAAACCTTCAATAGAATTCTTTTTCATTGTTATTATTTGTTATTTATTATACTAATATACGAAATTAAATTGGACTATCCAAATTAAAATGAGAAAAATTGTGCTGCGTGAGCAAGGTTAGGATTTGGCTTCTCCCAATTCATTGCTTTATAGAAATCATCTAACTTATTGTTCAACTCCTTCTCCCAAATCAAATCATAGTCAATGTATTGTTCAATGAATGCGTTTATCTCAGGTGGGTCGGAGTGACCAGTAAATCCGGTAGTCTGAAGTCCAAGTGGATTCTTCTTTAGATATACCCATTTAATCTTATCACCATCCTTCATTGGTTCATATTTGTAAGGAGCATCAAACTTCTTCAATAGTTGGTTGTAAGTAAGTGCAGCCTTTACGTGAGCAGGTGTCCCCTTCATGAACTCACCAAGTGCTTGGTCCTTAAACCTATACTTAGACATATCCTTTACAGCTGAGTTCTTTGCGATATTCACAAATGGTTGGTCAGTCATCCCATCCTTATAGTTTAGGATTTTATCGTCCAACTTCTTCTTGTCCTCATCCTTTAGGATATCCATCAGTACAGTAGACATTACCTCTTTGAAGTATACTGGAAATGATGAACGTTTTACATCTAACCCCTTCACATCCAACTTATCACAATCAACGGTATTATCATTTATAATCCATTGAGCGTATCTCTTCTTCGATACCCAAAAACCACCCTTAGCGATAGTCTCTTGTTTGATGTCGAATCGGTGAGTGTCTACGTTGAACAATTTAAATGCCATCATATCATACACCTTGTTGATATGTTCCTCAACCTCTTTAGCGACTGATAGAATTGCTGGAATCATTTGTTCATCCGAGTTCTCATCGATTTCAGGATTACGAGCTTTTACAAGTGGTGCTGCCTGATAGAATACGGAATCCGTATCAGTATACACATTATAATCTGCTTCCTTACCAATGTTCTTTGTGTAGTATTGGTTAGCAATCAACTCGGTAGTCTTAATTACAGTCTGGCCAGTGATTGTAGTTGCCTCAGCGTTATCCACATCATAGAATCTGAATGATGGTAACCCAAGTACTCCATATAAGGAGTTCAACATAATCTTTTGTACCAACTGACGTTGAGAGTAGAACTTATACAACTCATCATTACCTTCCTTACCATACTTCTTCATAAGGTCTTTGTATTCCACGCGTTTGTCAAACCAAACATTAAGAATCTCAGGAATCACACCTACCTTATCTCTACGATATAGAACACCATTAGCAGCAACTGAGTAGTTTGACTTTTCGATAAAGTTCATAAACTTATCCTTAGCTAATGGAGGAAACTCATTACCATCGTCATCGATAATTGAATATGTTTCAATCTTACCCTTCATATGGTCTTCAGCCACATAGTTCTTTAACTTACCAATCTTTGTCTCTGGCGAGATATTGATGGTCATAATGATAGATGGATATAGTGATGTTAAATCCAAATCATATACCCATTTGTAAAGACCAGGTTTAGGTTCTTTTACATATGCGCCGGTAAACTTACCTTCAGCCTCAGTTCCATCATCATTACGTGCTCTTCGTCTTGGTTTGTTTGGAGCAACACGACCACTCCTACGTAGGAATGTTAACATTGCACCCTCTAACCACTTTGATGAGAATAAGAAGTCTTCATAGAATACGTGACCTGCGTGACATATTGCTCTAGCCAAATCAATGAATTGAAGTTTCTTATCCATATCAACAACCAATTCAACATCCACCAAGTTATACTCAATAAACGTTTCCAAGTCATCTCTGAACAATTGGTCAAGGTTTCCCTCATACTCAATCTTACCTCTACCCAATTCTAACTTAGCGATAGTGTCTAATCGGTAGTTTGGATATTCAGTATATGTAAAGTTCTTAAATAAAGCGATGTAGTCCAATGCAGACACACCAGCAATCAAATAACGATTACGATACTTATTCCAATGAACTTTACCAATAGGTGATAGTTGGTTTGCCATAGACTCACCCAACACTCTCTTCATTCGGTTGTATAGATACGTGACATCAAAGAAGTCAATGTTCCAACCAGTAATAATAGTTGGATTGATTTCTTTCCATTTGTTTAGGAACGCAACTAACATACCCTCTTCAGTATCAAACGATTCTACCGTAGCACCTTTGATGGTCTTATTAATCTTCTCACCTTTATTTACAACATATACAAAGTAATCACCACTCACCGAATCATGACCTGCGACTGAAGTCATAGCATTCTTAGCTTCGGTTGTATCAGGTAGACCACTATTCATCTCTACCTCAATATCAAAGGTAAGTACAGTATGTCCATTCGATACCTCATCTGAATCACCATATTGGTCAATCAGAAAACGTGTCATCTCGTTTACATCACTTTCATATAATTCAAGACCATCGTCTTGCTTCCAAAAGTTGATTTTCTTTAACCTCTCTCCATGAATAGAAGTATGAGCACCATTCCCATCTCTAACGTAAGCATATCTACGGTATTTAGATGTGAAGTAACCTTTCTCATCATCCCAACAATGGATGAGGTTGTTTTCTTTTTCGAAGTATACATTTTGATACATTAATTAAAGTCTTTTCTAGCCATATTAATAAAGTTGTTCTCTACATCCCAACTTTTAAGTTGAGATTCCCATAGTAAAGACTCCGCGATATGAGTTACATCAGGACGTTCGATTTCACCATCCAATAACTTAACAACCATTTCTTTAAATTCATCTTTACCATTATAAAGTAATGGATACTCTTCACCAACCATTTCGGGATAACAAAAATCGTTTGGAAGTAAGTAAGGTACACCTCGACTTAACCCATCAGTAGCCGACATTGACCAAGCCGAATATCCTTGGAATGTACCTACGCCAAAATGTGCTTTAGACATTTGATTCATATACACATCTCTATCAGCGTGTCCAATATACTTGGTATATGATTTACCCATATCTTTTAATGAAGTCCATACTTGGAAGTCTTTACGAGTTTCCCATAGCTCATCCATCGCCTCGAAGAACCACTCAGCCCCAGTATACACTCCCCATCTATGATTAAATAGAATAGTTTTAGGTTCATATGTGGATGTTGGTGTAGCTGAATCACATCCCAAATACCAAGGTTGGATAATTTCCTCTAATTTATCAGTAATATGTGGTTGGAATGTTTCTGATGCTCGTTTAATAACTAAATCCTTTACCCATTGTGAGTTTACACCACAAACTTTCATTTGTAACATACCTTTGACATTTTTCCAAAATGAGTTAACGTCTCTAGCTCCATTGTCTTTGATTTCCCACCAATGACAATACCCAATAATAGGTTGTGATTTATTATATATTCTTGATACTTTGAATTCGTTTGTCCATTCCGGCAAATGTGACCATATGAGATTAAACTCACCATTGTATTTTTCAATCAGTCTATTGAAAAACTTATGTGGATAGTCTACTCTCATTTTAGGTGGAAAGCAATCTAAACTATCCATTGATACCAACTCAACATTTGGATGTTCAAATTTATTGATGATACCAGGATGATTATCAAAATCAGGATATGGTAGAATCCACTCCCACTCTTTTCCGATTTCAGTATTCTCTATAAAGGACTTGAATACCAATAGGAACGAGTCCCTATTGATGTCCTTAACAGACCCGAAATTTGTATAATTTGGTATTACTAAAACTCTCATATTATGCTCCGAAATTTAAACCCGTTTCAAGGATTTGGTAAATTATATTGATTGATGAAGTGACAACTCGGGTTTCAATTAAACTCAAATTAGTAGACATCTTCTCGTTATGGTCAGCGAGCATCTCCCAATACTCATTTGGTGTACAATTCCAATTCTTGAATTTCTGATTACCTGTTAGATTATCATCAGTCATACCCAAAAACCCATCTTTGGCATCACCACCGGTTGAGTTGGGTGATTTGTGTAACCATTGAACACCCTCACCAGTCTTAAAGTTCACAACACTTAACACATCAGTAGACAGTGGGTATAGTTTCAATCGTTGAGGCATCCCCTCCGACTCAAGGAAGGATGTGATTCGTGTCAGAGATTGGTCACGATATTCAGCTTGAAGGTTACGGTCTTTTGAACCAGCCTTCAGGTTAGATTCAACATTCTGAAAGACATACTTGAATATCTTTTCAAACCTACTATTTGCGTTCGTTGATGAGTGAATCGAAGATTGTGTTCCAAAATACTCCCACACGTTAATTTGATTACCCTCATGGTCAACATTACCATTCAGCAATTTAGAATACTCATTGACTACTTTGGATGTTAACTTTGATAAACCAACCGACTTCTTGGTTCGTTTGAAGTATAAAACAAAGGTGAATAACAAAATTCCGGTATGATACTTTTTAATGTGAAGGTCTTCCATTGCTTTGATTCTCTTCCCATTTAGATGGTTGGTTACAATTTTGTTAATAGTAGTCGTTATTGTCTTCCAATCATCCGATTCAAATACCTTTACATATACACTCTCATACCACGTGGTTAACTCACCATAACTAATTTCCGAAATAACACGTTTGAACATAGATTGCCAGTATTCGGTTTCATTACCATCGGATGTTCCGTTTTCAAAACTAACGACCATATCGTTAAACTTTTTAAACTCATCAATGGTATCACAATAGTGAGAACCGATGTACGCCTGAATGATGGGAATCATCTTTGCTATTTTGTGTTTCTCTGCGTATTTTTTATGACCAGACATCAACCCACCTCGTGTAAATTCAGCAGCACCGGCTTTATTAGTGAAATATTCTAAAAGTTGGTCACCACAAAAATAAGTTTTGTACTCATCAGTTCGTTTCAAAGGAGTCATATAATAGTTGTAAGCCAACCAAGGATGTGGTTGTCGGTTACAATTAATCATGTCCTTCTCAAATTGTTTTACAGTATGTAGATTAACAACAAATGCAATTTCACTATTGTCAAAGAATTCACTAAATTCATCAGACCCATCTACCAAATCTTTTAAAGAATACTTAATATCAAGTTCTTGTGGTGTCTTGGTATTGAAATAGTCCATAATCATATTGATTACACACTTGTCATCCTCATTCGTGATGTCATAATATTTAATAATGTCTTCACACATTATTAACCATTCATTACCTGTTAAAACACGACTATCATAGTATTTACCAAACAATAAGGAAAACAATGTACCATTGTCACGAATATAACCAACTTCACCTACCTTATCCTTTAAGACAGATACCAATAACTGACCTTTCTCTGAAATACCACTTATATAACGAATTAAATGATGTAGTTTACCCCAATACTTTTTGACATTATCCAAATCCTCATCTCGGTTAGCCTCATTATCAAGAGCACCACCCTCAATCAACTCACGACACATTTGAAATGTGACAACACCCATTGTCTTAACAAAAATAGCAGGCTTTGATTTGTTCTTACCAACCCACACAAGTGCTTCTTTTAAATTCTTCATATCTTTCATTTCTTATTTCTTATACTAATATACAACGATTTTCTTAACTTACCAAATTATAATGTTAAGAAATCGTTAAACTTACCAAAAACTTACTTTATTTTCTGGCTCGAATGTTTCGTGTCTGACTACCTCTGATAGGAACTCACTTGCGTCTTTAGGATATGGGCTGACTTTGTGTTTGAGTTGTTTAGTCAACTTACGTTTCTCTGATTTGTTCTGACCCAATACTTGGATGTATCGGTGTTTAGCAGACTCCTTCTTTCTCCAAAACTCTTTTATGTTCTCCTTACCCATTTGAGTTTTTAGATGGTCTAAATTATGAGACCCCCAACGTGAGAATACAGTCCGTGAGTGTATCCACTTATGTGGGTTATCTTGGATTGATATAGAATAGTTTGGCATCAGTTGAATATCACGACAATCTTGGTATAACCAATTTGTTGCTTGGTAGATACCACCTAAATGTAATTGTTCGGGGTCAGCGTAACTGAGTAACATCTTGATATTAGGAGCATTCTCCTTAATCCATTGGAATGATTGACCCATAGCGTATGACTCGATATTAGACCCATACCCATCGTGTATAAACAATCGTGTCAACTCCAAACATTGGTCTTTCTCTAACCCATCAATAACTGACTTGATTGCTGACCTACCTACTGGATACCCATATACTAAACATCCAATTAGTTGTTCTGAATTACCTAATACGTCTTTCTTATTAGTTTCATAGAATATCCCAAGAGCGTATCTACACATCGTCCAAGCATGAGAATAGTGGTAAGTAACAATCATCTCTTTTGCGGTTGCCTTACCAATCTCACGAATTGTAACACGTGACGTGTCTACGTATATTTTATTTGCTTCTTTCAATTGGGTCTAATTTGTATATCTCTTCTTTAAATTCCTCATTTTCCGTTGGATATGGTAATGATGGGTATTTCAATGACTTCAATATACGACTTTTTTTTGACTTATCCAAAATGTAAACGTATCTATGTTTCCTCAACTCCTTTTTAATCCAAAATGGCGTTGATGTCATTTCTTGTATTTTGGTAGGGTTGTTAGTACCAAACTTTACGAACGATGTACGTGAATGAGTCCATTCACCACCATCTTCCCATCTAAATAACCACGAATCGTTTGGTCTGATACGATTACCTTGATAAATCCAATTTGTAGACATATAAATTGTTCCCTTATGGCCTACTTTAGGGTCGGAGTATGAGATAAGTGCTTTAATATGGGGAGTATTTTTGCGTAACCACTTGAAGGTCTGACCTACAAACCAACTTTCTATATTACACCCATATCCATCAAATACAAATAATCTGGTAAGTTCAAATACCTCAGTTCGGTCAATATGTTCAGAAATAGAAGCGCCAGAATGCCTACCTATGGGGTCGCCATACGTAGCCACTCCGACTAACTTCTCATTTACACCACTAAAAAACTGATGTTCTTCATCGGATTCATAAAACAAACCCAATGCATAAGATACTTTTGTCCAAATTCCAGCATAATGGTGATTTACCACTATGTCTTTTGCAACTGATTTTGAAATCGGTCTTACTGAAAATTTAGATGGATTAAAATATATCTTACCTTCTACTTTCATTGATAATCATTAAATTCTCCAAAAAGAATATGTGTCCAAGTTTCTCCCCTTACTATTCTACGAATGTTAGCGGGTGATACACCATTGTTTCGTGCTAAAACTCTTGTATTTCTATGACCAACAGCCCACAACTGGCGAATAGACTTTACTTGGTCCTCCGTAAGTTTATGTTGTGGATGTGATTCACCTCGTAGTGCCATCTTAAACTTTCTCATTAAAAGGAAGTTCAATTTGAGTAGTATCGGCTAAGAATTGAGATAGATTTGGTTTTGAAAAATTAGGCCCTTTTAATACTTTACCATCCTCACGATAAATAGGTTTACCATCCTCACCTAACTTTGACATATTAGAGCGATGGACCTCATCAAAGACATCCTCGATGATATCACCCATACCATGAGCAACCATAGTACCTAATAAGATATATAGTTGGTCAGCAAGTGCATCTGTAACTTCCACAATGTCATCGTTATTACAAGCCTCTAAATACTCCACCAACTCTTCTTTACCCAAACGATACCTTAAATAGTAATCATCTGGCTCAATTAATGTAGGTGTTGTATTCCGTGTTTGGTCATATATACTTTGGAAGTCCCAAAGTTGTTGTAACTGCTTTTTCATATTACTAATATACAAAAATTATTTTATTTTTCCAAAATTATTTCACCATTTTCTACACCACTTGGCGCAGATGCCCATAGGTTTATTGCGATTGCGCTACGATTACCCTTTGTAACTTCAGTAACCCTATGTTTGTATTGGCCGGCTGGAAATATGACTAACCTATTATGTTTAGCTTTAATACGTTCCGGTTCGTTATCGTCACCACCACTAAATATTTCCAAATACCCACCTTCAATATCCATTGGGACTGGATAGTAAACTGTACCAATAATTGGTGTTACTAATTTACCTTCAGTATTCCATAGATTCTCGTCTTTGTCAAAATGCATATTTAGTTCATGCAGTTTATCATCGTCAGCCGAGTATTGGCCTGTCCAATACTCAAAACCTTCCAATTGGATTGAATTATATCTTGGAAAATCCCATGGTGAGTTTTTAATCCAAAGTTCTTCTATCAACCTTTGTTTAAGAGTTGATGCCTTGGAATTCCAAGGACCACCCCACCACATATATTGACCATTATTCTCAAAAAACTGAGTGTCTTCTTGGAGTTCCTTTAAAAGGGACTCGTCTTTGATAAAGTCATCAACGATTATCATACGCTTAAATATTCTGCTTTTTGTTTTACACCAATCATTCGTTTGACTTCTTGACCATTCTCCAATAGAACAACTGTTGGAATACTACGAACGTTGTATTGTTGAGCAGTAGCTGAATCTTCATCAATGTTTACTTTTTGTACTGGGATTGTGTTACTAACCTCTGACATAATTGGTCCTAGCATTCTACACGGACCACACCAAGGTGCTGAGAAATAAAGATATTGTTTCATATTAACTTTTTTTAATTTACATTCACTTTTAATGGTGAGGGGGGTAGCGAACTCCCCCCACCGATTTCCGAGAACTATCTCGGTCCTAAGATGTGGTCTTCAAACCACACTTCGGTTACCCATCACATGAGACACAATCGGGGTCAGTAGCTCTCATAGCGATATCACCGCGGAGTACTGATTCAGTTCTCATATAATATAGGGTTTTGATTCCTTCCTTCCAAGCTTCCATATGGACTTGATTAATCCACTTAGGACTTGCTTGAGATGGAAATGCAAGATTTAGGGAAACTGCTTGGTCGACATATTGTTGTCTGATACCTGCTTGTTTTACTAATTCCAACTGATTGATTTCTTTGAATGTTTTAAATACATCTTTCATCCAATCAACTTGCTTATTGTCGATATCAATTTGCTCGATACTTTCTTTATGTGTGAGTTTACCATTAACGTATCCCCAATTGTCCAACTCATTCAAGTCTTGGACTGAACCACCATCTTCGAGGATTTTACCCCAAGTATCTTTGTTGTTGATACCAACTTTACGTAGCGCTCTCTCCAACTCTTGATTCTTACGAATAAATGTACCCTTTGCGGTTTGTTCAGTAAATACGTTTGCAGCCCATGGTTCTATACCGGCCGAAACGTTACCACTTAACTTAGAGTTAGATACCGTTGGAGCGATAGCTCTCAAGTGAGTATTTCTCAACCCACTACCAACACACCATAAAGGTTCTCCGTACTCATTAGCCAAATCTCTCGATGCTCTCTCAGACTCAATTTTGATTTGAGAGAATATCTTACGAGTTTCGAATTGAGCAGGTAGTCCTTCGAATGACATACCCTTTTGTTGTAAGTATGTGTGCCATCCAAGAACACCAAGTCCTAAAGCACGTCCCTTTTCAGCTGAACGTACTGAGTTCTCAAAACCTCTCATATTCTTAGCTCTCTGAATGAACTCTTCGAGTACACCATCCAAGAACCATGTTGCTGTATAGATTAAATCGGTGTGTTTCCACTCATCGTACTTAGATAAGTTCAATGATGATAAACAACATACAAAGGAGTGTGACTCATCGGTATGTAATGTAATTTCAGAACATATGTTAGTCATATGAACCTTCAACCCATTGTTTTTGTACATCTCAGGATTTTGTTTGTTAACATTACCCTTATACATTATATATGGCTGACCAGTTGCCTTACGTTTCTGAAGTACCTTACCCCATTTACTACGTGCTTCGGGATTACCATCTTCTAACTTTCTCATAAACTTATCACCAACGATTACACATTGATTTAAGTTCAAACATTGACGATTTACATCACCCTTTGGTTCACGAATTTCAATCCACTCATCAAAGTCATCGTGTTCAATGTTTAGATTCACCGATGCAGCACCTCTACGTACAGCTCCTTGGTTTGTTGCAAGGATTGTAGAGTCGTAAATCTTAGCGAATGGTACTACACCATCAGATGTTCCGTTTTGAGTGATTTTAGCACCTGCTGGTCTAATCATATTGATACCAACACCTACACCACCACCATGTTTAGCAAGTAACATCAATTCAAGGTTCTTTGACCCAATCTCTTGGATAGAGTCACCTACATCAATACCAAAACAACTGATTGGTAATCCTCTATCAGTTCCGGTGTTCGATAATACAGGTGATGCTAGATTTAACCAACCCTTCCATATGTAATCAAAAAACTTTGACGCCATTTGTGGTTTGTCAAGTCTACGTGCTACTGCCGTAGCAACTCTCCAATAAGCATCTTTTGGCTTTTCACCTGATAGTAGATACCCTTTGGATATAGTCTTAACATATATTTCAGTATTTGCCCATGTTGGGAAGTCTACTCCAAGCTCCCAACCTAATTCTTCTCCGTAATTCTTCATAACTTATTAAAATATATCGTCCCAATCTTCACCTTCATTTGCCTTACTATAATCAGTAGGTCTCAAAGCGAAGAAGTCCGTATGTGTATGTCCACCAGTTAAGTGATAGAACCATTCTAATTGTGCTGCTGAGTCTTCATCGTATGTAAACGTTGATTCGTAACCCAACTCATTTAATTTTTCATTTAATCTTTGATTGATAAAGTTCTTTAGGTCTTCTTTTTTAAGATTCTCTAAATCACCCATCTCAAACATCTTATCAATGTATTTGTGTTCCAATACTTGAATCAACTTTGCAGCCTCTTCGATTGAATCCTTACAATCATCTAATAGTTCAGGATATTCATTACACATATGTTTGAATAACTGACACCCCATTCTTGAGTGTAGTGACTCATCACGTACTGACCACTTCATTTGTTGACCAATACCCTTCAACTTGTTTCTCATTTGGAATGAGTACAATACTGCAAATGATGAGTAAAGTGCAACCCCTTCGGTAAATGCTGAGAATATAGCGAGTGACCTTGCTACCTCTTTACGAGCTTCTGAATTATTCTTCAAATCTTCGGAAGTGTAATTGTTTGTAACTTCAGCCAAGTTCTCAAAACGTTCAGCAGTAGCAGGTTCGTGTAAGAATGCCTCAAAGTCTTCCAATCCAAGTGACTCATTCAAATATGAATATGCAGTTGCATGAATGGTCTCTTGTGAACCGAACATCATAGCCATTTGCTTAATCTCATGCTTTGGAAACCAATTAGTGACCATAGTAGTCCAATAATCAGATACAGCACATTCCGTTTGTGCAAATCCAAGTAGGATATTACCCACTAAGTTCTTTTCTTCGGCGGTTAGATTTTCATTCCAATCCTTAATATCACCTTGCATTGGTATTTCGGTATGTAACCAAAAAGCTTGTGCTTGTTTCAACCAACCTTCGGTGTAATATTCTGGATATTCAAATGGTTTGAATGGTACTCGATTATCAAATAGACCCATAGGGATTCCTTGTTAAATTGTTAGACATTATGTTAATTGGGGTGGTAATATATAGTCTCTAAAAACCGATATCACCACTCATTTCTTTATATTTTTGTGCCAATTCTTTTCTTACTAAACTCTCCCCTTGTTTCATATCTTTTTGAGTTTGTCTACCATTTATAGAATCCTCATTATATATGTGAATTTGGCCAGTTGAGAAGTTTGCTTTGGATGGGAATGTCATACCATCAGGTCCAAATCTATTCTTAATTACGTGCCATCTACCAGTTCCAGCGAGTTTATCTTCAATCTTACGAGATAATGATACCACAAAATCAGCAGTCATCATCTTGGAGAATGACCCAGCAATCTTAGTACCTGTAATGATGTCATCTTCTGCACCACTTCTATTAATCTGAGATGCTGTAAAGACTGGAACTTCATACTCACCTGCCAAACCTCGTAGGTCTTCAATAATTTCTTCCAACTCCTCGTGTCTTTTTTCTTTTTGTGGCCCTCTTAAAAGGTCAGCGTAATCCACGATAACCAAATCCGGCTTCTTACCTTGTAAGGTCATCTTATCCATATGTGCTTTTAACGAAGTTACACCAGCTGTTTTAGTTGGATAGTGTTTGATTACCAAGTCACCTTTTACATTTTCAACTGCCTTTTGGACATCCTCCATATTATACTTTAGGTTAGCAACTGCTACACCACTCAAAACAGCATCATATCGCTGACCCGTATATCCTTCATTTAATTCCAACGTATAATGAGCTACTGTTTTACCGGCTTTCATAGCATTGACACCAATATTAACTAATGCCCAAGACTTACCAATTCCAGGAGGAGCTGCGAATAAAATTAACTCACCTTTACCAAATCCACCTTGAGTTATTTCGTCAACGACATCCCATCCAGTCGAAACTACATTACGGACTGTATCTTCGTATCTATCCGTAATCATTATTTTATAGTCGTGTCCAATATCCGAATCCTGACCGGCTTTCATAGCAGTATCAATGTTCTTCTTTATGGTCTCGTATCTTCCATCCTCTAATAGTGTTACCGAATCTAATATTGCATTCTTAATGGATTGGTTCTTACAAAAGTCTAAAACTTGGTCTTTAACATACGAAAGGTCATCACTATCTAAGTGATTCCATGCATACTTTAAGGTGTCTACTACTGATGTTTTTAAAACATCTCGTTCAATGGAATTGACTTTAACTTTTAAGACATCTAATGTTGGCATGGTCTCATACTCATCAAAGTGCTTCATGATGTTGGTTACCAACCATTCAGATGCTTCAGAGTCAAAGTATTCCGGCTTTAGTATATCGTAGATTTGACGTGTAAACGGCCTATCGGATATTATAGCAGATATTACCTTATTTTGAAATGATGTACTAAATTTACTTCCTAACTTCTCCATATAGTTACTAATATACGACTTTAATTTGAACTATCCAAACTTAATTTAGTAAAAGAGGGGCTTTATGTATGTAACCCTCTTCACGCCTCGTAATATGTTTTTGAAATGGATAGTGTATGGTATGCATATACAGCCCATCTACTTCTACAAGATTACTTAAATCCTGTGGATTACCATTGTTTTTAAAATTATTACTAAGTCTATAACAATCATGATACTCTTCATAACCCCCATATTTTGAATACAAATGTACAGGCCATAATTTTCTTTGAAAATGAAAATCAACAAAAACTCTAAGTTCAAATGAAATTTTCATAACTGTTTCGGCAATTTCCTTAATTTTAACAGGATCATATTCTCCTATAATAGCAAGGTCAATATCCCAAGATACCCACTCTTCTAATAAACCACCAACTACATATAGCTGATATTCTGATATATATTTTGATTCCGATAAACTCCTATCTATTAATGTTTTAAATAGAGGGTGTTCGGGACCACCTATACCATACCAACCAACTTCTTTAAGGTTATGATACTCAATAGTACCTTCCCATACTTCAGTTCTTAAATCAGGATTCATTAACATGGTTTTTTAAATAACCATCTAATAAAGTAAATGAATTACGTAACCATGAATCTACGTTTGAAAATGCAGTATATAATTTGTCATACATAAACATCTTCTTAAATTCTGGCACATCCAAAGTTGCCTCTTGTTCATCCATAATCTCTCTAACCTTAGATTTGATTGAAGATGAGATTTCAGGATCTTTAAGTTGCATTAGATTGTAATTCATTTCGAGAGTTGTTACATTCTCAATCAACTTTTGTGATAGTTTATCATCACACTCAGTTTTGATTTTAGATATGAATGTGTCCATTTCAAGAACCTCATCATTTAGGAATGTCATCTTATTAAGAATGGTTTTAGGACCAACACCACGGACACCCTCAATGTTATCAGATTTATCACCCTCAATCATACGATAAAATACAAGATTTTGTGGTTTAACACCATAATCCTTCATTACAAGTTCTTCGTCATACATTTTCTTCTTAGTTGGAGCGTATACCTTGATTCGGTGATTTACCAATTGTAAAAAGTCTTTGTCTGATGAGATGATTGTAACGTTTTTCTTAAAGTAGTGATTTGCGAGATATGCCATGATATCATCAGCTTCTACATAATCAATATAGGTAAGAGAGATAGGTAAGACTTGGAGATACTCAATCAATCGTGTGAATTGATTTCTCATTGACACTTGTTGGTCCTCCAAATCTTCGTATCCAGCCAATCTATTGATTTTAGTCAGACCAGTACGACCTTCCTTATAACCCTTATACATTGACTTTCTACGATTAGACCCACCTTTACCATCAAACACGATAACGACACGTGTAGGTTTCAATCTTCGGATGGTTGCAGCGGTGGACAAGAGAAATCCTGTCACACCACCACAATGTTCTCCATCATCATTCAACGCAGGTACTGCCCCAAATACTCTGATAAATTGATTTAATCCATCTATGATTAGAACGTTATCATTTAGACTTTCGTCTTTAACTTCACTATGTTCTTTACTCACCTCATTGAGGAGTTCTGCGTATCTACTATGCATCGAAATCTTCTACTTCTACGTTATCTATATTTGCCTCTTCACTTGATTTTTTGTAAGACATAATATATGCATCACAAATTTGAGAATAAATTGACTCTTTTAGTTCGGGTCTCTCTTGTAGGAGGTCTTCGAAATTCTTGGCTTGGAACTTAATCTCCTCACCAGTCTCTTTATCCGCGTAAGTGTACCAAGCACCACTTTGGTCAATCAGTTTATAACTCTTCATCATTTGTAACCAAGAACCATAATTATCGATACCCCTATCAAAGTAAATATCGTAATCTACCGAACGAAGTGGTGGCCCCATTCTATTCTTAACTACTTGAGCACGAGTCTTAATACCAACCACTTGGTCTACACCACCTACTTTGGATTTTAACTGACCCATTTGTTTCAGTCTCAATCTACACGATGAGTGGAAAGCAATTGCCTTACCACCACTCGTTGTCCAAGGGTCACCAAATGATACACCTAAACGTGTTCTCAATTGATTGGTGAAGATTAGTGAAATTCGTTCTCGTCCAATAAGATTAGTTACCTTTCTCATTGCCTTCGAGATGATGATAGCTTTCTGAGTTGCGTAACCTGCTTGGTCATAATCTGCTGATATCTCAACTTTAGTAGATGCACCTGCTACGGAGTCAACTACGATTGTAACCAATTTCTTCTTATCAGAAGAACGTACTGATTCAATAATTGAATCAATTGCTTCAAAGATGTCTTCCACTGTTTCTAATGGAACATATAACATCTTTTTGACATCAACACCAATTGCTTCTAAGAACTCTTGATTCATTGCGTTCTCGGTATCTATATAGACTCCAAGACCACCTTTCTTCTGAGTGTCTGCAATTGAGTGAGCTGCCAATAGTGATTTACCACTACCTTCTAATCCTGTAATCTCAGTGATACGACCTACTGGTAATCCACCATTTGGTCGGTTTGAGATTGCTAAATCCAACATAGGGGAGCCAGTCGATACCCACTCATCTAAGTCGGTAGGAGTTGTCTCCGCCCCATCCAAGAAGAAAGCCACCTTATTGGCGGACTTAAACTTCTTGTTTAGGTTGGTAGCGAGGATAGAAGATAGCTCATCACGTGAACTTGCCTTCTTCTTAGCCATACTGATTAGTCGTTAAATAAATCGTCAAATGCATCTTTTACATTAGATGCGGGAGAAGTTGATTGAGTTGGTTGAGATGTTTCAGCAACTGGCTGTTCTTTAGTATCTGATACTTCACCAGTTTCTAACCATTCTTTCAACATACCTTCCATTTCTTCATATGTTACTTTTTTGAACATACCTGGAAGTTCAATCTGCTCTTTAGATGATTCAATAATGTTTGAATCCTCAGAAATTGCAGTTGTGTTTGGTTTTACACGGATGTAGGTCTCAGGATAAGACTTACCCAATTCAGCAGCTGTTTTGAATTCTACTGTTACATCACGACCATTTACAGGATCGGTCAAATCACCATAATCAGGATCTGCGAAGAACCCTAATAGTTCTTGGTAAACGTTTTTACCAAATCCCCAAAACTTAACACCTTCAGACTCTTCACCACGAACCAATACTGGTACGTATGTTCTCATCTTAGGAGTTAATTTACGAGACAATTGGTAATCATCACGATTTCCAGTTGCTTTCAACTTTTCAGCGAATTCCAATAAAGGGTCAGCCTCACCAAATGAACTTGGAGAGATGATGTTTTTACCACCAAAACCAAAGTGGAAGTAAAGTTCAATAAACGGATTCGAAGCGTTGTGGGTGTAAGGTAAAATACGGATTTGTTGTTTACCTGGTTGTGGTTTCCAAAGATTATCAGTCTTTGTTACTTTTGTTTGAAGCGTGTTCAAACGATTGCGGATTGCATTTAAATCAATAGCCATAATACTACTCTTTTTAATTATTAATTGTTAACTATGTCACTAATATACAACATTTGGGTGACAAAACCAAATGTATTCTAAAATATTTTATTTTTTATTTTGTTGTTGTACTTTCGTACTCATATAAATATGGCGCTGGAGTTAATTAACGTCAATAATTCGGAATAAACTCGTCTTCATTACCTTAAACCCATCACCATCTGTAAGTATAAGTGAATTCCTATATTTGTTCCAATCTACTTGATACGATTTATCTAAATACCCACCATTTTCAGATGTTATTAATGTATTCAGTGAATTTATTGTGTACATGGTATTCGATTCCTTCTTTCTATGTACCATAATCGTAGCTGGTAAAAATTTAACACCATTTGGTACTATATTATAACTTATTACCAACTCATTTGATGGTTTTAATTTTAGAACAAATATCTTACGGCTAAATATTTCATATGCCGATAATATATGTTTTACCATATCTTCGAATTCACTCTCAGTTGAAAATGTACATAATAATTGTGTTCTCACCCATATCTCCTTATTTGCCGTATACTTCGGATTGTGCTTGTTCTAATCGTTTTGCAAATGATTTTTGATTTAATTGCATTTCAAATTTAAACTGGCCACCATATCCTCGACCATCTTCTCTAATGACAATATCTGCAATTGCAAATACTTCACCAGACTTTTCTACTTTATAGCCAATGAATGGGGGTGGCCCATCTTCAGCAACTAAGTTTTCTTTTAGTTTACTATAATCACTCGTTCCGAATATAGTTTCCATTGTTGACTTATCCAATGAATTTGGACCGATAGCCATAGTCTCTTCACCATCACTTACAGCTTTTAACGGAAACTCATTTTTAATGGTATTCAACATACCCTCTTTCATTTTTGGATTCTCAGTAATAGCCGTTATTGAATCAGCTTGAAATTTTCTATGTTCTTTATCATCAGCATCCACAGTAGATTGAGCGCTTTTGTTTCCGTTTTTAGCTAATTGATTAATAGCAGTCCATAGAACTTTTTGTTTAGCTCTGGAGTTACCCTGTAATGCCTCATCCAAATTCATCTTTTTGGATTTAAGTAAATCATTTAACAATGTACCTTCGGGTGATTTTAATAACTTTTCAATTTCAGCTCTATTTTCATTAACAACTGATATATTACGAGCTCTAGCCTTATCTCTATATACGGATTGGTTAATTTCATCTGGTAGGTTTTTATCCCATTTTGAAAATTCACCAGCTCCTGAGTTTAAGAAGTTTACTTTAGTAGATTTTTTCAATGAGACCTCATCCATTACTTCAGTACCATCTGGCTTTCTAACCTTCAGATACATATCGGTTGAAAATCCTTTATTCTTTCCATAATCCGACAATCCCATTGCTTCTACATCAGATTGTGTATCCCAAGCACCGGCTACGATTTCAACACCATCACCATATTGTTTAGTTAACCTATCCTTAATTGCTTTTCTACTTTGTGTTGCAGCCTTTACCCAAGATTTATCAACTATTTTATTTTTAGCATTTTTCAATTTTGGGTTAGCTTCATTGAATGCATCATCGTGTTTAAGGATTGAGTTAGAGAATTCATCCCACTCTTCATCACTCATAGTTGAACCCATCATAGTCATAAGTTCACCAGCTTGAGCGGATATCTGCCCAGCGCCACCTTCTATATCAGAAAAATGCCCCCATTTAGTTGCATCACCCTTTGGTTGTGTATTAAGCATACGTTCTAATGCTTTAGTGTATTTCTTAGGGAACTTTGGATTGTCATTTAAGAAATCCGGCATTTTATATGGTTCAGGTGGGTTTGGATTTGCAAACTTTTTGTTTTTTTCCTCAAATTCAACATCATCCGGTGGTAATTCCATTTGATAAACTTCAGATTCTCGTGGGTCACCTTGTTTTAGTGCTTTATCTTTATCACCTACATACCCATTTGCTTGTTCTTTTGATTGGGATTCGTTATCATCGGTATTAGCTTGAGCATCTTTTTCTATCTGAGTCATCATACCAATTTGGTCGGATTTTGAAAACTTAGCATCGTCTTCTTTTTCTTCCGGCGTATCATTGGTATTTCTGAGGGTATCTGCTGCTTTGTATTGAGGGGATTCTTTATCGGATGATATCGCAGTTTTATAAGTCGTGGTTTTCTTTTCACCATCCTTATTCTTATAAGTTACTTCAGTATCAGGATCGACTTTATCATCTTTAGCTTCTAATAAGTTGATAAGTAACTCTTCTGCAATAGATTCACCTAGTATGTCTGAAACTACTTTGTATGTAGCTTTCAGTGACTCTTTGGTATGTATACCTTCATTTAAGGATACACCCACTTCGTTCCACACTTTTTTTGCTATGTAATTGATAAGTTTCTTCATAAACATAAATATCTAAAGATTGACCTTAACCATATCTTTGTAATTATCTCCAATTTCAATGTCAGTTGGAAACCCACCGGACTCCATAACTTTTTTTATTTCTAAAATATATTCAATACCATCATCAGAATCCACATCAAACAATATTGAGTCATATGTGTATAATATAGGTAGTGATTTTTGAGAGCTTTTCATATTAGAGAGTTTCTCCAATATAAGTATGTTTCTTTCAGTCTCAACCGATTGTAAGATGTAATTAAATAACTTATTTTTATTCAAATCCGTACTGAATGTCAGTTTTCTTTTAAGTAATGGTGTATAAATTGTCTTATTGATTAAGAACTCACTCCAAAGCGACTCTATATACTCTGAGGTCTTACTAAAGAATGGGATGTGTTTGTATTCATCTTGAACCCCACCATACAATTGTCTAAATGTGATTGCTTTTGCGTCTTTGAGGTCTGCCCCATATTGGTCTGCTAACCACTTATGTGCTTTAATGTCCAATGGTATTTCTACACCAATCAAACTACCAATAAGTCGTAAGTGGTATCCATCAAAATCTAATTGATACAATTTACCACCCTCAAATCGTGATATGAACCTCTTACGAACATCACCATCTTTTGGAAGTGCTGCATAGTTAATACCACCAAAGGTGTTTGATGGTCGGGATGTGGTAGTGAACATATTATATTGACTATACTCCATACCACCTTGTGTATACAACCCACTTTGCTCTATCCAATTAAGACATTTAGGATACAACTTACTAAATTTACTTGAGGTCGGATTTTGAGACCACATAACTTTCCAATCTTGGAATTGTTCATAGTGTTTCCAAATTGGAATGAGGTCATTTGCTTTGGGAGCTTTACGTCTTCTAAAGATTGTATATATAGGTCGTTCTTCTACATCGAAATCCTTCGCCTGATGGAATAACTCCATTTCAAGGTCGGACATTGTAGGTAGGTAGTCGTAATGGTGTAAGAACTCTTTTAAACCAACCACACATACCTCTTCGAATTGACTGAAGTCTATTGGGTCAGTTACATAACCTGCGTCTATATTATTGTAGTTTACAAAAATGTCAATATCACCATCAGATATCAAAATAGACGATATACGGGAAAGATGAGGGTGTTTCACCAAACTTGTTAGAATGGGAAACACCAACACCTTACTTGACAGGGCAGAGATGCGTTTATGTAATCGTTCGTTTGTATCTACTATCTTCACAAAGACTAATATACGAAATTATTCGTTAGTATCCAAACTTTTTTGAACATCGTGTTGAACCTAAGTCGTAATGGTTTGGATTTTTACCCTTACCAATCAACATCTTTTTGCGAAGTTCCACCATGGTCTCCCACTCTTGGGAATTTAACCCCTCCCATTGAAGTTTGTTGGCCATTTTTAACCATTGTTCTTTTTCTACTTGTGTCATATCCTAACGATAAAGGGTTACTACACTACCGAAGTAGTGGTCAAATACTTTGATTAAGTTTTCATAGTCACCATTCTTCATTTCATTCAAAATGAAACTCTCATTGAAATCGAGTTGGCGAGCCAGTTTCTTAGCAGTCCCAAGAAGGAAAAATGCGTTACCTTGAGGACCTGTTAGGTCAATTGTGATACCTTGACTTTTTGGTTTCTGAACTATCATATCTTACTTGTTTACTTCAATCATATTCATAGGAACTGTGTAAGTCCCATACCCATTCAACACTTTTAGAACGGCCTTAGTTCGGTTGATTTTCTCAACTCGGAGTTGTTTACCCTTTAACTTAGGGTGGTTAACACTCACATTAGCACCAATGTAAAGTTCTTCTTTAATACTAAGTGCATTTTCACTTTTTTTCATCTTAATCACTTCAACTACTTTGTTGTTTAACACTCGTAGTTGTTCGATACTCAACTGATTTAATTCTTGATAGGTCATAATTTTTATTTTTTATTTTTTATTATCGTGGTAACATCCCCACATCAACAGTACTAATATAGTGATTAATATTGAAATCACCAAACTTTTAATGTTAAGAAATTGTTAAAGTTTAGTAACCTATGAATTCAAGTTCAACTGAAGGAACTATACCTTTTGTTACTCCATAGGGGTACTCTTCGTTTAACCAATAGTTTTCAACCATCCCTAACTCTCTAAGAGACTCATTGTAGATGTCTTCCATCTCAAACCCAATACCATATCCACTTGGACAAATCACTGAAGCAACGTCTCTTAGAAGTTCCTCGTTTTCAGTTTTCATAGCATTGTTCAAAGCCAACCTCAACTCAGCTTTCATCAAGTCGGATACTTTGTCATTGTGGTCGTACATTTCAACATTCCATGGTTTCGTGATTTCGATACCATATTTAATTTCTTTTACTTTCATAACTTATCTATCTTTTACATAGTAAAGATACGAAAATTATTTGGATATACCAAATTTTAATGTTAAGAAATTGTTATTATTTTAAGAATTCTGAATAGTTAGTGATGTAGTTTGAAAGTCCTTTTATGGTTTCATTACCTAACTCTATCTGCTTGCGATTTACAAAGTCAGCGTTGTCTACCAATTTCCATCTAACTTCTGTTTTTTTATAGAACTCGGTACTAATAGTAGAATAAACATCTTTATTAACTTCAGTGATTACATCATTAAAATGACGTTTTACAAAATAACGAATAAAGTAACCATTTACATAATCCGATTCTATTGGTGTTGAAATACCATACACAGCAAAGTTGAAACTAACATCAAGCTTATTTAGAGAATCGTATTTAAATTTTTCAGAATTATCTATAAGTGATAGGTCAACATACTTTATTAATTTTTCAGATACACCTTTTAAGTAAGCTCCTTTAGTAAAAACCTCACCAGTACTATATGTATGGTAATCGCCAATATATTCAGTACCATCAGGTGACATCCACTCCTTACCTTGAGTGTAAAGTCCGTTTTGAATTTGACCTTTGGGATAATATACTTTTAATCGTTTAGCCATTATTGAGCATCCAATTTTAAGAATCCAGTAAAGCTTGTTTCCCAATTACCTTGTCCATCAAAGCTATGTTCCATTTTACCTACACAAAAATATTTACCTGCGCCGATGTATTTTGTAGGTAACCCATCGAAACTAAATGTATCACCAATATTTGTACCCCATACACCATAACAAGTTACAGATAAGTCAATCATGTATCTGTAACCGGTATCAGTACCAGTTGGAGCTGGTTTATTACTTATGTATGACTTCATAATATCTTTAAGTCCTTGAGAACGTTCCGCTGATAACCCTGTACCTAATTCTTCTTTTTTCTTTTGAATGTCATCTAATGTTATTTGTACAGGTGGTGCGTTTGTTTCAAGATTAGGACCACAATCGTTATATAGATTATCAAACGCGCCTTTAGGTATCTCCCCCCCACGATTTGATACCAATGCTGCTGCGGCCATATCAGAATCCATATTTGATGATAAGTTGACTGATTTTAAAACAGAACCTAAGTCGTGAGTTTTAAACGTATAAGCGGCACTGATACCCTTTTGGTGTTCTGCTCTTTCATTTACTATTAAAAATTTATTAGAGTTCTTAAACCCATCATTGTATATTGTTAATGGATATAACCCACCAGTTAAATCTTTAATTGTTGCGCACAAAACTCTTAGGAAATTATTTACACTACTCTCACCCTTTGCATCTTTATCTTCCTTTGCTCTTTCAACCAATCGGTCTATGGTAGCGTTTATCAAATCCAACGATATCAGCATATCTTTTGCATTACCATCAAAGCCAGTTCCGGTTGCTAAATTATTTTTAATACCATCATTGAAGGTTGTAGCCGCGGTTTCACCATAAGTTGCCATATCACCATCTAATAATAATTTCGATGGGTCAGCTGATGCAAATTGTGGTATGAATTTTCCTTTTGCATCTCCAAACCCCCATTTGAATCCACTATTAGAATGTGCGGTATTGATGACATCAATCAATTCACTAAATTTTACGTATTTAACAAACATATCATCAAAGTCTACGTTTACCATCCCCAATATTTTAAAATCTGCGCCAGATTTTGTTTGTATATTAGCTACGGCATACCCACCACTAAGCTTTGCTTCACCATCCGGTACAAAGTCCTTGGTGCCCCCCTTTTGTATGACACTCGACTCCTCATACTCTGGAAAGGCAGTTATAAATCTATTGTTTAATTCACTTGGAATGTTAAATGCCGTGATATCGTTATCTTCCTCATCTTTAACTGTAGTACCTTTACCGGCTAATGTCTGGTCCATGGCTAAAACAGCAGAGAATCTATTTTTACCAGTTAGTTTCAGATTACATGAGTAAACGCCACTTGCATCCATTGAAAATCCAAAGTTATATACGTTTGCCGACATTGATGACCCAAAACCTAACCCCTTGTACCCAAATGATAAAAGAACACCATTACCTACTCGGAAAAATGCAGCTTCATATGTTGCAAATTGACTTTTTGAATAACACTTGAATGATACATCAATATCAAATAGAGCGGAATCTGAAACATCGTTTGAACCATCATTGTTTATTCTAACAGATTCTAATAATGGTTTACTTGGTACATCACGTGAACCATCTCTACTTATTAAAGAATTATACTTTTCAGAAGAATTTAGTGGGTTATCACCAAGGGTTACACCAGAAGCAGGAGAACATAAACCTGCATTGTTAGTACCATTGGTTTGTATACTAATATACGCGTATTTTCCATAATTCCATATTTTCGAATTATCATCTGCATTTGGATTTTTTATATATTCGGATATTTTACCTAAATTACCACTTGCGCCGAAACTTGCTCTTGAAAATACTCCCATAACTATTAACTATTTAATTGGTTGTACGCATTTACTATTTGTTCTATACTTTGTGGTATTCTTAATTGTTTACCAATTGGTACTACAAAATCACCATTACCAATATTATTTGCTCTTGCTATAATCCACCAATACGATGATTTATTATAATACTTATAAGCTAACGTATCCAATCTATCACCTACCATACCTATTATGTATATATCACTATTTTGTGGTTCTATAATAGGTAATTTTACAGTAGACTTAAATCTACGGCCGTTTTTATCTTTACGGAGTTCTATGTCATCATATCTATTCATTTATGCTATATTTGAAACATTAGGGGTATCAATAGGAGCGCCAACACCTGTAATATCAAGTGGTGGTACAAAGTCGTATAAGTTAGGAGTACTGTTTTCACTGTGAACTGCGTCACCTACTAATGTGAGTCCAACTGAAACGTCTACAAATCTTGGGATGGTTATATCTTTTCTAATGTCCCAAGATACTTCATCGGACATTGTATACGATAGTGATGTTAACAACGAATTGTGATTTTTCCATAAATCACCCAATGTAAAACTAAGAACTCTTCCACGATAACCAGTACTACTCCCATAAAATGGCATTGCGAAGGTTGCTAATTGTTTTAACTTTTCCCACATTGGGACTAATTCCGCTTTCGAGTACGCCATTACTTTAAAATTAAATGATAATGTTCTTTCGAATTCAGTCATCATATAAGCTTTATCAGCTCTACCATTTGGCTTTTCACCATTCCACGATGGTGAGAATGTTTCGGTAATTCCACTAACAGTTCCTCTAAATTGACATAGATTACTACTATTGGTTTTAAATACCAGCTTAACGATATCATCTAATTCAGCATCACCTACGTTTGCCGTACCAATCGTATCAAGTCGGGTCTCTGATAAACGTTCTGCATTTGTTTTGAAGGTTTGTCCGAGGCCGTATTTTGTTATTAGATTATTTGCGGTATAATCATCACCAGCTACCGTGGCAGAATCAATATTATAATTACTATCTTTTAGATTTCTAAAATCACCTTTGTAATCTGATGGATTGTCACCATTTGCTATTTTAGCTATCGTACCATATGATATTGCTTCGTAATCTTTTATATCATTACCAGGACCTTTAGTTTTACCATCAGATTTATACAATCCTCTGTTTTCAAACTTTTCATCAATTGGAATTGGTGATGCTTTTTGGGTTTGTTTAGCCAATGTGGTTTTAGTACCATCATCATTTGCTCTAAGACTATCATTTATTTGGAATTCATAACGTTTTTTAGCAAAAAGAACCGGATTATCTTTTTTATTTTTGGCATATGGTGAAGTCGGTCCTATTGAGAATCGATTCTCCAATCCGATATATGCGGTTGTATTACCATATCGTGTACCACTATTATCAAATGTATTAATGAATCGTCTGGTTCTGGTCGTACCAATCCCATAAATTGAGTCAAATCCACCTTTAAGGTCTTCGTTAAGTGGTAATACATCATTACCGGTTCTTAGTTTAAAAATATTATATATCGTACGTAATGGGCTTACGTTAATAGAAGAGTTTGGATTATATTTCCAACCCTGCTTACCTATTGGAATTAAGTCGGGTCGGTCAAACTTTAATCCTAAGTGTTGGCCACCAAGGGATGCAAGTAGATTTATTGGAGTCCAAGTTTTGCCATATTTCTGACTACGTTGTAATCCAATTTGTCGTACACCCCACAATAATCCTTTTGCTGATAAAAAGAATGACCCAATACGGGCAACATCTACCAATGCTCGTGTAGTAGATGCTACAATACCACCTCTAATTAGACCATCATCTATACCAAGACCAAAGTCCCAAAATTGAGGTTCACCTTTTGATATTTTTTTACGTTGTATACCACGAAGTATGTAAGGTGCTTTTATTATGTTTAATGAGTTTGGCGAATCATCTTTAAGATTAAACTTATGATACATCTTATCTAAAAATGATGGTGAATTACGTTGCTCCATCGTATCACCAATACTTTTATATACATCAGAGTATCGATTCCCATCAGGAGTGTATTTTTGAGTATCACCAGTTACACCACCAGTTCTAAATTGACCATAACCTGCTTCAAAAGACAACCCAAGATTTACTTTTTGGAAATCAGAATACTTTGACAACTCTACTACAAACTCAGTTTTTTTAGACTCTTCATTTGTTGTAAATCCGGTTTTAAAGTTAGAGAACTTTGAAGAGTTTTGGTTGAACTCTTTAGGAGATGTAATTCCTGTAAATTTACTATCATCCATACGATTAAACTCAGAAGTAAACCCCTTTGCATGAACATCGGTAATGTAGTTTACTTCAGTTGGTGTAGTCTCACCTAAAAACTTTTCACTCAAATCAAAATCAGCTGGCGTAGTCTCACCTAAAAACTTCTCTTCTAAGTTAAACTCAGTAGGAGTTGTTTCACCTAAGAACTTCTCTTCTGAGTTAAACTCAGTAGGAGTTGTTTCACCTAAGAACTTTTCGGTTAAACTAAATTCACTTGGCGTAGTCTCACCTAAGAAGTTTTGAATGAATCTGAATTCGGATGGAGTGGTTTCACCTTTGAACTTTTCCTCATTGGAGTAGTCTTGAGGAGTCGTTTGACCCTTAAATCTATCTCCTTGAGTAATATTTTCCGTTTTGGTTTCACCTTTAAATTTATCGCCTTGATTTACTTCTTGTGTTTCAGTTTGTCCTAAGTATCGTTCTTCCAACGACATTTTAGATGGGGTCGTTTCTCCCAAATAGTTTGATGAGTTATCAAACTTAGATGGTGTGACTTCTCCTAAGTGTTTTGATGAGTTATCAAACTTGGTTGGAGTTACACCTTGCTTAGGTGTAGTTGTATTTGATTTAGCGGCAGATGGAGACTTGTCCACAAGTTGGGACAATGGAGTCTGATTAGTAGACTTAGGAATATCCACTCTCTTCTTGTCAGAAAGCGGTTTCTCTGTTGGTCTTCTAAACTTTGATAAATCTGATTTTAAATCTTTTAATGCCATCTAATTATCCCATCTGTTTATTAAATGATTTATTCATCGATTGTTTCTTAGTAATTTCACTAATTACTCTACCATCTACTACAATTTGAAGAGGTTGATTACCCATTGCAGCTGCCAGCTTGTCGTAGTCTATACCACCACCAGCACTACCACCTGCTAATTTACCAGCCATTGCCGCTGGATTAGTAGTTGCCATAATAAAGTCTGCTGGATTGGTTTTGATTACATCACCACTTGGTGTAATTACACCATCATCTATGGAGTCGGATGCACCCTCGTCATATCCAGTGGATTTAGTACCACCACCACCAAATATAGCACCAATCGTGTCACCAACCCATTGAAATGGTGCTACAACAAAGTCATAAATTGCCTGACCCATCATCTTAATACCCTCAATTGGGTCAGTAAATAATGTAATAAATCCTCTAAGAAATTTGAATATCGCACCTACCATTTTGAACGACTTAATTATCGTTGGTAGAATCAGGTCAACCAAGTAACCAACAACTGGAAGAATAATAGCACCTGCTTCAGCAAGAGCTGCATTCATCTTATCCATTGCAGCACTCATCTTTTCTTGTTGAGACTGCTTCTCTCTATCAAGTATCATTTGCTTGGCCTTTTCATCAGATAGACCAGCACTCATTAGTTGTTCCTTACTTACATTGTCTAAGTTTTTAACGCCCAACTTATTCATAACCATTTGTTGTTCATTCATCTTCAACATTTGGTCAACTGACATACCCATTGCATCTGCAATAGCCTTTTGTTGGATTCGTGACTTTTGACTCACATCACCAAGCTCACTCATTTGTTTTGCTTGGAGTCGTAATACTTCACCTTGTTCACCTGCTAGTTGTGCTGCACGAATAGCAGTGTTATTGAGGTTAACACCAGTTAACACTCTTGCTTTCATCTCGGCCTGAAGTGCACTTTCCATATTAAGAAGATTATCTGCGGCATCGGATGATTCTTGTAGAGTAGTACCCATTGCTTTTGCTTGAGTAACTGCCATAGCCATCTCTTTAACATTACCCTTGAATGTAGAGCGCATTTCTAAAGATAAGTTGGATATGTCTTTTAGTACACCGGCGAAGTCAACTGAAGCGCCTGTAAGTTCATTAAACCCACCAACTGTCGATGCTACTTCGGTTTGCATATCACGAACACTCATACCAGATGCAGCTGACATCTTTTGGAAGTTTGCAGCCTCTTCACCAGACATACCCATATACTTAGTCAAGTGAATTTGGTCTTGTAACATTTTGGCGGAATATTCCGCAGTCATTCCTATGGACTCTGCGAGTTGTTTTTGAGCCTCAATCAGACTCTTGGTATTAATATTCAAGTTACCACTCATAGTAGACATATTATTAAAGTTGGTAACCATTTCTTTAGCTTCACTATTAGCAATACCCATCTCACGACTTAAATCAGCTACTTGTTGGTCAACTCCAAGTGCTTTTTTCAATAGAACCATTGCGGCTATAATAGGAAGAATAATCGGTAGGAGTGGTGAAATCGCGGCCCATAAAGTTGCCCCAAATGACATTATAGATGGGATTGCTGACCTAAACGACATTCCAATTGCCTTACCAGCAGGAACTCCCGTGGCAGTTAACATTACGAATTGTTGGGTAATACCCTTCATAATACCACCCATTTGTTCTTTTAATCCACCAAAGTCCATTGTAGATGCTAATAAGCTCCCAACGAGTGGGATATTTTTGATTTGACCTTCCAACCCATCTAACATACCATTAGCTTTGGTAGTAAGTTCTTCCTGAAGGTCTCTACGTTTTTCCTCAGACGAAATTACATCTTTGAGTGTATCTACTTCTTCTTTTAAATTTCGACCATGTGTAGTTCTACCATCCACCAACTCTTTCATTGACGTTTCGTAGTCTTCTAATAATTGTCTTTGTTGGTCAAGATTATCAACCTCATCAACCATTCCACTTAGTAAGTTTTTTCTAAGCTTACCCAACTCCTTGGCATTTTCAATTTGGTCTTGCATTTTACGATTGAGTAGGTCAGCCTGGCTATTAAGGAAGTCGTTGTCCTCCATAGCCTGCTTACGAGCCTTACTCTCCTCGTTTCTCTGCTTATTAGTCTTTGCCATTTGGGTTATCCAATATTACTTATTTAAAAGTATCTTTAGAGTTTTTGATGTGATTATCGATGTCTATTTTAAGTTGGCGTGAAGCTTTAGCTAAGTCGTTAAAGCTTTTATTGACAGCCGGGTCTTTTTGAGCCAACTTCTCCATACCTTTTAAAACTTTGCGAGCGACAAGCTTTTGTAAGAAATTCATATATATATCCTATTGTTATTTAATATAAATATCAAAGGGGAACTATTTTCGTGTTCCCCTTTGTGATTTATTTATAGATTCTGTATTTGCTTTGTTTTCAGCTTGTTTAAATTCTACAATTTTACTGATGTAAAACTTACGGGCCCAAACTGGCATATTATATACATCGTTCCAAGTAAACCCACCATTTCCGTGATAAATTAAATCGAAAATATGTGAATGTAGTTGCTGTCTGTAATTAATCTGCAGGCCAAAAAAAGGTCACGTCCATAGGTAAGGACATAAACCTCCCTTCCCCAGTTTCCTCCGAAATGAATTCCCATTCTAAATCCATATCAGGAGAAACTTTTTTAATATATGTTCTAAGAGCTCTACTATCTTGAGCAAATAACTCATTATCTACAAAATTGGCAATCATGCGTTGGTCATAGTCACCATCTATTGATAAAATTGTTTGTTTTAGTCGAGTAGTTAGTTCAGAGCTTGTTTCGTTTTTTAGTTTACGATTTTTCTTCTTTTCCTCTTCGAGTATATGCTTTACCTTCCTATCCTTAGATTCGGTTGTAATCATAAATGTCAACTTTCTCTTAGATTGTGGAAGTTCCAACTCGAATTCGTTTTTGTGTAGTTCTAATTGAGCTGAACCATCATATTCCTTATTATCAAATTGAGTAAGGTCAATGATTTCATCTTGAGTATTATCACTAAATGGGTCGTTTACTTCAACTTTATAGTCTTTACCATACCCCAAGATTCGTGCTGCTATCATAATAGCATTTTTGTCACCCACTATTAGGTCTACATACTTAACCGGCATATCAGCACCATTTGATACAATGAGAGATTGAAATAATCGGTCTAAAACCGAACCATCTTTGATATACGACTGAGTTGTGAGGATATCTTCTTCCCTTGCAGTCATATATTTCATTTCTATCTTACCACTTGAAAGTGGGTTGTCTTTTGGATAAATCAAACCACGAGATGGTAGTTCGATAATTTCGGTTGGAAACTTGTAATCACTTACTTGTTTCACCTCATGTGCTTTTTTTAATTGTTCAACTGCCTCTTCATTAGACATTTGATAGTCGTCTTGTAAATCTTTCATAACTTTTCCTTGTTATTCTATTGGTTAACCTTATATAAGTATGTAACACGGGCATTTATAATACAAAACCCCCACCAAAAGGTGAGGGTTTCTAAAATTTTAAAAAGTATTAAGTGATATTAGTCGGTTATTTCATCGAATCTATAACCATCACCATCTTCTATAAGTGCGTGTGTTCCACCCGCGTAAGACACCGGCAATTCCATGTCAACTTCTACCTTTTCATAACCTGCGTCTGTACCATAATCTTGACCTGAAAGGTCAGCTATTACATCACAAGTTACACCATCTGTTGTTTGTGTTACGTTTCCGTATGATGCAAATACGATTTCTTTTGTAGATACATCTCTAATGATTGATAACATATATTCTCCTTTATTATTTGGTTAACCTTATATAAGTATTATTTTTAAAGTAAAAAACCCCCACAATTACGTGAGGGTTTTCAGTTTTCATTTTACAATCAATATTTTAGTATTGTAGTATTGCGTAATCATATGTCAATGTCATTTCAACAGTAGCGATATCTTCACCACTATAATCCATGTCAGAGAAATTAGCAGACTGAATAAATGCTCCTTTTAATGTCCACTCTTCTACTTTATCACCAACAGGACCCAAACTGTTAAATGTGATATCTTTTTTGTAGAAATCAGAGTAACCATCACGTCCAGTTACTGACTCGTGGTGTAATCTTACCCACTCCATAGTAGCTTGTGCAGCAGATGGAACTACTGGGTCGTATAAAGTTACTGATAAGTCACTCCACTCAGAACGACCTTTTACATATCTACGGGTGTTGATATGGTCAATAGTCACCTTACCATTTGTAATTTCAGGTCTTGCAGCGGTTTTCACCAAGTATGCAGGAATTCCTTCAATATACATAATGAACCGATTTGACATCTTCGGTTCGAAGTTGGTGAACATAATTTCATTTGGGTCTAATAGCTGTGCCATTTATAATCTCCTATTGTCTCTTTCTAATAAATAGTCTAATTCTACAATTATGCCTCAGGGAATGCAGCGCCAGTTGGAAGTATGTTGAAATCAAGAACAATGAATTCAGCAGTCTTCGTTGGTTGTAAGTAAATTTCCCCTACCATAATGTTTCTATCAATCACATCTGGAGTGTTGTTGGAATCATCCATTACCACTTTAAATGTGTATAAACCTTGTCTTTGTTGAATTGATTCTAAGTAAGGATTAACGATTGCCAAGAATCTATTTCTTGTTGCAGCGGTGTTATTTTCAAATACCAAGTATCTTGTTGAAGATGCGATGTATTTCTTAACTGCGATTAACAATCTTCTTACATTGATTCTATCCAATGCTGATGGTTTAGCTTGTAATGTCTTTTGGCCGAATACCGTAGCACCTTGTCCAGGGAACGTAGCGATTGGGTTAACACGGGCAGTATATAGTGTATCTCTCTCATCGTGAGTAAGACGTGTCTTAACTTCGATTACATTTGGAAGGCCACCACGATTCAAACCAGCGGGAGCGTACCATTCAGCAGCAACTGAGTCGTTGAAAGCGATAACACCTGGTAGAACAACACTTGGCGGAACCCATACTGGCTTGTTCTTATCAGTATCAAGGATTTTAACCCATGGGTGATAAGTAGCAACATAGTTTGAGTCGAATGAAGTAAGTGAGTTGTTTACAGTTGCAATTGAGTCAGAGTAAGCTCCAGCATCCATTACGTAGAAACAATCCAATCTATCTTCACACATATCTTTAGCGAATGTAGTTACTGAAGAGTGTAGTCTATTGATTACACCTGGAAGTACTACCATATTGATATCGAACTCATCTGGATTAGAGATTGAGTTGATAGCTTTTCTATATGCAAGTGTTCCGGCAGCAGTAGCTGATGACATATCCATACCTTGGTTGTTACCAGCAATAATATTATTACCTACATTTACCACTCTATTTGGTTCGAATCCATCGAAACCACCTTGGAATGGAACTAAGAACTTCTTAGCATCTATATCAGACGATAATGTAATAGTAGACCCATTTGAGTGACACTCTGCCAAATCAAAGTCGTTACCTACTGTTTCAGTATTTGTCGCTGGGAGTGGTTGTAGGAAGTTTAAGTTGTCAGTTGACGTAAAGTCAAAATCATAACCAAAAAATACTCTCTTATTATATTCACCAGAGAGTGACTGAGATACATTATAAGTTGGAGATGGTAGGTTGTAAGTCGAATGTAATGGTGACGTTAATTTACCAAATCCGAATGGTACAAGTGTTGAATCAATTGAACCAGCTTCTACATCATCGGTAACCGATACTCTAATATGAGCAGATGCGTTAGGGTAATCACCATTTGAAGTTAACTTACCATTGTCATCAACAGTAATGTATTTGTCACCAATTACTCTCTTGATGTAGTTTGGTGAGTTAGGGTCAAGATTTACACCTTGGAATTCTTCTATAATATTTGGTCTTGTATCGGAATCTTGTACACCTTGACCAAAGATTGAATTAGGAATCTTACCAGTATCTACTCTACGTACTACAACACTAAATGTACCATATTCAGAACCTGGTACTTCAGATGCAAGTTTGATATTACTAATACCTACTTTGAATTCGTAGTTAGTTGAGTTACCATGAGATAATGTATGGAATTGGAATAAATCAGAAGCAGTACCTGCAACTTTTTGTGATTTAATAAATGGAGTTGCGGCTTCTTGGTATGCGTTGGTATAATCAACATCTACTTGAGAAAGTGTCACAGTTGCTGTTTCACCTTCTTTAGCAAGCGATTCTGCTTGGAATGTTGAGAAGTTTAATTGAGTGTAAGCGTCTTTAGATGATTTTGGAGAATAACCATATAACTTAGTAATATAGTTAGCGTCTGCAGGGTCGAGTGATGCTGAATTAACATTTACACCACTACCACTTGAGATTGAACTACCGCTTAGGGTTAATTTAAATGCGGAAGCGCTAACACCGGTAATGATACTATCGTCAAAATCACCACTACCTAAAGTAGTAGTCGGATGTAGTAAAGCACCTACAAATTCACCTGCAGAGGAAGATATTACTAATCCTACTGGTTTTGCGGTATATCCATCCTTACCTAATACTCTTACGATAGTTGCAGCACCTGCTTCTTCTAAATACGATTGAGCGGTATACGGAAGATATGAATCCTCAGTAAGACCACCAAACTTTTGTTGGAATTCTTGAAATGATTCTACTTTCGTTGGTACGAACGCAGGGCCCTTTATCGATTGCCCGATAAGTGCCGCACCTATCTCACCAATACCTTGTGGTAAAAATGAGAGGTCTTTTTCTCTTGTAAAAACTCCAGGACTTACAATTCTTTCAGCCATTTTCTTCTCCTAAAATATAAATTTCGGTTTTCCTTATTATAAATACATTAAAAAATAACTAAACGACTACTTATTTTGTAGGCGTGAACTCATTTTTGGAAATATCATAAGTCCCCTCACCATATTTCTCTTTTAATTCAACTGCTAGTTCAGTTTCTTGAGTACCCAATTGCTTATATTCAGATATAAGAGATTGTTTTTGTTGTTTCAACTCTTGAAATACAGTTTCTAACCCATTTATTTCTATCTCAACCTCGCCAACTTTTGTATTAATAGTTAATACTTTTTGTTGTAGTGTTTGAATTTTACTTACTTCGTCTTCGGTAAATTTAATAATTTGCTTTTCGTCCATAACTTATTATATTTGTTGTATTATATAAATATGTAAAAATTATTCATTACCACTCGATATTGTAGAATCATTTTCGCCAGTTATATTAGTATTCCACATAACCTTACCTACTGATATCCTACGTTTGGTATTATTTGAAATTCCGGCATATTCCGGCACTATATACGCTTTCGCTGTAAGACTGATATTGGCACGTGTAATTCTATCTTGTCCCATTTCAGATATGGTTTCAAATGAATACGACTCACCCTTTATTTGGAATTTATATCTATCACCAAAGGAACGTCCTTGGAAAAATATGATTTGTTCAACAATCTTATTGACCTGTTCCATATAATCACACCATACAACTACTTCATACTCTAAGTTTACATAATCAGGTCTTTCAACCGACATATATTCTTTTTTAGGAGTTTGACCAGTTAAGATTGAGAATTGGTCGTATCTATTTACATTTGTATAGGTTCTTTCGAACATTTGATGAGCATCTTCGTTTTGTGCTACCTTTAATTTAGCTAAATCAGTATTTAATGATAGATTATTTCGTTTGAATGATATAACAGGCGTTAATAACATTCCGTTATCATCTTTCATAAAACCATCACGTTGTGCACTTGCCCACTTCTCAGGAGAGGCATACATTACAGGCACTGGATAGAATCTACCATCATCTTCAACAGTAGGTTTAATATCTACCTCTAAAAAGTTCTTAAATGCGGTATCAACATCGTAAATACCAACAGAAACGTTTTTTACGTTATCTTGGTCCCTACGTATCTGATTTGCCTTATTCAATTTCACATCTTCTGATGTTGAAGATTGTGTTTGAGTAAGGTTTGGTTTAGATTTGTCTTCGTTTCTATACTTTTGAGCCATCTTACAATCCTAATGGTACTTCGTTATCATTTTGTCGTGAGTTACCCTTATAAGTATCTACTAATTTGATAGAAGTTTGACGTGTAACGTGTGTATCACATATAATAGATACATTAAGACCTTGTGAATCACCACCATCCCATGTTTGTGGGTTTTTACCAGCAACATATTGATACGAATATTGAGCATCGATTAAATGATACTCACCATTCCACTCAATAACGTCACCAACCTCTGGCACAAGTGCTTTTTCAACCAAAGTATCACGAAGAAATCTAAACTGAACTTCACGTGAGTATGATTGACCGAAATCATCGGATATTTGACTTGACTGACCCCTCTCAATAAGAGATGGTATTTTAATCGGCTGATTGAATACCTTATCTTTACCCTCACCATATAGATTTGACTTTGTATCAGTCAAAGCTACCTGATAATAGTAGATTTCAGTATCAATAATGTCGTTGATAAGTTCTTTATTCACTTTATTGAATAGAGCCATATCTCGTTGTCCACCGAATAGTGCCATTTGATTATCCTATAAAAATTGGTCGTGGTACTCTATTTAGAGTTTCTTCCAAATATTCAGATTCTTCTTTTCTTGCTTCCATCAATGCTCTACGAGATGTTGATTCCAACATTTCAGTTAATTGAGTCATCAATGCTTCTTTTTCAGCAGATGCTTCATTACGAAGGTCTGACCCATCAAGTGTTACATCAGCACCTGGTATTGGTATAGAAGAAAACTTAGAACGAACTGCACCTAACATCTCTTTAGCTAATGCTAATGAGTATCTAGCAATCCACTGCTTACCTGATGAGTTGATATTTGAGTATACTAATCTTCCAAATGGAGCGTTAGACAAGTCACTCACTACGTTTGAGTTTGCGATTGGTGAATTTACTTCACTATCTAAGGTATAATCAAAATACACTTTAGCGCCAGTATCACCACCACTTGGAATTGGATATAGTCTAATTCTCTGACCATCAACATGGAATCCATATGATGATTTACGAATCTTATCGTTGAATTCAATCGCTTGAAGTCTTAAAAGGTCATCAAACATTGGTTGCATCATAAAAGAAACACCCGGTGAGTAGTTACCCCAACCAAAGGTTTCCATCATTTGTTGTGAACCCATACCAGTACCTACGAATGGGTCAAAGTATCTAATGATTGCCGGTGGTTGTGTATGGTATACTCTTCTTAATGTGATACCATTTAATGTTGAACCACTTTCTAATGTGATTACGTTATCATCACCCAAATCATAAATTTGCTGCCCACCTACCATTTCGAATGAACCAGTATAAACTGTAACTTTACCACCACTAAGTGCTTCAGTACCATAGTCCTTAGCAATATTTACTAAGTTCTGCATATTAGCATTCATATTTGTATTTGACAAATCTAAATCCAAATCAGAACCTTGAAGAGATAACATATTCTCTTTTGCTCTATATTGGTTTACTTGAGATGAATACTCACTTACAGCTTCTTCAAGACAAGCAAACATATTGATGTCTTGTAGTTCGATATCTATTATAGGATACCCCAGTCGTTTAGCACACCACTCAGCCACTTTGGGGGCATCTGATTGGAATTGTGTATCACCATCAAAATACCCAAATGGAGTTGATGAACCACTTGCGAATGAGCCTGAACCTGGCCAAATTGGAATTGTTACTGACATTTATACTCCTAAATACTATTAGTCATTATATAAATAGTATGTAGGTTATCTTTCCGTATTTCTCATAAAGGAAACTATGATATATCTTTTACCTGATGATACCGCCCTCGCCCCATGTTTATGGGTTATATTTCCAGGATGTAAAGTTACATACCCTATATCATTTTTTACTAATTCCTTTTGTCGTCTGAACCATGTACCACCACCCTCATACTCACTGAGGTCTGATAGTTGTACTAAACACGTTATATCAGACATATCATGGTGGATTGATAAATGACCTTGAGCATTTGGAGTGTATCTGGCTAAAAAGTTTTCTGATGTTAGGTTATCCCAACCCTTACCTTCCAATTCCCACATATGAATGGAAAGTGGCATGATATACTCTTTTAGAACATCCATGTAAATGTCGTGCATTCCAATAGTTTCTAATATCATATCAGTGGTTGGGTAATTTTCATGTCTATCAACTGTCCAAGCATCTGCATACTCAGCTTCTTCCCTAATCATTTTACAAAACTCAGGAGTAAATAATGGAAATGAGAACGTATTTGTAAATGGTTCATCTACAATCAAATCCCATTCTTTAGTTTTAGCTGAGTATGTTATGAATCGTTCTTTCCACGAATGAGCGTTATCATAATATGTATACAATTCCGGATGTAGTTTATCAGGCATAACTTTAAACTCTATTGTATCTATCCATTTCTTATATATCTTTGGAAAGTCAAATTGCTTTACTTTATTTTTAGAATTATCTAATATTTTAGAAGATAGTGATGGTGAATTTTTCAACCTACCAATTTGCTGTATGAGTGAACTTTCTAAATCACTATCTTTTTTAGATGATGGTTCGATTATACCACACCCTTGTATTAGTGATAAAAGATTACCAGTATCAGTTGTTAATATCTTAACACCACCTTGCATCATTTCTAATGCGGTTATACAAAATGTCTCATCATACTTGGATGGGTACAACCAATATTCGGATTTAGAAATCTCATTATATAATTTTTTTGGAGATAACCCATCGTAAAATGTAACACCATCTAAATCATCTTTATACGAATCATACCACTCAAGTGCATATGGTGGTGAGGTTACTATCAATGTAGCGTCTGAGTACAACGTCTTTATCTTCGGCCACATTCTTAGTAGGGTTTTTAATCCTCTATCTGGAGCTGATGAGTATATAAATCTATTTGGTATCTTTTCGTTAGATATACCACTCCAATCTGATAAGTCTATACCATTTGGGATTACTAAGACTTTGTGTTCTAACTCAGGATATTTTTTTAAGAATATTTCCTTTTGGTAATTCGATACCAATACGATATTGGTCATTCTATCATCTAAGAAGAAATCATACCCATCGTTGTCTAATGTCATACCATTCCACCATGGATAGTATTCATTATTATGAATCCAAAAGTAAGATTTGTCGTATGTAATATTATGTTCAGCTAACTCTAATATATAATGAATATAGTTAGTACATATTACAATATCAAATTTATTATTTTTATATTTTTTGGAAAGTATCTCGTAATCTACATAGTCAACACCATCGATGTTGGCCGTGTCAACTTCACCAGTAACTACAACGTCATGGCCGTTTAACTTGAAGAAGTGTGCTAATTTGAGTACCATATACTCAGTGCCGCCAGCACCTTCGTTAATCCAAGTATCTAATGACCATTTAGATTTTTGATAACCTGATACAAATAATACCTTCATATTTTATTTATTTAAATGGTTCACCACCCACCCACAATACAAAGGACTTTCGTGTACCTTTAGTTATAGGTGTTACTCTGTGTAGAAAGAATGATGGAAAAATAACAGCAGCTCCCTTTATACGTGGTGCTGTAATCCAACTACCACCAATATTAAATTGTAAATCACCACCCTCATATTCAGATGGGTCGGATAATTGAACAGTTACTGAGACCTTCCGTTGGTTTTGTATACCAATACCACAATCCATATGCCAGTCGTACTGACCACCACCACTATAATATTCGGTATATTGAATTTGCTCTCTCATTTGAGTTAATTCAAAGTCCCACATGGTTTTATTAGCGGTCTTAATCATATCAGACAACTTTTCGTATACCCAATACCACTCGTCTGATTGTGGACACCATTTAATTTTTGATTTTCTATAATCGGTGATTTTGGATTTAACATCTTGACCAGTTTGAGCGTCTACCCAATCCAAATTAGTTGTGAGGGATTCTATATCAACGAGTTCGGTAGTAGTAAACCCATCTTTAAACCAGTAGTAATTTGAGTAGTCTACAAAGCTACGTGAACTATCACTAAAATTAAAATTCTTTTCCATAACTAAACTTATTTACTATAAATATGAAAATTTATTTAATAAGATGAACCACTGAAGTAAGTTTCTACTACATAAAGAGGGTCACCACTTGAATAACCATATTCTTTGAATACCAACTTATCTAAAGACTCATCCCATTCAAAATATCCACCCGATAACTGGTTACCTTTATCACCACCAGCACCTTGAGCACCTTGTGAACCAGTTTCACCAAGTGGTGAAGCGCCAGTCTGGCCTTTTTGACCCTCACCACCAGTATTGCCTTGTATACCTTTAGGACCTTGAGCACCTTTATGACCTTGAACACCTTTAGGACCTTGACCGCCAGTTTCACCTTTTTGACCTTTAGGTGATAATCCAATTATACCCTTTATACCTTTAGGACCTTGAATACCTTTAGAACCTTGAACACCCTTATCACCACTATCACCTGAAATACCTGATGGTCCTTGAGCACCAGTTTCACCTTTTTGACCTTTAGGTGATGCACCTACTGCACCTTCATCACCTTGTGGGCCTTGAACACCTTTAGGGCCTTGAACGCCTTTAGGACCTTGAACACCTTTAGGACCTTGACCACCAGTTTCACCTTTTTGACCTTTAGGTGATAATCCAATTATACCCTTTATACCTTTAGGACCTTGAATACCTTTAGAACCTTGAACACCCTTATCACCACTATCACCTGAAGTACCTGATGGTCCTTGAGCACCCGTTTCACCTTTTTGACCTTTAGGTGATGCACCTACTGCACCTTCATCACCTACTCCACCTTGAACACCTTTAGGGCCTTGAACGCCTTTAGGACCTTGAACACCTTTAGGACCTTGACCGCCAGTTTCACCTTTTTGACCTTTAGGTGATAATCCAATTATACCTTTTATACCTTTAGGACCTTGAACACCTTTAGAACCTTGAATACCCTTATCACCATCAGCGCCAGAAGCACCCGATGGTCCTTGAGCACCCGTTTCACCTTTTTGACCTTTAGGTGATGCACCTACTGCACCTTCATCACCTACTCCACCTTGAACACCTTTAGGGCCTTGAACGCCTTTAGGACCTTGAACACCTTTAG